GATTTGCTTCGCGGAGAAGGCCAAGGAGGCGGCCCGGGAGGCCGACCTGGTGATCACCAACACCGCGATGCTCATGACGGACCGGGTGATCCTGTCCAAGACCGCCCACCGCGAGAGCGGCCCGGTGGAGATGCTCGGTCAGTTCGACCTGCTTCTTCTGGACGAGGGTCACGAGCTGCCGGAGATCGCGGCGAACAACCTCGGCTTCGAGTTCACCGCCCAGGGCATCGCGAACTTCGCCCGGGACGCCATGACGTGGGCCGCCCTCCAGGGCAAGGACGTCTCGGAGTCGGCCGACTTCATCGGCGACACCCTGAAGATCCTGGACCCGGTGGTCCGCACCATGGGCGGCGAGTCGGTCAACCTGCGGTGGTTCACCGAGAACTTCGAGCCCTTCATGGACGTCTGCGACGCGGTCAAGGCCCTGCGGACGACGATCATGGGCACGTCGGTGAACCGGGACCGGGACGGCCAGGAGACCAAGCGCAAGATGCTCATGGTCCGGGGTCAGAACATCATCGAGAACCTGACCACGATGGTCTCCGCGCCCGACCACGAGCAGGTCCGCTGGGTCGAGCTGTACGAGACCAACCGAGGAGAGAGCCGCTGGAAGATGCGGACCGCCCCGGTGGACATCGCGCCCTTCATGCAGACGTGGGTGTGGGACGAGGTGGAGACCGCTGTCCTGATGTCCGCCACGCTGTCCTCCGGCGTCAACCACGACGGGACCAAGGACTTCACCTACATGAAGCGCTCCCTGGGCCTGTGGGACGCCTCCACGGTCGACGTGGGCACTCCCTTCGACCTCGGCCGTCAGGGCCTGATGTACGTCCCCAAGCCGACCATCGCGAGCCCCAAGAGCAACTACGGCGCGTGGATGACCTTCGCGGGCGCCATCACGATGGAGCTGATCGACGCGAGCAAGGGCGGGGCCCTGCTGCTCTTCACCTCCCGCAAGGCCATGCAGGAGGCCCACCTCTCCCTGGGCGGGCGCCTGGAGGACAGCGGCTACACCGTCCTGATGCAGGGCGACGGCCGGACGAACAAGGAGTTGGCGCGGATCTTCAAGGAGGACACCCACAGCATCCTGTTCGCCCTCAAGAGCTTCTTCGTGGGCGTGGACGTCCCCGGGGAGGCCCTGCGGCTGGTGGTCCTGGACAAGCTCCCCTTCCCCGTCCCCTCCGAGCCGCGTTTCAAGGCGCTGTCGCTCAAGGAGGAGAACGAGGGGCGCCGGTCCTTCGCGAGCCTGTCGATGCCGATGATGATCCTCACGCTGGAGCAGGCCATCGGCCGCCTGATCCGGACCAAGACCGATCAGGGCGTGGTGGCGGTCCTGGACTCTCGTCTGTCCTCCGAGCGGTACGGCCGGGAGATCGTCTCCGCTCTGCCGGACTTCCCCGTCACGGTCGAGATCACGAAGGTTCGTGAGTTCTTTGCGGCCTGAGGAGGACCCCCGCGTCGTCCTGGTTCTGGCGGGCAATGCCTCCCAGTTCCGGGACTGGTGCCGGGAACGGGACCTGGGCCCCAACGACAAGACCGTGGTCTACGCCAGAGACATTCAGTCGCTCCGGGGGTTCCCTCTCCGAGAGGCCCCGGTCGAGGTCGTCACCACGGGGAGCTGGGGAGACCACTGGAGCGCGGCGGAGACCCTGCACTGCGCCCGCTACATCCAGCACAAGGTGAACACCAAGTTGGAGGAGCAGTCGAAGCGGTAAGGGAGGGAGCCCCTCCTCTTGCGTACTCCAACAATCCTTAGTAATATTCGAGGTGTGGAAGAGATCCACACCGACTCCGTGGGAGGCCCCATGTCTCAGCTCGTCGCACAGATTCCCCGGTCCATCAAGCTGGCCCTGAAGGCCGCTCCGCTGGACCAGGTGGCCGAGGAGCTTCTCCCCGGTGGCGTGACCGTCGCGGACGCCCCCGACAGCTTCCCGGAGCTTCCCGCTCCGCTGGAGGCCAAGGCGGACACCCGCAAGGCGTTCGCCAACCTCCACAAGATCTTCAACAAGGTCGTGATGGTCACCCGTCGCGTCCTGACCGAGCCCGAGATGGCCGAGCTGGGCGCGGAGTACCGCGACATCCAGGAGGTCAAGAAGCTGATCGGCGAGCGCGAGTCGCAGATCAAGGAGTACGTCCGGACCCACCAGGACGTCGCTGCTGAGGAGACGGGCCAGGCGTTCCCCAAGGACGTCTACCGCAACGGCAACCTGATCGCCCACGCCACCCCGCGTGACGCGAACGGCCACTACCTGCTGGCGGCCCCGAAGGTGCCCTCGGTCACCGAGATCCCCGGGACCAACGGCCTGAAGTTCAGCAACCAGTTCTCTTCGGGCAAGACCACGATCAACCTCGGCAAGATCGACGAGGCGTACGCGGCCGGGAACATGGACGAGGAGACCTACAAGGCCGTCACGCGGCTCGTGCGGGTCCCCGACGCGGAGAAGCTGCGGGAGCACGCCCTGAAGACCGGGGACACCTCTCTGCTGGCCACCGTGGTCAGCAAGGGCCGTCCGTCGGCCTCCATGTACCTGCGCGGCCTGAAGAAGAACTGACCCATTCATCGTCGCCGGGACAGTCCCCCGCTGTCCCGGCCCCCGCTCCACCAGGAGGAACCATGCCTGAACCTGTGATCCACGACTCCGGCAGCGTGGGGGACATCCTCGGCGTCAAGCCGAAGCTGGACCCCGAAACCGGGCTGTTGTTCTACCTGTGGGACGACATGTTCAACCAGGACGAGAACGGCAAGCCCAAGCCGACCTTCGGCGCCCAGGAGACCGCGAGGATGTTCTTCGCCAAGGGCGCGGACTGGCTCCGCTGGCGTTACCGTCCGGCCCCGGGCTACCCCGACGGGTACTTCGTCCTCAACGGCGTCATCCTGGAGCCCAAGCGCAGCGAGCCGGGTCAGCGGTATTACACCCTGGCGGACATCGAGCGCATGGCCCATGCTCTGGCCCAGAACCACGCCATCGACGGCGAGCGGGTGGAGACCATCATCTCCATCGCGCTGTGGGTGGCCCGGCTCTACGAGGTCGTCTAGTGGCCGAGGAGGTGGGAGGCACCCTCCCTCACCTCCGTGAGGAGCAGTGGGCGAAACTCGAAACGCTCAAGCTCACGACTGCTGATTCGGTACGTGTGTGGCAGGAGATCGTTAAGCCTCTGATCGAGGACATCGAACAACGTACGTTCTGGCCGCATGGCCGGTGTCGTCGTTGCGGTATCCGGAATCCGGCTAGCTTCCTCCCTGGTCAGAAGGACAGTGGTCACCGTACGTGGTGTCCCCGCTACGTTGGACCGCTCCGGCATGCGGTTCACCTGGGACCCCATGGGCTTTTCCACGATCAGCTCACCTGTCTGTGTGGGAAGCGGTACTCGATGTACCCGGACGACGACGGCCAGAGCGGGCCGAGGACGCAGAACGAGTGCCCCGACAAGGAACTGATTTGGAGGGGCCCGACCAACGACGAGGGGTAGCTATGCCAACTGGTGCCGACCTGTACATAGGGGATCAGGATCGGGCGGAGTGGCTGGGTTCGTACATGTACGACGGGGAGCCGTGGTTCCTGGCGAAGGAGATCGTTCTCGCCAGGGGCGTTCAGGAGTATCGCGAGGCGGTCTCCAACCATCTGGTACAGCGCAATGACGCCACGTTGTCCTATCAGGGGTGGCCGTGGCCATGGAACAGCTCACGCACGACGGACTACGCCTACACCTGGAAGGACGGGGCCCTGTGGGGCTCCAACTTCGGGAAGCCGTGGTTCGCGGTAGACCCCTCCGATCGCTTCGGCGGGGCCGATGTCCGCAAGGACACTCCGGATCTTCACCTGCGGGCGAAGGGTTACACGCCGACTCATGGCGGATGGCCCGAGCTGCCGGACATGAAGAACCGCCAGAACATGACGAGGATCTAATGCCAGAGACGATCACCTGTTCGTGTCACTTTGTCGACATCGGTGTCGGCATGCAGAAAGCTGCCGAGGACCCCGCGTGCCCGGTATGCCATGAGCAGGATCTGGCGGGGATGGACATCAAGACGGTCCTCCTCGTCGGCGACATCCACGGCAACACGAGCCATCTGCTCTGGCTCGTCGACAAGGCCAAGCGGAAGGGCGTTGACGCGATCTTCGCCCTGGGGGACTTCGGCATCTGGGACCACTACGACGATGGCCGGTTCACCGACACCTGCGCCAAGGAGGTCGAGCAGTCCGGGATCCCGATCTTCTTCCTGCCGGGCAACCACGACAACTACGACCTGCTGGAGGCGTGGGTCAACGAGAAGGACCGCACGGTCGACGGCTTCGTGATCGTCAAGCCGGGCCTGTACTACTCGCCCCGGGCTCACCGGTGGACGTGGAACGGCGTGCGGTTCCTGTCCCTGGGCGGCGCCTACTCGATCGACAAGGAGCCCCGGCTCGTCCAGGACCGGCAGTTCCTGCGGGACGCCAACCGGCGCAAGGAACAGGGCCAGGACCTGAACGCCCGCGAGGAGTACATGCTCAAGTACGAGCAGATGTCCTGGTGGCGCCAGGAGGAGATCACCCAGGAGGAGGCCGACGCTGCATCCGCCCCCGGCGGCGTGGACATCCTGCTGACGCACGACAAGCCCTACGACTCGAACCCCAAGTGGAACAGGAAGAACATCCCGGAGTGCGAGCCGAACCAGGAGAAGATCCAGCAGGTCGTGGACAAGACCGAACCGGGCCTGCTGATGCATGGCCACCTGCACTATGCCTACTCGGAGATGCTCGCGACGACCCAGACCTTCGTGAAAGCTCTCGACTGCGACCCGTCGGCCTCCCGGGGCACTGGCGGTTCCGGCAAGCGGGAACGGTCGTGCGCGGTGCTGGAGCTGAACCCGCAGGACAAGCCGGGCTTCTGGCGGCTGAAGTGGCTGGAGCAGGACGGCACGGAACTGTCCACGGCGATGTCCCTCCCGCAGAGCCGATGAGCGCTGAAGAGGACGGGGCGCCATGATCCTGCTGGTCGACGCCAACAACCTCTACGCCCGCGCCTGGTACGCCACCAGGAACGAGGCCATGACGGCCGACGGCGAGTCCACTGCCGCGATGGTGGTCTTCGTCAACACCCTGGTGCGGATCATCCGGACCAGGCGGCCGGACCGGGTGGCGGTGTGTTGGGACGGTGGCAGTTCGGTCTACCGGACCCGGTTGCTGCCGTCCTACAAGGCCAATCGCATGGCGAAGATCTCGGAGATGCGTACCGGCCGCGATCAGGTCCACGAATTCCTCGCGCTGGCGGAGATGTTCCAGGTGGAGCGCTCCGGCGTGGAGGCGGACGACCTGATCGCGAAGTACTGGTACGACGCGGACGAGGAGGTCATGGTCTTCTCGGACGACAAGGACTTCCTCATGCTGGCCGGGACCAACCCTCAGGGTCACCTCTGCCGGGTCCATCGAGCCCAAGGCGCCCCATGGACGGACCAGATGGTCTTCGACCACACCGGGGCCTGGCCCAAGGACCTGCCGGACGTCATGGCCCTGACTGGGGACGTCTCGGACAACATCCTCGGGGTGTCCGGCATCGGCCCCAAGAAGGCCGTGGCGCTCCTGGAGGAGTCGGGGTGGTCCCTGGAGGCCATAGAGCGCCCGGAGGTCCAGGAGAGGCTGTCTCAGGTCCTCTTGAACCGGGTGCTGGTCAACCTTCGGCTTCCGCTGCCGGGACTGCTGTTGCCGACCCCTCCGGCGTTCAAGCCGACGGGCGCCGGTTCGGTGCTGTATGTCGATCTTGTCGACTTTATGACCCGTTACGAACTCGGTGCCTTGCTCACGAAGCTCTACACGGGCACCCTGTGGGGTGGTGATGATCTGATCGGATCTTCTGCCTCCCCGGGAGAAGCTGTTTGAGCTGATCGTCCGTCACATCCTGTGGTGGCCGGGCATCGCTTGATACGATCTCGACCACCCCATCCTTCCTCTCGGCGCCAGACGAGAAGGAGCGCGGACTCTGTCTCCCGCTCCGTCTGAGCTGACCCCAGACGGAGCGGGATTTTTAAATCGACCAAGGGAGCGTTCGTGAAGTCATCCGTCTCTCCCCGTCGGCACTCCGGCTCCCTCTTGTGCGAGTGTGCGCACACCATCCCCTCGAAGATCAAAGATCAGGAGCACCAGTGATCGACTTCGCTTCCATCGCTCGTGAGGCCGCCAAGAACAAGGCCACCACGGCCTCTTCGCCTACCGTGCGGGAGACCGTCAGGACCACCCCTGTGGCGGGAGCCGCCTACCTCCTGAAGGAGGACGGGGCCTGGACGCCGGAAGACCTCCGCGACTACGTGATGGGCCAGATCGAGACCCATCACGGTCCCCAGGTCCGCAACAGCGTCCGGGAGATGGCCACCTTCAAGGCGTTCCTCACCCGCTGGGAGAGCAAGGCCCCCGCCATCGCCCGCTTCGCCTTCGAGGTGCAGCGCGGCATGTGGCAGCGCGCCCCGATCGGTGTGAACCGCTTCTGCAAGGCTTCGGATCCGTACTTCGCCGCGATCATCGCCGAGCGCGTCTAGCTCAGCGGTCCCCTGCCAGAGACCCCGCCAGAGACACTGACTCCTTAGGAGAAGCGCGTGCCCAAGATCGCCCCGGTCGACATGCGTTGGTTGCTGGAAGAGAACGACTCCAGCCGCTTGCAGATCCAGTACCCGGCCCTGTGGTCGGACCCCCAGAAGTCCTGCATCACGTGCTTTTTCGAGACGAAGCCGAACGCCGAGAAGATCTTCCAGTGGTGGAATGACGCCCGCACCGAGGTCGTCGAGTGGGAGTGCGACTGCGTCTCGCAGTGGATCCTCCACCGCAAGCTCCTGCACCACGGCATCGGCAAGGCGTACCAGCGGCTGAGCTGGATGGATGCCACCCACGTCCCCCTCGGCTCCCAGGAGCAGGCGCTCAACTACCTGGAGAACGGCGTCCGGTACACCGAGCGGGGGATGAACCTGATCTTCCACTCGCCGGATGCCGGTACCGGCAAGACGATGATGCTCATGCTGCTGGCCAAGGGCCTGCTGTCCATGGGGGTCGACGTCTACGTGGCCCAGATGAACTCGATCGTGGAGTTGTACTCCTCCGGCTGGAGGTCCGCCGAGGAGAAGGCGTACTTCGAGCGCCGGGTGATGAACTGCGGTGTGCTGGGTATCGACGACCTCGGCAAAGAGACCGGTCAGAACAGGATCGACTTCATCGACAAGCTCTTGGACCGGGTCATCCGGCACCGCACGGCCAACGCCATGCCCGTCGTCACCACGACCAACCTGACGCCGGAGCAGATCGGGTCCGGCTACAAGGGCTACGTGATGAGCCTGCTCTCCGAGACCTGCGACTATGTGGAGACCGCCGGTCGGGACTGGCGCCCTGCATCCCTGTCAAGGATGAAGGAAGAGGTCGCTCTCGGCCTGTCCCGACCGGTGGTGCTGCGGTGACGACCTCCCGCGCAGAGGACGTCCTCTACTCCTCCCTGAACGACATCGACGCTCTGGAACAGCTCGCCAAGATCGGGCTGGAGCCGGACTGCATCCCCAAGCCCGGCATGCGGCCGGTGGTGGCCTGGGCCCTGGACTACTACTTCCGGACCGACCAGCGGCAGGCCCCCTCGCGGGAAGCGCTGATGGAGTCCTGGGGAGAGGTGATCGAGGACCTGGAGGTCGAGATCGAGGACGCGGATGTCGAGAAGGACGACATCCAATGGGCCATCGACTCCCTGAAGTCCCAGTACATCCTGTGGAAGTTCCAGAGCTGGCAGAAGGAGTCGGCGCAGGCCATCCACGAGGCGACCATGACGGACCGGATGACGGCCCTGGAGGACATCACCCACCAGCTCGTCACCATGTCCCTGTCGCTGCGGGACCGGACCGAAGAGGTCGAAGGGATGTCCGGCTTCCGCCAGTCGGTGGCCGACTACCGCAAGCGCGAGGGCGAGGCCCTGACGTCGCGGGGGATGACCTTCGGCATCCCGGAGGTCGACGAGTTCACCTACGGCATCCACGAGGGCGAGGTGGCGGTGTTCGCCGCCGGGCCCAAGACCGGCAAGTCGGTGACCTTCGCCTTCATTCTGCTCAACGAGTGGCGCCAGGGGAGGCTGACCACGCTCTTCACCCTGGAGAACTCGGTGAAGATGACGTATGACCGGCTCGTCTGCATGCGTCTGGCGATCGACCACGACCGCTATCGCAGGGGCGTGTGCATCCCGGAGGAGATCGAGCGGATCGAGACCTTCATCCAGGAGCGCGGTGACGCCATGAAGGAGCAGATCCGGGTGGTCCAGCCGCAGAAGGGCCAGCGCACCGTCCAGTGGATGGTTCGTCACGCCCGCACCCTGGGGACCGAGTCCCTGCTGATCGACCAGCTCACCTTCATGGAGGCGTCGCACCGCTCGCTGAGGGGGCCGGACAAGATCACCGACATCATGCACGACCTCAAGACCGAGGTCTCGACCGGCCGCAGTCAGATGTCCACCGCGCTGGCCCACCAGATCAACCGCGAGGGCATGAAGGAGGCCAAGAAGAACGGCTTCCTGGAGATGTACATGATGGCCGAGGGCTCCGAGGTCGAGCGGACGGCGGACTGGGTCTTCGGGCTCTACAGCAGTCCGGACGAGCAGAAGGCCCAGATGATCAAGTGGCAGACGCTGGCCGGTCGCCGGGCCTCGTCCAACAAGCACTGGCGGATGGCCTGGCGCCCCTGGGTCGGTCAGGTCGACGCCATGGGAGAGATCGAGATGACGAGGTCGTGATGGCAGAAGCATTGGATGGACACATCTGGGGGAAAGACCAGGTCTCTGACGACCTGATGTGCACGCGGTGCACCATGTACGCAGGGCAGTACGTGGACCAGGTATGCCCCGGGGTCCCGACGGAGTGGGATGACCAGGACCCGGCCCGGCCGGTGTGCGGGGACAACGACGTATGTGAGGTGTGCGGGGAGTGCTCCAACTGCGGTTGCGGGTGCCCGCAGGGGCTGGTTCACCTGGATCTGGGCCTGCGGGCCTTCTCCCAGGGGGCCGCCTGTTCCAAGTGCGGCCTGACGGGCTTCAAGGTCACCTTCCACGTCATGCCGGTGATCGGTAACAGCCCGGCGTTCCCGTGCGAGGACTGGATCAACCGGGGGCTGCTGACCGGCGAGATCGGTGAGCACCTGTGCCGCGTCTGCACCTGCTGCGGGTACGGCTGGCCGGAGCGGACGTACGAGTCGTGAATACCTTCTTCGAGGCGTCCCTCCTGCCGGACCAGTCGAAGCGGGCCCTGTGTCTGGAGCTGTTGTCGGAGTTCGGCGCCAACATCTCGCGGATCAACGACAAGAAGGGCGAGATCACCCACGGGTGCCTGGTCTCCCCGGGCATGCACTCGGACCAGGCGGCCAACCCGACGGCCTCGCTCAACTACGAGAAGCTGGTCTACAAGTGCCTGGGCTGCGGGGCCTCGGGTGGTCTCCTGTGGTTCATCGGCACCTGCCGGGGCTCCACCTCGGGGGACGCCCGCGTGTGGCTGGAGCAGACGGCCGGGCTGGGCACCTCCGTCATGGAGCTGGACGCCATGCTGCGGTTCCTGGACAACATGTACGCCAAGCGCTCCGCGATGCCCATCCCGAGCTACTCGGACCGGGCTCTGGACCCCTGGAAGTTCGACCATCCGTACATGACCGACCCGCCCACGGCTGACCCGCCCGGCCGGGGGGTTCCGGTGGAAACCCTGCGCCGGTTCCGGATCGGGTGGGACCCGCAGAAGGACCGCATCGTCATGCCGCACTTCTGGAAGGGCAAGCTCGTCGGGTGGCAGACCCGCAAGATGCCGGTGCCCTGGATGAGCCAGATGCCGGAGGAGGGGGCACCGAAGTACCAGTCCTCTCCGGACTTCCCCAAGGACGCGACGATCTTCAACTACCTGCCGCAGGAGCGGTCGGCGGTGGTAGTCGAGTCCGCGCCTTCCGTCCTGCGGCACGTCCACGCGGTGCACATGGAGGCCACCTTCGGGGCGTCGGTCACCGAACTCCAGATGGCCCGGCTCGTTAAGCACGACGAACTGATCTTGTGGATGGACAACGACAAGTCTGGCTGGGTCGCGGTGGAGGGGGTTCCCGAGGAGCCCCGTACGAAGAAGTCCCCAGGCAAAGAGGCCAAGGTCGGCATGGGGGAGTACTTCTCCCGGTACTGCACGGTCCGGGTGGTCGACTCCCCGTGGTCCCAGGACGCGGGAGACCTGCCGACCGAGGAGGCACTCCGGCTGATCGGCCTGGCGGTGCCCTGGGGGATCTGGGAGCGACCGAGGACACTGTGGTGCTACGAGTGCAAGCAGCAGGCCCACACAGGGCCGTGCAGGACTTAGGAGCCCTCATGCAGAAGTTCGGTACCGGCCAGATCCTCAACGACGAGGACCAGCCCGTCCGCAAGACCGCCAACGCCCGCCCGCTCACCGAGGACGACGTCCAGGAGATCGAGCGTGAGGGCCAGAACACCGAGGAGTAAGCGTGGGCGCTCGTCCGGATCTTGATCTGTCGGTTCTTCTGGAGGGCTTCAACCGCACGTGGTTGTTCCCGGACCAAGAGGGCATCGACGACGCTCCCGAGACCAACGGCATCAAGTTCCCGGAGCCGGTGCGGCTCGGGTGGGGGCCGGACCAGTGGTCTGCCTCCACCGAGCTGGCCGTGCCCATCGTCTTCATCTGGGACGTCAACGGCTACTACGCCTCGCTGGGGGTCGGCCACCAGGCCACCCGTAAGGAGCTGCGGCAGGCGTATCAGGCCCTGGACGGCCAGGAGTCGGCCTACCTCACGTACGTCTTCAAGCAGCTCCTGGACCCGGAGGTACGGGCCGAGTACGACCGGTCTCCTCTGGGGGCGCCGTTCTTGGACGACTACCAGGGGGACGACCTCAAGCGCCGTGCCGCCAAGGAGGCCGGGCTCCGGTCGGAGAAGGGCAAGCCCACCTCCCCCAAGGACGTTCTCTACGAGTGGGGATACACCTCGGGAGATCAGCCGGAGGGGGTTGACAGCGTCAGCTCCGACCTGGAGGATCATTCCAGCAAGGCCGAGCCGCTCAGGTACTCCTACTACGGCTGGAAGACCTCCACGTTCCTTCCGGACACGGAGCAACTCCAGGAGTGGCAGAGACTGCTGACGGCGGCAGCGGCCAAGCTTAGGGTGGCTCCGAAGATCTCCTTCGGGGTGACAGGATCATCAGACCGGCCGTACATTCTCCACACCGTGCACGGCCAGACGGTCATCTTCTTTCCCGAGGGGGAGGAGCCGACTGAAGAGGTGGCCTTCGAGGCCATCGACCAGCTCTGCAAATCTCTCTGAATTCTTCTCCGTTCTGCCCACAGAAAAGGTCTTCCACATGACCCAGACCGACGCATTGCCCATGACCGACGAAGAGATCGAAGCCCTTCTTCGTCGCGGCGACGAGGACGACGAGCCCCGCTTCACCAACGGCTACCGGCGTGAGCCGCACCTGTTCCTGAAGGAGACTGGCGACTCCGCCATCGTCCGCCCCCTGATGGACTCGAAGGACTGGTTCCGGGCCCGGACGCATAAGTTCGTCAACGTCACCAAGCCGAAGCCCGAGGGGTACGAGGGCAAGTGGCCGGAGATGATGACCGGCACGTGCCGCAAGGAGCCGCTCTTCAAGAAGCTCTACCCGGGCGGCTGCCCGCTCTGCGCCTCCCCCCTCCGCAACAAGTTCGACAAGACCATGGAGGAGTCTGCGCAGGAACTGCGCTACACCCTCGCGGTCGAGCGGGAAGAGGTCACCGGCGACGGCTCCCCCGAGATGGGCGGCCCGGAACTGGAGGGGAAGAAGGGGTGGCAGGACAAGATGATCAAGGTCCCTGTCTTCGACGACAAGGGCGAACCGATCAAGGACCAGTTCGAACTGCACCCCTCGATCGTGATCATCAGCGGCACCATGTTCCAGATGTTCGCCGCGCTCAAGGCGCTCGGTGAGGCGTACGACGGCACGCTGAAGGACCGCGACTACCGGGTCAAGCGCGTCCCGAACCCCAACCCGAGCAGCAAGGGCGACATCTTCGTCTGGATCCCGCTGACGCCGATCGACGCGATCAAGCCGGGCACGGACCACTGGGACACCTACCTCGCCGCCATAAAGGCGTGGACCCCCACTGGTCTCAATCTGGCCCGCATCATCGTTGAGAAGTCCAGCGAGGAGTTCTACGACCGCTTCTTCACCACGGACGGCGTCTACGTCGTGCCGCAGCAGGCCCGGCCGAGGACTGGCGGTTTCTCTGTCGCCTCCACCCCGTCCGTCTCCACCCCCAGCGAGGCCCCTGACGCGGACAAGCTCGCGGCCATGCGGGCCCGTGTCCTGTCGCAGCAGCCCGCCGCCGCCGCGCAGGCGCCCGCTGACCAGGCGCCTGCCACCGAGGGCTGACCCTCCCCACAGGCCAACGGCCGCCCACCCCTACTTCGCCGTAAGGGGTGGGCGGCCGTTGCTGACCAGGGAGGAGGACTCCTATGCAGATCATCGAGACGTATCCGCACGACCGTCTGGCCATTGAGATCATGGGCCGGACCTACCCCGGTGTGTGCCTTGTCGAGGACGACGACGGTATCCGCTGGCTCCTTGTCGCCTGGGGCGCGGTCCACGGACCGACCTGGGCCCGCGCCGCAGGATCCGGGGCAGCAGGCATCCTGCACACCGCAGGCGACCTGCCGATTCGTGCGATCACCGCAGAGCGCTTCGCCGACCAGCGCACGGAGCAACAGCCCTACTACGTCGTACCGGACGGGGCCTGGTCCCAGTTCGACCACATGCCCTCCTACGCCGAGGTCTACAGCAGCCGTCCTGGCTCTCTGCTGGTGGCCAGGGGACCGGTCAACTCCGGCTTCGTCCACCTGCACACCCACAGCGACTACTCGCCACTGGACGGGCTGAGCACCCTCCCGGAGATCGTCACCCAGGCCGCGCTGCACGGGCAGGAGTCCCTGGCGCTGACCGATCACGGCCGCTGTGCTGGACATCCGCTCCTCCAGAAGGAGTGCCAGGCAGCCGGGATCCGGCCGGGCTTCGGGATCGAGGCGTACTTCGTCAACGACCGGCTGATCCGGCCGGACGGCATGACGGTCCCCGAGGGCGCCGTGGACACCAAGGGCAAGCCCTTGACGGCGGCCAAGAAGCTCCAGCACGACTACTGGCACCTGATCCTGTGGGCCATGAACGAAGAGGGGCTGCACAACCTCTGGGCCATGTCGACGGAGTCCTTCCGCGACGGGCTCTACTACAAGCCCCGGATGGACTGGGACACCCTGCGCAGGCACTCCAGCGGGGTCATGGCGGCCTCCGGCTGTCTGCGGGGCCCGTTGAGCGTGCCGATCCTCAACGACGACGAGGACGGCGCCCGCAGGAACCTGACCAAGCTCCTGGACATCTTCGGCGACCGGTTCTACCTGGAGATCCAGCCCAACGCGCTGGCGGAGCAGGAGAAGGTGAACCGCGCCCTGGTGCGGCTGGCCAAGGACTACAGCGTCCCCCTGCTGGCCACGGTCGACTCGCACTACCCGGTGAAGAAGGACCACGACGCCCACGAGGCGTGGATCGCGATCCAGACCAACAAGGACGTCAGCGATGAGGGCGACCTGTTCGCGATCAACCTGGACCTGTACATGCAATCCGAGGAGGAGGTCCGCAAGGGCCTCGCGTACCTCGGGGACAGCGTGGTGGATGAGGCCGTCGCCAACACGGTCGTAGTGGCCTCTCACTTCAACGCGATCATCGGCGGCAAACCGACGGCGCCGGTGTACTCGAAGAAGGGTGGCCCGCAGCGGGACGAAGAGCGCCTGCTGGAGCTGTGCATCGAGAACTGGAACAAGGTCTCCGGCAAGAGGGACGACCAGGACACCTACGTCGCCCGCTTCGAGCGGGAGTTCTCCCTGCTTCGCCAGAAGGGCTTCTGCGGCTACTTCCTGATGGTCTCGGACTACTGCCGCTTCGCGAAGGACAACGGGATCCTGGTGGGCCCTGGGCGCGGTTCCGGGGCAGGTTCCCTGGTGGCCTACCTCAGCGACATCACCGAGGTCGACCCGATCGAGGCGAACCTCCCCTTCGAGCGGTTCATGACCGAGGGGCGCGTCTCGCTGCCGGACTTCGATGTGGACTTCCCGGCCTCCAAGAAGGAGGTGATGCTCCAGTACCTGCGGGACAAGTACGGGGAGCAGTACGTCATCTCCATCGGCACCCACCTGCGGCTCAAGTCCAAGGGCATCGTCAAGGACCTTGGCCGGGCGCTGAAGTCCAAGCTCCTGGAAGACGTCCCGATGGAGGATCAGAACGACCGGTACGCGACGATCCTCAAGGACCTCAACGTGGTCTCGAAGATCGTCGAGGACGCGGAGCGGGGCACGGCCGGGCTCGGGATGTCCTGGGAGGACCTGTGGATCCAGCACGGTGACGAACTGGATCCCTACCGGGCGAAGTACCCGTATCTGTTCTCCATGGCCGACCGGCTCGTGGGTCGGATGAAGGCGTACGGCAAGCACGCGGCCGGGGTCGTCATCTCCACTGACCGGGCCCTGACGGACTGGCTCCCGCTCTCCGGCGGTGAGGGAGAGCAGATGGTCTCCCAGTTCGACATGGGTGCGCTGGAGGACATGGGGCTGGTGAAGTTCGACATCCTCACCATCCGGACCCTGGACACCGTGCAGCAGGCGGTGGACCTGATCCGGGAGCGCAACGGCTCCGACGTCGAGATTTATAAATGGCGGGACGAGTACGAGGACCCGCTCGTGTGGGAGAGGATCGCGGCGGGGGAGACCCTGGGGATCTTCCAGATCGAGACCCAGGCCGGTACCCGGCTGTGCCATCGGATGCAGCCGCACTCGATGCAGGAACTCTCGGACATGAACACCATCGTCCGGCCGGGCCCCATGCGTTCGGGCCTGACCGAGACCTACCTCAAGCGCCGGGCCGGGCTGGAGTCGATCTCCTTCCAGGACCCGCGCCTGGAGGCCATCACCGGCGACGCCCAGGGCTGCATCATCTACCAGGACCACGTCCTGGAGCTGCTGATGAAGCTCGCGGGCTACACCTCGGACGAGGCCGACGAGGTCAGGAAGATCCTCGGCAAGAAGAAGGTCGAAAAGATCGGCCCGGCCGGGCAGGAGTTCGTGGCCCGTGCTGTCGAGTGGGGCGGGATGGACCGCGAGGTCGCCTCCCACCTGTGGGACCAACTTGCGGAGTTCGCGAAGTACGGGTTCAACAAGGCCCACGCGTACAGCTACTCCATGATCAGCTACTGGACCGCGTGGCTGAAGTTCCACTACCCGGTGGAGTTCTTCACGGCCTGTCTGAGCACCATCGACCAGAACCGCATTCCGGAGTTCATCAAGGAGGCCCGGCGGACCGGGCTCACTGTGCTGCCCCCGGACGTCAACGCCTCCGGCAAGGGCTTCAAGGCCGAACCGCTGGCGGTTCGCTACGGGCTGGACGCGATCAGCGGGATCGGTGAGGTGGCGGTCGAGGATCTGGAGGCCGGGCAGTTCTACACCTCCTGGACCCAGTTCAACGAGTACGCCACCCGGCCTGGCAGCAAGATCAACGCCGGGATCGTGATGCTCCTCGCCAAGGTGGGAGCGTTGGACTCCCTGGAACCCAACAGGGCGGGCCTGGTGGCCCGTCTGGAGGCCAAGAAGTCCGGGGAGGACACCCGGTGCGTCTTCAAGGACGACAGGGCCCTCCACAGCCCCGTGGTGATTCGCCATCCGGACGAGTCCGCAGAGGACCACCAGGTCCGGTACGACGCGGAGCGCAAGAAGCTCCCTCCGGACACCTGCACCTTCGACTGGAGCACCGAGGAACCCCCGGTCAACCCGAGGACCTTGAAGCTCCTCCCCCTGAAGGCCCTGCCGAAGCGCTGCACCAAGGCGTGCCGCCAGTACAAGGCGCCGGACCTGATGGACATCGCCGAGGTCGCCCCGTACACGGATGAAGAGGTCCGTGCGATCGAGCACGAGCTTCTGGGAGTGTTCCTCTCCTCCACGCCGTTCGACCGGCTGGACGTGGTGGACCGCTCCTCGCTCTACCACGATGCCGAGGACCTGGTCACGGGGCCGCCGAAGCTGTACACGATGGCCGCCATCCTGATGGGGATCCGCAAGACCAAGACCCGCGCCACCGGGGACGAGATGGCCTTCGTGTCGCTGGACACCGAGCTGAACACGGTGGAGGCCGTGGTCTTCCCCAAGCAGTGGGCCGCGATCCAGACCGGGATGAAGGCCGGACAGCTCTGCCTGGTCGTGGTGGAGAAGCAGGCGGATGACAAGGGACTCGTCCTGCGCGAGTACGTGACTGTGTAGTTGGCACGCGAGCTAGGAGAAGCAATGCCCCCGAAGGTGAAGAAGACCTACACCCCTCCGAAGTCGCTGGACGCCTTCCGGACTGCCCAGGAGAAGAAGTACGGGGACCGGGTGGTCCGTCACGAGGACGCCCGCGAGATGACGTACATCCCGACCGGCTCGATCGGTCTGGACATGGCCCTGGGAGGCGGCTGGGCCCGGGGCAGGATCCACGAGGTCATCGGACAGCCCGGTGTGGCCAAGACGTCCCTGTGCATGGTCGGTATGGGGGAGGCCCAGCGGCAGCACAAGACTCTGGCCGTGGGGTACATCGACATGGAGCGCACCTGGAAGTGGGACTGGGCCGAGAAGCTGGGGGTGGACACCAGCAAGAAGCGGCTCATCTACCAGAAGCCCGACTCCTCCGAGGACGTCTCCGACATGCTCCGGGACATGCTCCGCTCCGAGCTGTTCTCCCTGGTCGTGGTGGACTCGGTGGGCGGCATGGAGCGGGCCGACGTCATCTTCGAGAAGGACGCCGAGCAGAGCGACATGGGCAAGAACTCCCAGGTCATCTCCCGGCTCTGCAAGCAGGTCGCCGTGATCGGGGACAACTCCAACACCGCGACCATCCTGGTCAACCAGTTCCGCAAGGACTTCGGGTCCATGACGGGGATGGACAAGGCATCCGGCCCGATGATCCTGGGGTACTCCACAACGGACTCGGTGGTCCTGCGCCGGACCTACGGTGTGGGCAACGTGGAGATGGCCAATCTGGACGGGGACGAGATCGAGGTCTCCCGGAAGATCGTGGCCCGGGTCCAGCGGTCGAAGATCTTCGTCCAGGGGCGCAAGGCGGAGTTCTTCTTCACCAACGCGGACACCGACTTCGGTCCGGTCGGAATCGACCAGGTCGGGGAGATCTACATGATGGCGAAGAAGTGCGGGGTCCTTGTACCGAACACGGAGACATCAAGCTGGATGGTGTTCCCCGACGGCACCAAGGAGAACGGCGAGAAGGGGTGCAAGGCCCGTCTGCGCAAGGACCCCAAGCTCGCCGAGGAGATCCGCCGCATGTGCGTCAAGACGGTGGAGAAGGACCGCATCATCGAAACCGAAGTCACATTCGAGCCCGCAGGGTAGTCAGGCAGAGCAGGGACATGTACGAGGGGTTCACGGGATTCATGGAGTTCGCAATGATCTTTTTCAACTGGTGGACGTTGATCATGGGGATCGTCATCGGCCTCGCCGGGGGAGTGCTGGGGGCCCTGCTGGGGCTGCCGGTGATCTACCAGGTCAACCGGCGCCGGGCCCTGCGCAAGCAGTGGCGGCTGGACCGCCCCCGGCAGATGAAGACGTACCTCGCTCCCCAGTGGGGCGAGTACAGCCAGGACACGGAGAACATCGACCGCCGGTGCGTGTGCCACAACCGTGTCCTGGGCGAAGGAGAGACGGTCCTGCTGTGGCCGGAGATGGGACCCTTCGGGATCCTCTACACCGCCGTCTACTGCGAGAACGTCCGGGACCGGGTATGAGGACGAAGAACCAGCAGATGGGCGACGCCCACGAGGCGGACATCGCCACGTGGATCGAGGGCGCCCAGACCAAGGCGTCCGGCTCCCAGTGGCACAACCAGATGGACGCCAAGAACGGGCTGAAGATGCCGTTCCCGATCGCTGCCGACGGCAAGTCCACGCTGGGTAAGTCCATCGGGATCACCCGGGAGCTGTGGGCGAAGTTCCGGGAGCAGACCTTCGGCGAGATCCCGGTCATGTTCCAGCGCTGGTACCGGAGTGTGGACCTGCGGACGGTGGACCTGGACCTGATCACCATGGAGGTCGGGGACTTCCTGCCCATCCTGGTGGCCGCCCGCAAGTGGGAGGAGCACCAGCGGGCCGCCGAGGTCAGCCTGACGCGGCTGGAGAAGTACCTCGGCTCGAATCCTGGTGCTCATCAGTGACCATCGACTACGAGGCTCTGCTTCGTCGGGAAGGGGCCGCCGCGTCGACAGGTGCCGTGGTGGCCCCGCTCCTGCGGCTGCACCTGACCGAGGGCCGCTTCCCGGCGAACCAGCACATCCTGCTGCCGGGAGGGGATCCCCAGCGCAAGCCGGACGGCTGGTTCCACCCCTCCAGCCATCCCACGATGAGCGCCAGGAAGCTCTACTACTACATGACCGAGCCGGAGCGCTGGAACCCGGATCCGTTCTCCCCCGAGGCGCGGATGTCGGTGACCGTCGGCACGGTGATGCACGGGATCGTCGAGATCATTCTGGAGGACATCGGGCTGTGGCAGATGCCCACGGGGACCTGCCCGGCCTGTTCGCGTCCCTACGGCCGGGGTGAGGGTGAGTGCCGGGAGCCCGGGGTGGCGGATCCGGTCCTCAAGCGCCGGGGCCACATGGACGGAGTGCTGCTGACCAAGCAGCTCGGGATGGTGGGGTTCGACCTCAAGACGATCAACCACTTCGCCATCGGCCGGATGCCGGACATGGATTTGGAGCACTTTCGGGAGAAGTACCCGTACTACTACGGCCAGATGCAGGAGTACATGGCGCTGTCCGGCCTGCGTCTGGTCATCGTCACGTTCATGGGTATGGGATTCCCCTGGGAGTACCGAGAGGTCCATGTCGAGTACGACGAGCAGTACGTGATGAATCTGATCGCGAAGTACCGTCTAGTCCGTAATGCCGTGGCCGAGGGTATTCCCCCGGTGGCCTGCTGCCAGCACGGGAGCAAAGCGGCGAAAGCCTGTCCTGCCATGACGTGTCCCATCAAGGCTCTGTAGGAGAACCGATGACCAATCAGATTGAGGGGGCCATCCAGAGATGGATGGACAACCCTGACGGTGGTGGAAGCTTCCTCCGGCAGAGGGATGCCATCGCCAAGCACGACCAGGAATGCGAGAGTCTGAAATGGGCGTGGCTCCCGCGAAAGACCGGTTCTGTCTGTCCCAGCGACCTTTCGTACTGTGACGCCGAATGCGGGATTACCTTCTTCAACGAAGGCGTGTTCGGTCAGGTCGGTGACTGTAAGGAGTGCTGGTTCTGCGAGTGCTGCGCGAAGAACATCACAGTCTGCCCTTGCGAAGAGGAATTGATGATGCGCGCGATCCTCGGAGGTTCCTGATGGAAGTGCCGGAGCAGATACTCCTTCGGATCAAGGCGTTCGCCGCCGAGGGGCAGAAGCAACTTCCGAAGAGGGGGTGGGTACCCCCGTCTCCGGAGAACTTCCGCCCGGCGCAGATCCTGTGCTTCGACCAGACCCTGAGCAACTGCGGGTGGGCCATCCTGGCCACTGACCAGCAGGAGATCTCGGTACCGGCCTGCGGGGTGCTCGTCGCACCGAAGTTCGCGGTGGGGGAGCGGGGCTTCGCGGCCACCTTCGCCAAGTCCATCTTCATCGCCGACGGGATGAAGCAGATCCTGCGGGACAACCACGGCAGTTTCGAGGGCGTGGTGGCCGAGATGCCCGCCGTGTCGGGGTATCGCACGGAGTCCTCGCTCGTGGCCGCCGTGACCCTGGTGCAGACCCTGCACGACATGGGTGAGCCGTGGCCGGAGATGGTCTCCCGCAACCGCGCTGGGGCAGTGCTCTGCGGGGACAGGAACGCCCCCAAGGGCGTCTCTGGCGCCTTCGTCGACCAGATGGTCCAGGACCGCCACCCCAAGCCCTGGAACGAGCACGTACGCGATGCCGTCTTCGTCGGGCTCCAGAGTCTGTACAAGGAGATCGCGTGAGCGTGGAGGAGTTCGACCGCAAGACCGAGGAGGTCATTCGGGAGATGTCCCAGGAGGCCGACAAGCTCCCGGAGGTCGAGCTTCACGAGGACCGGACCCGGGAGATGTCCTCGCTGAGCTTGTCCCGGATGCGCTGGGAGTGGCCGACGGAGCTGGGCGAGTCGATGGACGCCCTGCACCAGATGATCGACAACCAGATGCTGATGAAGTTCGCCGGGGCCTACCAGATCATGAACGACCTCTACATGGTCGTCCGGGAGCCGATGGTGGGGGCCGGGGGCGAGATGCTCGAAGACGCCCACGGCTGGCCCATCTGGGAGACCAACGAGTCCGGGGCCTACATCGAGGACTTCACTCGTCTGGGTATCAAGGAGGTGCAGAACTTCCTCTTCCGGATTACCACCCAGCTCTTCGCCTGGGAGCAGACCTCGGCCCGTCTGTGGGGTGACGCGATGTTCGCCAAGGCCGTCTGGGAAGAGGCCCTGGGGCTGGGCTACGAGCAGGCCAAGAGCAACGGGAGCCGTACCGTGGAGGACCGGACCCAGGCATCTCGCCTGGTCTCCCGGGAGGAGCGGTTGTTCTCGCTCTTCAAGAGCACCCTGAGCCGCCAGGCCGAAGCGCTCGTCCGCAGCATGCAGTTGTTGGGCCAGAGGCTGAAAGATGTCCTGTCTGCCTAACTCCGGCTTTACCTCGTAACAAAACGAACACGTCAGCGAAGATGTGATCGTGTTACCCCAGCTTTTGTTGGCAACAGGCCACGCGTCCCCTACTCTCTCCATTGACGGATGATCTCCTTGCCCCTCCTCCAGGGGGAGCCGAGGAGGTCAGGGGAGGGGAGCGTGGCCTGTTGCCGTTGACCCGGGGCGTTCTGAGGTCGTTGTTGAAGAACCTGATTGCCTTTCAGTCTCTCTACGAGTCCGAAGGGGTTGACGTTGTCTGCGGCCCCGATGGCGACTCGTACTCCCTGTACGACATCGAATACCTCTACTCCGCCCGGGTTCTCCTGAGTGGTCGTCAGCGCCAGGCCATCGAACTCTTTCTCGTGAAGAACATGAAGGAGAAAGAAGTCGCTCTGGTGATGGGGGTCTCGGAGTCCAATCCGGTCGCCTCCTACGCTTCACAGGGCATCGACAAGATCCTGGGCATGGTCGCCACCGGCGGGCTCCCCCGGTACCGGCCGGAAGGAGATCAGGGTGGGTCAACTGCACTCCGGAGTCCACGCTCCACTGGACGACGCGGCGACGGAGCTGATCAGGAAGTCGCTGGAGGGTGTGACCTCCATGTCCGAGAAATCGGACATCTTGACCCCGTGGAAGGAAGTCGACCGGCGGCGCCGGGAGGTCTACACGGAGAACGGGGTCCCGGACGGATCTTTGCGACGTGGCATGTATCACCGGGCATGGAATTCGCACCACCCCCATCTGAACAGCGTGAACGGCCGGGTGCCGGTGCCCGCCGACCTCCTCGGTGGAGCATCCGAGCCCAGGTTCGCGCGTGACGCCGACTGCGTAGAGGTCGGGGAGACATACGACCTACGGGTCTCCTGGGGCACCCAGGAGCGCATCAAGTGCCCCGGGTGCTCGAAGTACTGCAAGCCCGCGCTGGAGGTCTCGTGTCGCTGCGGGGCCGTGTTCACCCAGATGCCTGAGCGCGGGCACTACCAGATCGTGAGGCTCACCAGATGAACCAGGAAGACGCGTACCCGGAGGTGAACACCACCCCGGGCTCCATGGTCATGGTGAGCGTGAACGGCCAGCAGTACCCCCGCCGGGTCGTGTCCCAGTGCCACACCTGCATGTCTCCGTACCGGCTGGAGATCGAGCGGTACCTGATCGAGGGTCACAGCTACCAGGGGATCGCCGACACGGTGGCCGGGTGGCCGGTCAAGCCGAACCAGCGGTGGCGGCACCCGGTGGCGGTGGGGATCCGTCACCACGTGGTCTCCAAGCACATGCCGCTGGGGCCGACGGCCGAGCGGGCCCTGATTGAGCAGAGGTCCCAGGAGATCGGGCGGAGCCTGGAGGACTACCAGAGCAGTCTGGTGGACCACGTGGCGGCCAATCAGATCGTCATCCAGCGCGGGATGGCCCGGATGGCCTCGGGGGCCCTGGAGCCCTCCATGAGCGACCTCATGACGGCGATCCGCAACCAGCAGGCCATCGAGCAGGCCGCCGAGGGCGGAGTGGACTCCGCCGCGTGGCAGGAAGCGCTGGTGGCGTACATGGAGGTCGCGCAGAAGTTCATCCCTGCGGAGCTGCTGCACGCCTACGGCAACGCGCTGTCCCAGCACCCGGTCCTGCGGGCCATGATGACGAAGAAGCCCGCTGCGATCGAAGGGGAGATTGTCACGGAGGGTGAATCCGGGTAGGATTTTAAAATCTAGTCCACCCAACCCCGCCAGAGGAGTCCCCCATGACCCACCTGTACATGCGTGATCTGCCCGGCACCACCCTCGCTGACCTGGCTGTCGAACTCGACCAGCAGTCCTTCGTCTGGGGCGGCGGCGCCCACGAGGTGGAGCCCCGGCTCGACCAGGAAGTCCCCGCGATGATCCTGGGCGGCCGGGAGATCCAGACCACCGCTGACGGAGTGAAGGCGTTCGCCTCGTACTTCGACATCCCCCCGAAGTTCTTCACCCGGCTGGAGAAGGACGAGCAGCAGTGGCTGCTCAAGAGCCGCATGGAGCACCTGGGCGGGGAGCTGACGGTCCGCTACGGCGCCACCGGCATCAACGAGGTCTACAAGCCCACCATCGTCCGTGTGGAGCCCCAGCGGCTCGTTGCCGCCGCGCTGAAGACCTTCCCCGCGAACTCCCCGATCGTCGACTGGTGGTGCGACACCGAAGAACTTCAGGTCGACGTGATCGTCCCCGAGGGCTACGAGCGTTTCATCGGTGGTGACCTGGTGGAGGGTGACCTGACCCGTGGCGGAGTCCGCTTCGGCCAGGACCGCAAGCACAACACCGCCCCCTGGGTACAGCCGTTCATGTACCGCCTGTACTGCACCAACGGCATGGAGGTCCCCGACCTCGGCCTGAAGGTGGACGCGGCCCGTGCCTCCGCCGAGGAGGTCGAGGCCATGTTCGAGGGCGAGATCCGCCGCGCGGTGGATCGTCTGGAGAGCGACATCCACGCCTTCTACGACCTGCGGAACCAGAAGCTCGGGAACGACCCCACGGGTGTCCTGCGCCGGTCCGCCCTGGACCAGAACCTTCCCAACCGCACGGTGGGCACGCTGGAGGACCTGCTGCCCTCGGTGCTCGGGGAGGACAACGACCCGTCGATGTTCGACGTCGTCAACCTCATGACCAACCAGGCCAACAACCCGACCATCGGCCTGCGCAGCTCTTCGCGGCGCAACCTCCAGCGTGCTGGCGGCGGCCTGGTCTTCGACCACGCGGAGCGGTGCGCCACCTGCCACTCGCGCCTGTCGTAACACCCCAGAACAGACCGGAGGAATCGTGACAGCCCTCAACACCGAGGCGTTCCACCCGTACGACACCGAGATCATCGAAATGCAGAGGATCAAGGACGAGGTCAACAACCGAGCCTCCCTGAGGGGCGGCTCGGTTGACCGGGACGCCATGGGGCGGGAGCTGAAGGACCGGATGTACACCGAGGCCGGTCTCGTCGTGAACGTCCTCTGGTACACCGTCGGCGAGCAGATGCCGGACGGCAGCATCCGGGAGATCGTGGGTCGCTTCGATCCCGAGGTGGTCCCGGTCGGCCGGGTCAACAAGCAGGGCGTGGACCACGACCAGATGAAGCACGAGATCGTCAACGACGTCCTGGGCCTCGGCGAGGGCGGCCTGATCAAGGTCACCACCGGCGACGTCCGGGCGGCGCTGGAACACGCGAAGGGACACTCCCACTGATGGCCGACATCAAGTTCTTCGAGCCCGGAGAGCCGATCACCTGCGCCAAGGCGGACGAGGGATGCAAGTCCCTCTACCACCGCCCGCAGGAGGCCGCTGAGGCCCTGTCCACGAAGACCATCGCCCAGCTCCACGGCTGGAAGGTGGCCGACCGCGAGGCGGACACCCTCAACTGCCCGATGCACTAGGACTCGTCACATGGCCGTCGCGGTCCGAGGCAAGTCGAGGCCCACAGGGATGATCCCTGTGGGCCTCGGTCCGCATGAGATCTTCCGCCTGTTCACCGGACTGGAAATCCCCGACCCGATCACCTTCGTGATGGGGGACCGGTGGCTTGAGCGCGCCAACATGTACCCGCGCCAGGCCACCCTGTTGAAGATCATCTTCTTGCGGGACGACCTCTTCACCGAGTACGACCACATGGTCATCGACGAGTGGGAGGCGTCGTTCCGCAGCACGGGGAACAACGGCATCACCCCGAACGTCCGGAGCCGGATCACTCAGCTCCGCGCGGAGGGCCGGAAGTGGTTCCGGGAGGTCCTCCTCGTCATGGGCCGCCGTGCGGGCAAGGGGCACATCTCCGGCCTGTCCATGGCGTATGTCTTGTGGCACTACATGGCCAAGGGAGATCCCCAGGGGTACTACGGGGTGGACCGGGACAAGAAGCTCGTGGCGATGGTCTTCGCCGGGAAGCGGGACCAGGCCAAGGCCACGGTGTGGCAGGACGCCGTCAACTACATCACCGGCGCGGTGTGCTTCGCCCCGTACATCCGGGCGCCCCTCCAGGCCGAGAAGCTGAGTGTCTACGCGCCCCACGACTTCATCCGCATGAAGAAACGTCTCGACCAGGGGATGAACCCTGAAGAGATCAACATGGCCACCTTCGAGATCGTCCCGAAGGAAAGCACCCTGATGGCCGGGCGTGGCCCCACGTCCTTCTGCCAGGCGTACGACGAGATGGCCCACGTGGTCGCCTCCGGGGCGAACCGCAGTGCGGAGGACGTCTACGGCGCGGCCACCCCGTCACTCGACCAGTTCGGCAAGGACGGCTTCATCATCGAGCCGTCCAGCCCCTGGCAGATGCTGGGGCAGTTCTACACGAACTACTGCAACTCAATCCTTGATGACGAAGAGGGCAATCCGGTCTATCCGGAAATGCTCATGATCCAGCTCGCGAGCTGGGACATCTACAAGGACTGGGAGATGGCCCACACCCTGAAGGTCTTCCCCGACGGGTACGAGGGCGACCTGGGCGAGTACGTCGACATGCCCCCGCTGTACTTCCAGCCCCTGCGCGGCGCCATCCAGGCGTACGACGATCAGATGGCCCGGCTGGAGCAGTCGAACCCGGAGACTTTCAAGGTCGAGCGCCGGAGCCACTTCGCGGTGACCCTGGACGCCTACCTCAACGAGGACAAGGTCCGGCAGATCTTCGCCCCCTGGCCCGACCGCGACCCGAGCTTTGGTGGCCCGGCCCTGGGGATGCAGACCGGCGGGCGCATGGACATCGACTACTGCGCCCACGGCGACCCCTCGAAGTCCAACGCCAACTTCGGCCTGGCGCTGGCCCACACCGAGCCCGGCCCGGACGGCAGGCTCCACGTGGTCTTCGACAAGATCCACCATTTCCACCCGGGGGACTTCGAGGACCACATCGTCGACTACGACGAGATCGAGGGCTGGATCTGGGACAACATGCTGGCCCCCTTCATGCCGACCCAGATGACCTTCGACCAGTTCAACTCGGCCCAGGTCATCCAGCGCCTGCACCGCAGGTCACGCACCTCGGGTCTGCCCAAGACGACCACGGTCTTCGAGGACTCGGCCACCAAGCAGAAGAACTGGCAGCGTGCGGAGATCTTCAAGACCGCCGTGAACCTCGGGTACGTCCACTCGCCCTACTACGAGCAGGGCGAGCTGGAGCTGAGGTTCCTCCAGGAGAAGAAGGGCGTCGTTGACCACCCGGACGCCGGGCCGGTGCAGACAAAGGACGTCGCGGACTGCATGATGCAGTGCGTGATGAACCTGATCGGAGACCAGATCGTCTCCATGCGGTCCGAGCTGGGATCCATGCGGCCCACCGGCGCCATGCCGGGCGGGATCTCGCCCTTCCCGGGGATGAGCAGCCCCACCCCGGAGAACCAGGTGTTCGACCAGCTCTCGGGGTTCGGCAAGTCCCGGGGGATGCGTACGGAGCAGTTCCGGCAGTCGCTGGGCCGGGGCAGCCGCCGCAGATAGTGACCGTCGTTGCGGAGCCACATGTCGTGTGGTCCAATGCGAAGGAGAGTTGTAAGGGAGCCCCCACCCGGGGGAAAAGTTCTCTGGCGGGAACGAACTCACACTGCACTCGAAGAAGAGCCCGCTTCGGCGGGCTCTTCTGCTGTCCCGGGACGGCGCCGGACGCCGAAGAGGTGGAGGTGGCGCCATGCAGACGCTGACTGGGCTGTTCAGGGAAGACGGGTACCCGAACCTTGACGCGGTGTTCCGCGAGGGGGTCGAGCGTCGTCGGAAGCGGCACGGCGTCTGTCACGGCACCGGGTGCACCTTCTGGGCCGGTCACCCCGGGCTCTGCGGTTCGGCCCCCACAGGCCCTGTAGAGGGCGCTGACTCGGGCGGCGGAGACGACGGAGGGGGCATGTCGTCCACGGCTGCCAGGAAGCCGTACACCGAGGACGTCAGCGATGACGGTCCGGTAACCCTGCACTACCACCGCCGGGTAGACGCTCCGGCCCCGAACATGGGCAGTCGGTTCGGCCAGGACATCGAACCCAACGGTCAGTACTTCTCGCAGGGCAAGCTGGGCGGAGACCACCTCGATAACCCGATCTTCGAGCATGGCCAGAAGAGCTTCCAGCGCCCCTTGAGGATCCACCTGGACGACTGGAAGTCGCAGCTCTCCCAGCGGTACCAGGGACAGACCGGCAAGGGACTGTCGCAGGCGATCCGCAACGACGGCTACGACGCGATCCTGACCCATGACGAGTACGGCCCCTCGGAGAGCGTCGATCTGTCGAACTTCCGGCCGAAGAAGGCCGCTGAAGAGCACATCGGCGAGGACAAGTACGAGAAGGAGCCGGACGACTTCCATGACCAGCTCTGGGACCGGTGGCACCCCAAGCTCCAGCCTACGGTCCACCGGCACCTGGCCCTGGACCTCCCCAAGGGTCACCCGGCGCATGACACCAAGCTGCCGATGGCCGACCGGGCGCACGCCGTGCTGGAGGCCGCCACCTCGGGGGACGGGTACCGGCCGGGCAAGATGGGCGTCAACTGGACCGACGACCCGACGTACGACCACTTGTCCTCGGGCAACGGTCGGGTCTCCCCAGGACAGACCCGGGTGACCATCCACGCCCAGACTCCGCCCCGCCATCACATCGAGGACGACGACTACACCCTTGAGCAGCGCGGCGTGCGGGACTGGGACACGGACCCCGAGCGGGAGGTCCCGCTCAAGCGCAACGCGCCCATGAACGTCACCGGGGTGAGCTGGCACTCGGGGGACGGACCTCAGCGTCACACCTTCGAGCAGCCCATCAGCAAGAAGGCCCAGTACGAGCAGGAGCACTCGTGGCTCCCCACCGGTCGGTACTGGGGACCGAACTCCGGTCACAACGACCAGCGCCTCTTCGAGGGGGAGCATCTGCGGCCGGAGATCCGGAAGGACATCCTCAAGCGGGTGGGGGACTTCTTCGATGGTCACGGCTACAAGAACTGGCCGCACTGGACCAAGGTGTATTTCGCCGGGTCGGAGGCTGCTCAGTGGGAGCCGTTCAACGGGGACTTCGACATCCTCATTGGAATCAACTGGCCCCATTTCCGCAAGGACAACAGGGGTTACGCGAAGAAGAACGACCTTCAGGTCACCACGGAGATGACTGACGGATTGTGGAAGTCCACCAATGTGGACGACTACTACTTCACGCTGGACAGCGGCAAGAAGGTCGGTCCATTCGACCGTACGTTCTTCGTCAACCCCATCGCCTGGGATATCTCAAAGCTGCATCCCTACGCGGCATATGACGTCTCAGAGGATGAATGGGCCGTTTCTCCCCTAAAGGTCCCCAAGGACTGGAGCGCCGAGAAACTGCCCGAGGGATATTGGGTCTACGCTGAGTCGCTCGTCGCCACCATCAAGGCCATCGGCACCCTTCCGGCGGAAGAGCGCCACCGTATGGCCCGCAACCTCTGGGAGGAGCTGCATACCCACCGCAGCGACGCCTTCGCAGATGGCGGGCATGGTCTGTTCGACTTGTCCAACGTGGTGGAGAAGTACCTGGATCAGCACCCTGATAAGCCGTGGGACCAGCTCCGCGACTGGAAGAACACCTCTCCTGTCGGGCCGGAGCCGTGGGTTCCCACGACGGCCGCACGGAGGCAGACCTTGACTACGATCTTCCAGGAAGCAGCAGTACGCACCGAGGTACGCGACCCCGGCTCCGCCACCGGCGCGGACTACGAGGGCATCATGATCGCCCTGGTCCCGCCGAAGAAGGTCTGCAAGGACCTGGCCCTGGACGGCGGTGAGCCGGTCGAGTCCATGCACGTGACTCTCGCTTACCTCGGCTCCAGGGGAGAGCACAGCAAGAACCACATCAAGGCCCTGCCCAACCTGGTGAAGTCCTGGGCCAGCACGCGGACTCCGTTGACCGCGACCGTGGGTGGGGTGGGCACGTTCGTGAACCCCACCCAGCACGTCCTGTGGGCTGCGGTGGACATCCCCGACGGCACCACGTTCCGGGACGACCTCGTGAGGTACCTGGAGGGACACGGGTACGAGATCCGCAACGACCACGGGTGGACCCCTCACGTCACCCTCCAGTACAGCAAGAGCCGGATCCGGTTCCTGCCCAAGGTGGATCCGATGGAATGGCCGGTCAGCGAGGTGTGGGTGTGCATCGGCAAGCACTGGGCGTCCTTCCCCCTGGGTGGATGATCGAGGGGGTTGACTCCTGCAATCCTTGGTAGTAGCGTTCTCTTTGCCAGAGAGAAACTGACTCCCCGGGAGAACCCACATGACGCAGCTTCACGAAGAGATCCGCATCGCCGTAGAGGTCGCCAAGGCAGCAGGCTGGCCAGTGGCCTTCCGCAGCGGCAAGGTCGTCATCACGGCGCCCAACGGGATGAACCTCACCGTCGGCACCCGACCGAACGAGGAGACCGTCAAGGACTGGCGGTCGGTCTGCCGCAAGTACAACCTCCTTGGTGAGGGTCCGGCCCGTACGCCGGAGCAGCAGGAAGAGGCCCGGGTGGCGGCGGCGAACGGAACTCCCCTCTCCCCGGAGGCGAAGGCCGAGTCGGCAGCGAAGGCCGAGAAGAAGGCTCAGGCCGCCGAAGCACAACGCAAGGCGGACGCGGTGGTTGCGGAAGCGGCCAAGCTGCCGACCCCTCCGGCCTCTCCCTCGGCTCCGTCTTCACCGGTGAAGCCGGTCAACGTCCCGGTCGTCGCCGTGACCAAGGTGACCCCGGACACCATCGCGAAGAAGGCCGCTGCCAAGAAGACGGCTGCCGCCCCGGTTCGGGACGCCAACGGCTACCCGCCCTTCACGCCGGACATGCTCACCTCGAAGACCTACGCCCAGTTCAAGCTGGCTGACGGCCGGTACTTCTGCCCCAACTGCTGGGGCCACGGGGAGAAGCTGTCCTTCAAAGCGCCCCAGGGTGTCGCGAGCCACCGTGGCTTCAAGCACGGCGTCTTCAGCCCGGACGCCGCGAGCGGTGAAGGGGCCCTGCCGGAGTCGCTCCTGACGGCGCTGGAACTCCTCAAGCTGGAGATGGTCGAGCACCTGGCCAGCACGGTGGACGAGGAGCTGATCAAGGAGCAGCAGGAGAAGATCGAGGGCCTAGGCGTCCTGATCGAGCGTCAGCGGACTCTGCTCAAGGAGCGCGGCGAGGAGATCACGAAGCTCGGCTCCGAGATCGAGAAGCTCAAGCTGACCGCCGAACAGCGTGGGGTTCTGCTGGACGGGGAGAAGGCCCGCTTCGACCGCGAGGCGAAGCAGATCATGGACAAGGTCGCCACCGACCTCGGACAGTTCCGTACCTGGATCAACGAGCTGGCCCCGGTGCGTGCTGTCGGCAAGATCAACGACACCCTGGACAAGTACCTCGGCGACGAGAGCTAGTCGGTAAGTGAGACAGGGGAGACCGGGTGTGACCTGGTCTCCCCTGTCTTGTACTCCAAGGATCGCAGGTGTACATTCGAGGAACGATCAATAGGTATAGGCCAAAGAGGAGCAATCATGAGGCGCAACGAATTGAAAGCGGGAGGGCTGTACGTCGGACCTGGCGACAAGTGCTACGAGATCGTCGACCTGTCCCCCGGATGGCGTATCGGTTCTGCTGGCGAGTGGGTGAAGGACTCGGCGACCCGTACCCGGCACATGCCCGGTAAGGGGAACGTCTCCTACCGCACCAACCTCGCGATCCGCGTCATCCTCCACGACGCGGGCGGCGACGAGCTGAGCAACGCGGTGATCGACCCGCGCAAACTCACCAAGACCTGGGAAGAGCACCTGAAGGACGTCGAGTCCTCGGAGAACCAGTTCGCGGAGGCGGAGACCGTCGTCCGCACGGCCCGGCAGGTCCTGAGGAACAACTCCGGCTTCCGGCCGGGCACCTACGTGCTATCTGCCGACGGCCACACCGTCACCCTCCCCACAGAGGATCTCGCCGCGCTCGCCGGAGTCCGGCAGGGTGTCCAGGGTTCCACCGAGGTCACCTGGATCAGCCCGTGAGCCCCAGGCGACGCGGATTCCTGGCCTTCGTCGGGGTTCTGGCCTTGAGCGGTCCGTGGGCCCTGCTGGCGACTCAGTTGTTCTCCGGCAGCGACCTGAAGGGCGCGACCCTGGGCGGAATCGGGCTGATCTTCCTGATCTCGCTCATCGCGGCCTTCATGGCCGGAGCGGACTTGTCCATCTACGAAGACGGGTACGTCCCGCAGCAGCAGCACCAGAGTCCGCCGATGTCCCAGTGGATGCAGGAACAGCGGGCCCACGAGGAGTACATGCGCAGGCGTGCCGAGGACTCCCGCATGCGCACCCTGATGAACCCGAACAGTCAGCAGGCCCCGCAGACGGACTGGTTCGGGCGCTGAGCACGATTTTTAAATGATGCCCCCTCCGGGGTTGTACTCCTGCAATCGCAGGAGTAGAGTCTTACTTGTCAGCAGGAACGACAAAGACTCCCCGGAGGCGCACATGACCCACACCACCGAGATCCAGACGATCCGCAACGAGATGGCCATCAAGGGCCTGAGGAACTGCACGCCGGTCGAGATCGACACCGTGCTCTACCACTTCTACGGACTCCAGTCCCAGGCGCAGGCCGCTTACGAGCAGGCCGACCGGTCCGTTGCGGAATTGCGGATGCAGATCTCCAAGGTGCTGGACGGGGAGAAGGTCCGGGGGATCAACACTCCGGCGGATGGTGTTCGTCTCTCCCAGCGGCTGGACACCCAGTTCGCCACCATGCAGCGACTGGAGAGTCAGCGGGACGCGCTCCTCGATGAGGCCGCCCCCTACGAGCGCCAGTACAACCGTCGCCAGTGGAGCCGCTACTTCCTGGTCCAGAACGACAACGGCCACATCCACAGTTCGATGGGCTGCTCCACCTGCAACCGTGAGGGCATCGCCACCCGCTTCGGCTGGCTGGTCGAGCTGTCCGGCAAGGCCGAGGCGGACGTCACCGACGAGGTCGGCCCCAACGCCTGCACCGTGTGCTACCCGTGGGCCGAGACCATCCGCGAAGAGGCCGAGAAGGGGGCCCGTAAGGCTCGCCAGGACGAGAAGGCGGCCAAGGACGCGGAGAAGGCCCGGATCGCGGCGGAGAAGGGCATCACCACCCCCGAGGGCCTGCCGCTGAACGTCGGTAACCACGGCTTCCCGGACATCGCCAAGACCCTCCGCACCGCCGAGATCGCCGCGACGGACTCCCTGGTCGACCTGGTCACCATCCAGCGTGAGGCCCTGGACCCGGAGTACGCCTTCCTCTTCCAGAACGGCCGGACCGTTGAGGTCCGCACGATGGAGATCACCCTCCGCGCCTGGTACCTGCTCCGCTCGATCGCCGCCAAGAAGGGCCAGACCTTCGAGGAGACCTTCCAGGTCCACGAGGCCAAGGCTCAGGCCAAGGTCCGCAAGAACGACCGCGAGTGGGCGAAGGACTTCCGGAACCCGAACCGCAGCAAGTAGGACCCCGGAGGGGGCCATCCCGGCCCCCTCCTCCGTGTCTCCCCAGGAGGATCCCTATGGATCTGTTCGTCGCCCTGTGTGTCTTGTACCTCTCCGGCTCCATCCTGGTCACCCTCTGGGTCTCAATCCAGGTGTTCGTCCTGGGCCGGGGAGACCAGTTCGTCGACAAGCACGGGAAGTACCGGGGGACCACCCTGGCAGTCCTGTTCTACGGAGCGTGGATCACCGGCTACCCGGTCATGTTCCTCGCCCGCTACACCCGGGGCCTGATCAAGGGCGTATAGCTCACCTCTTCCATCCCGACTCCCTCGGAGGTCCACATGAAGCTCATCGACTTGCAGACCGGCTACTTCGCTCACCCGGAGCGCCCGCAGGCGACGTTCCCCGAGATCCACGCGGTCACCCCGGACAAGACCCCGGTGTGCGGCCTGGCCGTCCAGGGGGACTTCGAGTACCAGTGGTGCTCCCGCACGCTGGAGTGGTCGTACATCGACTGCACGGCCTGCGAGGACAAGCTCCAGGCCATGGCTGACCACGAGAAGCTGGGCCAGCAGATGCTGGCGAAGTTCGTCTGAGGGGTTGTACTCCTGCAATTGCGGGAGTAGAGTCTCACTCATCAGCACAACGCATCACCGACTCCTCGGAGGCTCCACATGGCGATCACCCTGAACCCGCAGTCCGTCCGGCTCGCGAACGCTCTTCGCCCCCGGACAGCGGTCCAGACCATGGGAGCAGACCAGTTCACCGCCGAGGGCGAGTGCGAGGACTGCGGCTACGCGAACCCGATGGAGTTCGAGATGGTCGGCTTCGACGAGGCCCGTGCCGAATGCCCCGGCTGCGGGGTTGAGGTCACCAAGATCGTCGAGTAGGTGCGGTTCACGATTTAAAAACCCACTAGGCCCTGGAGGCCCACATGACCGACACCAACATGCTCAAGTACTTCACCGCCCTCGCCGAGGCCATCCGGGACGGTGGGGATGTGTCCCAGGCCGCCGACATGCTGGAGCGGGAGTTCGGCGACAAGCTCACCTACGACACCGACGATCTCCGCGAGTTCATCGCCAACAACGAGTATGAGGACCGCGAGATCCTCGCCGAGGGCATCGCCGACATCATGGCCGGTCAGGAGGGGTTCGGGGCGGAGATCTTCAAGAACTACGCCACCGGCGTCTACCCGCACCCGTACAGCCCCCGCCGGTCCTGGATCATGCTGGCCGACGCCATCGGCAAGTACCTGGACCACAATGAGGACGCGGCCCGCTGGCTCAACCAGGTCGTCGACCTGCTTCCGATCGACGACTCGACCCGGCTCCTGCTGATCGAGGGGTTCGGCACCCTGCGGAGCAACAAGACGGACAGCCGCACGAACATCGCCCGCATCTTCGCTCTCATCCTGAGCGGCCAGGAGAAGTTCGACACCGGCCGCTTCATCTTCCACGCCACTTCGAACGACACGGACAACAAGTGGAAGTACAACGAGCTGTTCCCCGAGGCCGCGATGAAGACCACGATCGAGGGCGGCGGAGAGACCGTCATCGTCCTGTAGTACCCGGCACCAACAGTGGGCCCCGCTTCGGCGGGGCCCTTCTGTATGCAACGACCGAATCAAGCGGCACACTGGGGAGATGAAGATCCAGCCTGCCGTGTATCCGCAGCGCTCGTGCCGGGATCACGTCTGGGGTGTCCATCAGGCATATGCCTGCGAGATCCCCGAGATGCACAACGGTCCGTGTGTGTCCCTTTCGGTCCGGGCATCTATCCAGCGACGAGAGTCGTGGGAGGCTCAGCAGGACGCCCAGCGAGAGGAGCAGACCTCATGACGACCACCGATCATCAGATCCCGGCCCAGGTAACTTCCGGTCAGACCGTGGACACCACCGAGGACGGCCTTCCGGCCATCGCCCCGTCCTTCATGCAGCACGGCGCCCCGATCTCGGATCCCGGTGAGGCCCTGCGCAACCCGTACGCGGCCGACCTGAACCGGCTGAACTCGTTCCTGATGGAGCGGTACCCCGAGCAGATGAACCGGACCAACCGTCCGGTCCAGGAGACTCCCGTGGATACCGCCATCCGGCTCCTGAGCGGCCTCTCCGCCACCGGCGTCTTCGCCAGGTGCTCCGAGTCCTACTGCAACCTGCCGGAGGCGCACGACGGCGACCACGGCTTCGTGCAGTACGCCCCTCGGTAGACCCGATCCGGCAGGCCCCTCCTCCGGGAGGGGCCGCAGTCGTTTCAAGTGGTTCCGTGTCGGGGGTTGTACTACAAGGATTCCAGTAGTAGAGTCAGAGACGTCAAGCCAGACCGACTCCCTGGAGGACACCATGACCTACAACATCCCGACCCACCTGCGGGGATCCGTCCGAACTGCCCTCAGTCACTTCACCGTCATCGACGAGGACCAGCGCTTCGAGGGCCTGAACCTCGGGATGCTGGCGGAGGGCTGGTGGAACATCTCGTCCTCGGTCATCGGCTGGGCGAACGAGCTGGACGACCGGCAGGTCCGGGAGCTTCTCGCCGTGCTGTCCCCGATCGCCGAGTACGCCGCCGAGAACAACTACGGCGCGGAGTCGGACGAGCTGAGCTTCCCTGAGGACGTGAAGCTCGCCAACCAGTCCGAGGAGATCATCGCGTGGTTCACCGACGTCGCCCTGACATCGGCCCTGCGTTGAGGGGCAGGCGCCGCAAGGCGGGTCGCGGTGGTTCCGGAGAGAGTTGGGCCGGAGCGATCGGAGATCTCATCGGCGACATCATGGGGGCCATCGTCGAAGCCATCTTCCGTTGGTAGTTGTACTCCTGCAATTCCCGTAGTAGGGTCATCAGTACACCAGCGCATCACCGACTCCCCGGAGACTCACATGAAGACCAGTGAAATCGCCAGCGGTCTCGTCTACGCCCACAAGAAGACTCGGGTGTGGGGCCAGGCCGAGGCGGCCCTCGTACTGGACACCAAGCTCTGGACCAGGGGCGAGGTGTGGCGGTCGGACGCGGACAAGGGCAGCCGCCGGGTCTACGAGATCGGCCTCGCGTCGGAGGGTTCTCGGGCCCGTGCGTCCACCTACGGCCACGGCGAGGTGGGGATTCCGGTCCTGATCACCTCGGAGTTCTACTTCCAGCGGACGGGCGACGACAAGATCCAGGAGACCGCCGAGGCCCTGCTGACGCAGGCCGCGATCCAGATGGACGTGGAGAATCTCCACGGTCGCTACGAGAAGGGCCAGTATCCGGACTCCGAGGCGAAGGTGACCGCCACCACGGCGGACGGAAGCAAGGTCACCGTGGTCGTCCGACTGGCCCTGGTGGCGCCCCAGACGATCCTGGCGCTCTGGAACGAGTACCTCCAGGCGGCGATCGACGAGAAGCAGCGCCGGATGGCGTACGAGGCCAGGCAGCGCGGCGAGGCCAATCGGGCCCGTGACGAGACCCTGGACGTCGCCAACCGGCTGAACGCCCTGCTGGGGGAGAACCCCGACCGCCACGAGACCGGTCACCGCAGCGACCTCAAGCGCAAGAACGACGGGGACTTCCAGATCAAGCCGGAGGCACTCCTCGCCCTCATCGAGCTGGCCGAAGCCGGTCGGCAGTGATCTTCCTTCCGGGTGAATACGTAGAGGTCGGGCACGCCAAGCTGAACACCGGGGACGTCATCCTCTACGGCCGCGAGCCCCACCTGATCGTGCGCAAGGACCACCTCGGTGCCGGGCCCAAGCTGCGGATGCAGAACCTGTCCAGCCGCAAGGTCCTGGAGATCTTCCCCAAGTCGTACACGCGCCTCAAGCGCCTGCGCGCCCCCAGGAAGCACCAGGACGGCAAGGTCTGGACGATGGCCTGCGGAGACGTGGTGCTGTACCCCGCCACGAGGAGCGCCCCGCCGGAGGTGGCGATCCGTCACATCCACGGCTGGTACTCCTCCGGGGGTTCGCCGGTGGTCCGGGCCGACGTCCACATCTTCAAGGCGCTGACCTCGAATACCGCCCTGGCGGTAAGGAATTCGCATCTGTTGAACGCTGTACCTATCCGCCGCCCGCACCGCATCGGTACGGTGGCGGCCGTCCGGAGCCTGAAAGTGCGGGAACCGACGGCCTGGGTCTGCGTGGGGCGGAACCTGTGGCGCTCGACCAGTGGGGTCGAAGCGTCGGACCTGATGATCGAGTTCGAATTGCAGCGCGGGATGTACGCGCTGCTCTACGAACCGGACGCGTAGGAGGAGACCAGATGATAGCCACCCCGATATACGACCAGATGCTCGCCGAGCGCGGGGGACGGCCGCCGGGCGGTCTGGCCGAGGAGGACTTCACCGCGCTGCTGTTGCCGCCGCCGGTCGAACTGCCGGTGGCGGACCCCGAGGACGAGACGGCCCTGATCACCGAGGCGTCGAGCCTCCTGCCCGCCGAGGTCGAGCGGGTGGTCCTGGTGAAGGCCCCCAAGGCGCCGGTGGACGATAACGCCGCGCCGGACGAATGCCTGGACTCGGAACTGTGCACCAAGGCGGACCCCTGCCCCGTCTGCGGCCCGGAGGAGTACGACCCGGACCCGGAGGAGACCCAGGAGATGAAAACCCCGGAGAACCCCCCTCAGGCCCCGCCGAAGGTGTCCGAGAAGAAGGTCTCCTCCCCGGCCGCCGGTCGTGTCCGCACCAGGACCCGCACCGGCGTCGTGAACGGCAAGAAGTAACCCACCCGATCGTCTGAGCTTCACTCCCCGAGGAGCGCACCATGATCATGAACCTGATCGAGGCGATTATCGGCATAGGTGCCGTCGTGATGATCGCGAAGAACCCGGGCACCCGGCGCGGAGTCCAGGTCTTCTTCAAGCCGGACGGGCGGCACCGCCTTCCGCAGGACTGACGTTCTGTAGGACGCCGCTGCTACGATCCGCATCCCCTTCCCGCCAGAGACACAAGGAGGCCCTGATGGGCCGTGAAATTCACCGCGTACCACTCGACTTCGACTGGGAGATCGACAAGACCTGGAAGGGCTACCTCCCGCCCAAGGAACTGGAGGAAACGGTCTGTCCCGACTGCCATGGCCAGGGGGATACCTCGGCCCGTGCGTGGGTGCAGGGGATCGTCTACCTGCTGGGGATGCTCGCCCGGGATCTCGGTGACCAGAAGTACGGCCGACGGATCCACCCCTACCTCAGCGAACTGCCCCGGTCTCCCGATGACGGCGGAGAACTCGACCATGAGACGAGGAAGTGGATCCGGCTCCCGCAGATCCGCCGTGTGAGCGAGGACATCGTTCCTCTGCTGGCCGGTCTCACCGGTCAGCCTGCGGAAGAGCTGACCAACCGCATGATGTCGGACCCGAGCTACCCGATCAACGACGTCCTGATCAAGGCGGCTGGGCTGGATCCCAAGACCTGGGGCTGGTGCATCACCTGCAAGGCGCACGGCTCTCTGGAGAAGTACGAGGGCCAGCGGGCCGAGGCCGAGGCGTGGGAGCGCACCGACCCGCCGAAGGGCGAGGGGTGGCAGCTCTGGCAGACCGTGAGCGAAGGATCCCCGATCTCCCCGGTGTTCGCCACTGCCGAGGAACTGGCCCGGTGGATGACCACCCCGGCGTACCACTGGGGTGCCTCCCGTGGGGAGGAGATTTCCTATGAAGGCGCGCTGGCCTTCGTCAACGTGGGCTGGGCTCCCTCGGGGATGGTCACCCGCGAGCATGGCGTGGAGACCGGAGAGCAGTTCATCGGCCGTACCGAGCTGGAGAAGGGCGAGGACGCATGAGTTACGTCGCATTCCACTTTGCCGAGGGTGAAGTACTGCACCTGCGCGGCATGGAGCGGGGCTATCTGGGGCACCTGGCCGACTCGACAGCTGTCGGGGCGATCGGGCTGACCGCAGGCACGTTCGGCGGTGTCGGACGGGTCCTGGAGCAGATCTATCCGTTCCTGGACAAGGACTTCCATCAGGGCTGGCCGCCCTCGGACAAGAGCCTTCAGCAGAGGTTCGCCGACAACTTGCAGAACAGCTTCTTCGACCGGCCCCTCTTCTCCTGGAAGGGCAAGGCCATCGCGACGTGGCCGCTCATGCTGAACACGGCGCTGGCCGTGGGCTCTTCTCCCATCCGGATGGCCGCCAAGATCCACGCGACGTGTGAGATCCACGGCCGGATCGAGGGGCCGGACCGGGCCTGGGTGGCCGACGTCATCGAAGAAGGGCTGAGGTCCTGTCTCTACCGGCCGGGGTTCTTCACCACGAAGAACCCGATGGCGGAACTGATCATCGGTTCGAAGCAGGAAGGCACCCTGACCGAGGAGGACAAGGAGCAGGTCTTCGTCTCCATGGGCTGGACAGAGATCGTCGAGCAGCTCCGGAAGTCGGACCAGGGTGCGGTGGTGATGTCCTACTCCGTCACCGACGGCTTCCCAGATCCTCCGAAGGAATGGATGCCGACCGGTACCCCGCCGGAGGACTGGGACCAGGTGTACGACTGGCGGTGGGAGGAGTGGGGCGACCTCTCGTACGAGGAGCAGTTCCGGCTGGCCCTGGACGAGATCAAGGCCACCTCGGGGAACGCGTCCATCTCCAAGTGGACCGAGCTGAACCTCTTCCAGCACGAGCTGAACCTCTTCGACCTGATCCGGGGAGACATCCCGAAGATCGAGAAGTGCCTGAAGATCACCCCTGAGGTCGCGGAGTGAGCGCCCCGGTGCAGGAGATCCAGCAGTTCATCCTGGATCGGCTTGAGGAGAACGTCGAGGGGATCCCCGGGTGGCAGATCATCCTGGATCGCCGCCTGACGAAGTTGCACGGGATCGAGGCTGGGCTGTGCACCGAGTGCGCCCAGCCTGCGGTGGAGGGGTGCTCCTGCGGCCAGTCGGTGGAGCCCTCGTTGCGCCCCTGCAACACCCTGTGCTTCATGGCGCTCCGCTGGGCCGAGCACGCGAAATTCAACCCGAAGTGGAACATCCTGTGACAGAGCTTGACGATCTGGACGAGACCCCGGAGTTCGATCCGGGGAACCTCGCCATCAACATCACCCGGTACACCATCCCGTACTGGGTGACGCACTGCGAAGAGCGGGCCTTCACGCTGGAGAGCCGGGGGCACATCGGGGAAGACCGCTGGGCCCTTCTGGACGCGCCCCACTGCTTCAACAAGCGGACGGGGGAGTTCGAGTACGAACTCCGTCCCTCCTCTCGGGACGACGATTTTCTCCGTGACTGCCGGATGACGCTGGAAGAGGCCATCCCTCACGTCAAGGAGCAGGTTGCCCTCAAGCGTGTGGCCGTGCGGGAGCAGATGACCCGCATCCTCCAGCGCAATGCCGAGCGGGAGGCCGCCAAGGCCAAGACGAAGGAGGGGCCCAGTGGTTGAGGACGACAACGAGATCTCCCGTCACATCCTGCTCTCCGGCGTGGTCGGCTCGACCGCGTACGGACTGGACCACCAGGGGTCGGACATCGACCGGATGGGCGTTTTCGCCTACCCGACGCAGAACGTGCTGGGGCTGCACGTCCCCAAGGACTCGATCGTCTCCACCAAGCCGGATATCACCCTCCACGAGGTCCGCAAGTTCTTGGGCCTCGCCCTGAACGGCAACCCGTCGATCATGGAGATGATGTGGCTGGAACAGTACGAGGTGGTCTCCGCCTGGGGTGCGGACCTGATCGAGATCCGGCAGGCGTTTCTCACGGCGAGGTCCGTCCGGGACTCCTACTTCGGGTACGCCATGAGCCAGTTCAAGAGGCTCTCGACCCGGGGCAACGGCACCTTCTCCTCTGACCTCGGCAAGCGGACCGAGAAGCACGCGCGGCACCTCATGCGCCTGGTGGAGCAGGGGTTCTCCCTCTACACCACCGGCGAACTGTCGATCAAGGTCGACAACCCGGAGCAGTACCACGCCTTCGGCAAGACCGTGGCGGCCGGGAACCTGAACGCGGCTCAGACGTACCTGATGAAAGCGGAGGATCGCTTCAACCAGGCGACCACTGTGCTTCCTGACCGGCCGAACGAGCGCCGGGTGGAGAAGTGGCTGCTGGGTGTCCGGAAGGACTTCTTCTTCGAGGAGTGATCATGGCCCGCATTACCGCCGACTCGGTGATAGACGAGCAGCTCGATCGGATCTACGAAGAGATCATCTTCGTGATCGGCCTGCATTCCCCGGATGGGGAAGGGAGCTGCCGGACGTGTCTCGAAACGTCTCCCTGCTGGACGCTGGACGCCGTGGAGAGGGCGAAGGCGCAGTTCGTCCGTCAGGTGTTTGAGGAGGGCTCATGTCGGATCTGACGAACCTGGAGCGGCGCGTCCTGGGGGCGATGAAGAGGGATCCGGACTCCGATCAACTGCCCATCTCCTTCCTGGCCCGGCTGGCCAGGAGAGCTGTCCGGGAGATGTGCACGGGGGAGGCGGTCAATCGGCGGAAGAAGATCCCGTTGATCCCCCTCCCTCCTCCCCCGGGGAACGCGAAGAGGCTGAGGGCGCTGGCCCGCCAGATCGAGGACTCGTTCGACACGATGCCCGAGGGGTGGCGGCGCTGGAGCGAATTGACCGACGAGGAACGTGCCGAACTGCGGCAGAAGAGCAAGAGGGGGAAGAAGTCATGAGCGACGACGGCGGTGCGCTCGGTGCATGGCGGCTCAAGGAGCTGGCCGGGCCTGAGGCGTGGCAGCAGATCATTCTGGAGAGCCTGCCCGGCCTGACCCTGACTCTGGAGGGTCAGCAGAGGGTGACCTGTGCTGCGGCCCATCTGGATCCGGAGTACCACCCGGAAGGGCACCTGGAGGACTACTCCCTCGAACTCAAGATCACGAGAGCCCAGGTGACCGACGGATGACCGCCAAGGACATCGAGCTTCCCGTGATCCCGTGCGACACCAAGCCGCAGGCGGGGAAGGGGTTCAGCTTCCTCCGGGAGTTCATGGAGAAGTACGACTACCAGGAGCTGTACAAGAAGCTCCAGGAACGGCGCGAGGAGGACTGGACCAAGTGGGTCCAGCGCTTCGAGGAGGACCCGAGCTTCTTCAACGCTTGGCGCTACGTCGAGGGGCACCCTCTGTTCTGGCGCTTCGAGGCCCCGTCCAATGGTGACGCCTGGTTCCACGAGGAGTTCCTCGTCCACGACCAGGGGGTTGCCGAGGGGCTGGAGATCCAGGTCGTCCACGTCAACCCGGAGGACGACAGGATCTCGGACGACGAGGCGAAGAACACCGCCGTCCGGATCTGGTACGAGGTGATGCCCTGCCTCCTGGGCCCGCAGAGCAAGCACCGCATCCACGCCTACGAGGCGGACGGCGGAGGGAAGACCTACGAGGCGGCCATAGTCATGGCCGCGCAGGAGATCCACCGGGTCTACGGCAACGACCGCCGGGTCCTGGACGAGGAGTTCGGGGAGGACATGTTCTAGTGGTTGAGGGACTGCACACCTACGAGGACGGCTACGAAGAGGGCTCGTACGACGGGTACATGGAGGGCTGCAAGGACCAGGAGCAGTGCGTCCCGCCGTGGTTCCGCCGGTTCTTCTGGTGGGGCAAGGAGCAGTTGTCCTTCCCGAAGAAGCCCTTCTACATCGGGGGTACCGACGAGTACTGCAACGCCACCTTCGGGATCCGGCTGATCAACGGGGTGCTGTTCGTCCGGTACGGGCGCAAGATCCACGACGAGATGAACATGAACTGCCCCGTTTGCGTAGCGGCCAGGGCTGAAGAAAAGGACACGACATGAGGGTAACGATCGACCCGGACGACTCCGAGGAACTGGCGGAGGACTTGGCCCGCTGGCGCCCGCACCAGATCGTGGAGCTGGTCGAGCAGATCGACAAGCACATGGGGGAGTGGGACCTCGTTCTCAAGCTCAAGGTGTGGGTCGAGACGGAGATGGTCGAGTACGTCGCGGAGCAGACCTCGTCCCACGCGGTCCTGGGCCTCTGCTTCCGCAATCCGATCTCCGGGGAGACGATCCACCAGGATCCACACAAGGAGTGCATCCTCCGGTGATGGGCTTCATGCTCGACTGGATCCGGGCCAGGAGGAAGCTGATCCAGCAGGACATGGAACAGCTTCCTCCGCCCCCTTTGTCGCCCCGGCTCGATGAGAACCATGACTGCTACAAGTCGCCGTTCCCCCGGGCAGTGGTCCTCGCCTCGCCCATGCTGCCGCTGGAACCGTGCCCGGCATGCGGCCACGCGATCCTGGCCCACACCTACACGGAGCCGTGCGCCCTGTGCACGCTGTTCATGCAGGGGCGCGTGTGGAACTCCCTGATCAAGAACCTGATGAAGAAGAATCGAGGACCCGCCTGATGCCATCTCAGAACATCGTTTTCCGGACCACCGGCCTCCTGCTGAAGAGGATCTCCATCCGGGACCCGAAGGGCGTCAAGATGCCCGGGGCCACGGCCCGGCGTGACCTGGAGCGCTGGTACAGCGCGCTGGAGATCGCCCTGTCCAAGGTCAAGCTCGACCCGGCCGAGGCCGTCTTCCTCATCAAGGTCGTCGGGACGGAGCCGGAACACAACGATCACTTCGTGGAGTTCCTGGGCGCGGCGATTCAGGACTCCGACGAGGAGGGCTTCGAGCACGTCCGGGCCCGGCTCATCCACAAGGTCTCGCAGTGGGACTTCATCACCCTGTGGGCCGTGGTGGACGCCTGCGAGCGGTACGTGGTCTACCAGGCCCGCAACGCGGGGGACCCCAAGGTCACCCTGGGGATGGCCCTACACCAGGTGGGCCTGCACAGCTACATGGTGACCCCCGAGGAGCTGGCGGCCCTGGAGGCCGCTGAGGCTGCTCCGCCGGTCGAGCTGGAGGTTCCGGTCGCATGATGTCCGACGAGGAGGCCGAGGCTCTCCTGAGAGGCGACGAGCACGACGGCCCGAGAGTCGCCACCTTCGTCGCGGAGTACCAGAGCGACTGCTTCGAGTGCGGGGGCATGGTCGTGCCCGGTGACCTGGCCGGATACGTGAACGACGATACCGAGGCGACCTGTCCCGAGTGCCTGGACAAACTGACCCGATGAAGGGGCTTGTACTCCTGCAATCGCAGGAGTAGAGTTCCACTCATCAGCACAACGACTCCCCGGAGGCTCACATGGAAACCACCTCGCGACCCATCGCCCACGCATCGGCCGTCTCCGGCATCCTGAACCGCGCCGGGTTCCGCAAGTGCATCGACGTCGTTGGCTTCGAGACCATCCAGATCGCTCACGTCACCCAGGTCTGGTACACCCCGGCTCGCACCGAGGTTATGAGCGACGTGCTCGACCAGATGGACGAGGTGCTCAAGGAGAAGGGCTACACCGTCCGGAAGACCACCTCGGAGACTTCGGGCAGCCTGATGCTGGAGGTCACCAAGGGCGAGGACACCCTGGCAACTGAGGAGCCGGTCAAGGTGACCGTCCGGGAGGTCCGTCAGGTCCTTCTCCAGACCTGTTACGAGGTCACCACTGGCACCTCCGGCTTCAACGTCCAGACGTTCTGGTCCGACAAGAGCCTCATCCGGGTTTCCTTCGAGCTGAAGCCGTGGACCACCTTCGAGGACGGTCCCGGGGCCGAGCGCAAGCACATCGAGTGCACTCTGGCCATGTACGAGATCAACCTGAACGCTGCCGGATACGCCACCGAGCGACTCCGGGACTCGGAGGGCGGTCTCGTTGACGCCATCCTGGTCGGCCCTCCCGGGACGGAGTTCTACACCGACGGACAGCGCAGCACCTGGGCTGTCATCAAGGAGGAGCGCGAGCACATGCAGCAGCAGACCCAGGAGGCCCAGACGCTGACGCTGGTCCGTGAGGCGATCGAGAACGACGACCTGGCCTACTCCACCCGCAAGGCGGGACCGTGGTCGATCTTCGTTCTCTACCTGGTGCCCTTCAAGAACAAGGTCCGGCGGGCGGAGGTCTCCTTCGACTTCGAACTCGGCGGCTACGTCGTCATCGGCCGTCTGGGATTCAGGTACGACCGGACGTTCGACCTCCAGAAGGTCCTGGAGCACCTGCGGGACGAGCTGAAGGACTGACACCCTTCCTGTGAGGGCGGTGGGGACTTCCCACCGCCCTCGGTCCTGCCCTCCGGAGGTTGCCATGCACGCCGTGTACGAGATCCACAAGGTCGTCAACGAAGCGACCCATCAGCACGAGCCCATGCTGATCAGCCGGGACGCGGGGGAGACCTACGAGCCCATGACGCTGTCCGGCAAGCAGGTCGACGAACTCTTCCGGATCGCCATCGCGAAGGAAGCCCGTCCCTGCGTCCGCTATGACGACGGTCGGGTCCAGACCGGCCACTACGTATTCGTCCCGCAGGAGACCAAGAAGGAGTAACCCCCATGACTACGAGGCTCAAGGACGACGAGAAGACCCTCTGGATGGCCTACGCGGACGGCGAGGTCCTCGGATGCGGTGAGAAGTCGGAGACGGTCGTACAGGCCCTGTTCCTGGCTTACCAGAAGGACCTGGGGCTGGATGACGCCCAGCGCGAGGACCTGTTCCTGGATCTCAAGCTCGGAGACTGGTTCGTCGTCGACCCGGTCTTCTGCTCCAGCTACCGCCAGCGCGCCTACTTCGTCAGGAAGGTACCGAAACTATGAGCGAGCAAGTGGGTTACCGCAAGATCGCGCCGCGTGACCTCGAAATCGGGGACATGATCTGGGTGAACGGCCGCCTGGAGATGATCGGGGGACTCGGCAGCTACGGCCCCGCTCCCGACCGGCCGTGGGACTGCCCCATCCGGCCGGACTGGCGGGCCTACAACATCCACACCCAGTCCGGGGATGTGTGGTGGGGAGAGCCGGTGTTCCCGGGTAAGAAGTAGGGGTTGTACTCCCGTAATCCTTGTAGTACCGTCCAACAGGCCAGAGAGACACGACTCCCAGGAGGTCACCATGACGGACTCCGAACTGCCGGAACCCCACAAGGGCGCTGTCGCCAAGCGTTTCCGCGTCCAGCTCAAGAAGGCATTCCCGAAGACGACCTTCATGGTCACGTCCAACCGGCACCGCTGGTCCTCGGAGATCCGGGTCCTGTGGATCGGCGGCCCCTCCCAGGAGGAGGTCCAGGCCGAATTGGGAACCGACTACGCGGGCCTGGTACTGGACCACAAGTCCTTGAGTTCCGTTGAGGAGCTGGAGGTTCACCCTCCGGACGAGATCTTCGTTCCGAAGCAGCGGTCCTCCAAGGGGCGCCTGATGCGGGACAACACCTTCGTCCTGGGGATGTACCCCGGAGAGAAGCCCCTCCTCCAGATCCGTCAGTCCAGCCCCTTCGAGGCTCTCCTGAGGGTTGTCCCCGACGACGAACACGAGGACGAGGAGGACCTCTCCCCGCGCATGGTGACCTCGCTCAGCCCCTCGGGCAGCAAGTTGCAGATCTACTCGGTCGCCGCCCTGGTCATGGCCGACAACAACGGCTTCAACGCCGGTGAGATCGTGTGGATCGGCCGGACCATCGCCACCGTGCTGGAGCAGACGGACCGCGTGCTGGCCTCCCGGGGTGACGGTCTGCCCCTGCTGCCGGTCACCTCGGCGTTGCTCAGTCTCTTCTGAGATTTAAAAATCCTGCCAGAGGGCTTGCTACTACAAGGATGCCAGGAGTAATGTCTTCCTTGTCAGCAGCACCCGACTCCTTCAGGAGATGCACATGACCACTCAGCTCACCGGCTTCCAGAAGAACTTCATGGGAGATGTCGTCAGGGAGCACGCGGTTGCTACCGACCACAGCCCCTACTGCTGCGAGACGGCTCGCCGGTATGAGGAGCAGCTCGCCGACTGCACCCTGAAGCCCGACGTGAAGGGTGCGGGAAACGCTGAGTGGAAGCGCAACAACGGAGGAGGCACCGGCCGAGCGACTGCTATGAAGGGCTCTCCCGCCAGTGACGCCCAGGTCAACTACGTCAAGGGCCTGATGCTGGAGCGCGACTACTCCGCACTGGAGGGCAAGACCTGGAACGCGATGCTGGCCAACGGGATGTCCGTCCGGGAGGCGTCCACCATCATCCAGAAGCTGAAGGAGCGCAGCCGCCGCAACGACATCGTGTCCTCAGACGGCATCGTCGGCCGCCCGGCCAGCGACAAGCAGGTCTCGTTCATCCTGAGCCTGGCCGACCAGAAGGACTGGTCGCAGGAAGCCCCTGAGGCCACCGCCATCCAGGCTGCGATCGACGACCGCGAGATCGGCATCAAGGACGCCTCGGCCGCCATCAACTACCTGATCGGCTGCCCCAAGCTCGTCGCCTCGGTCACCGCGAAGGAGACCGGGACCGAGGGGATCTACTTCTTCGAGGGCGAGTACTACAAGGTCCAGCGTGCGGTGCACGGCTCGGGTCGCCTCTACTCGAAGAAGTTCGACCGCGAAGAGGAGAGCTGGAGCCGGGGCGGTTCGCTCGGCAAGCTCACCCCCGAGTTCCTGGTCACCCAGGAGCAGGCCAAGCAGTTCGGTGACCTCTACGGGCAGTGCATCCGGTGTCACGCCACGCTGACCGACGAAGAGAGCATCGAGAGGGGAGTCGGACCCATCTGCTTCTCCAAGATGGGCTTCTGATCCGCCTGGGGCCGGGTGTCCGCCCGGCCCCTCCCGCCAGAGACACAAGAAGGAGCACCACCATGAACCAGACCCTCAAGCAGCCCGAGACCCCCACCGAGTGGGCCGGTGCCGCGCTGCTGTGCCTGGGCGTTCTGTGCGCCCTGTCCGTCGCCTGGACCCTCGGGTTCTCAGGCTTCGTCGAGATCTTCGTGGCCATCATGGCCCTGTTCTTCGGCGCCCGGATGTACTTCGGTTCGGCCAAGAGCTGACCTACCCGCCAGACGACCCGACTCCCTAGGAGGCAGCCATGCCCACTCAGCACAAGCGCAAGAACATCACTCCCAGCTCGGTCAGCCGTCAGCTCCGGGCCCACGCCGGTCACGAGCCCTACGTCCACAACGCGAACCACGGCGGGTTCGAGATCCGCGAGAAGAGCAAGGACCCGGCGGTCCTGACGATCACCTACCGAGGTGTGGAGCGGGACCACCTGGCCCGCGAGGATCGGATCAAGGCGTTCCGCGAGGAGATGCGGCGCCTGCGGATGAGCCTGACCGACATCCTGGGTCTGGAGGTGTGCTGGGGCATGGACTCCACGGGGGAGGTCGACACCTCGCACCTGCTGATCTCCATGGACCCCATCGAGCGCCCTGGGGGCCACGAGAAGGTCCCGACCGTCGCGGAGGTCACCCAGGTCTCCACGGAGGTCGGGAAGGCTCCTGTGGCCCCTCCGGAGGGCATCCTGACCACCTTCGTCGAGGACGTCTTCCGGGGGAAGGAGCCCTATGACGAGGAGCGGCCCGAGGGCGGCAGTTTCCGGGACCTGTTCATCGGCCCGATGGAGATCCTCGGCACCAACAAGGCCATCGCCTTCGCGCACGCCATCTCGACCGATGACGGCAAGGCCGAGTCCCTGGAACGGGCCCTGCACCACAAGGTCCTGCTGGCCATCGCGGCCGGTGCCGAGGACCCGGCCCACCTGGCCATGCTGGCGCTGGAGACACAGCACCTGCCGCTGGCGCGCTGAGCACTGCGCTTGCCCGGAGTCCTTGGGGTTGTACTCCAAGGATTGCGGGAGTAGCGTGAGCACTCGACACAGACTCCCAGGAGGTGCCTATGGGCACGTACGAGCAGTTCATGGAAGACCGGGCGAAGGGCACCCGGAGGGGAAGCGGGCTCTCCATGGAAGACCGCATGGATGCCGCGATGAACGTGGACGAGGCATTCACGGACGCTCGGGGGAGGATTCAGACCTTCGTGGACGCCTACCTCGTCCAGCGCCACCAGGAGATCAAGCACCTGAACGACCCGGGTGCCGCCATTCCCGGCGGGGAGTTCTACCAGATCGTGCACGACAGCGTTCAGCGGCTGAAGAGCGCCGGAACGAGCGACGCCGACGCCAAGCACCTCCTGCTGGACGACCTGCGGATTCTGCTGGACATGGTGGGTGGCTCCCGATGAGCGACACCGTGACCTGGACCCCGTTCGAGCTGGAATGCGGTACGGACATCCAGTGGAAGGAGGGGGAGGAGTCCTTCGGGGACTTCGTGATCCGCAAGAACGAGGTCTGTGCCCTCCGGCGGGACATGGCGGAGTCGCAGCGCCAGCACAACCGGGCGATGGAGACCCTGCCGTGGAGCGAGTACACCCACTTCGCCAGTACCGATGGCGACGAGGGGATGCTCTCCGAGCTGTACTGCATGCGGTGCGTCAAGGATCCGAAGATCTCCTCGGAGGGCAGCGTGGTCATCGAGACCTACCAGGAGGACATGGACAAGGTCGTCGAGGCCATGCTCAAGCACGAGTACGAAAAGCACGGAGGGCGTCCCTGTGGCTGAGAGCGATCAGGACGAGCGCGAGGTCATGATCCCCGATCTGAGCCGGTACGCCTTCGTGGTCCGTGAGCCCGATCCGTACAGCGCCACGACCCAGCGCTTCGTGGATATCACCTGTCGCCTGGAGCACCCGGAGCCTTGGATGAGGCTGGTGCGGAGCATCCCGGACATCTTCCGGCCGGACCACGACTACTCATTGCCCGAGGTCCTGGAGATGATCCAGAACCACCACGACAGCTTCCACGCCTAGGAGGCACCATGGAGCGACCGGAGGCGGTCATCTACGACATGGACGGCACGCTGACGGATGTCTCCTCGATCCGCCACCTGGTGACCGGCCCCGACCGCAACTTCCATGCCTTCCACCGCGAGTCGATCAACTGCCCGCCGCACCGCTGGGTGGTCCGCAGGGCCCACGCGGACAAGGCGGCGGGCCGGGCGATCATCATCATGACGGCCCGGCAGCAGAAGTACGGCCGGATCACCGGAGTGTGGCTGGCCCTGAACGACGTCCCCTCGGATGCCATGTACATGCGCAAGGACAACGACTGCCGACCGGACTACGAGGTCAAGAAGGACCTGTTCACCGCAGCGTCCCGACGCTTCCGGATACGGGGTGCAGTGGATGACAACCCGAACGTGTTGAACCTCTGGATCGAGTTGGGGCTTGAGGTCACCGTGGTGCCAGGATGGCCGAGGGGGGATACCGCGCAATGACTGCGTGGACGCAGGAAGGGCCTTCCCTGGGGAGGGCCCTTCCTGTTGTACTCCTGGGATCCTTGTAGTACTGTCAGAGACGTAATCCCGACTCCCCGGAGGTAGCCCATGAAGATGTACGTCGTCCAGGATGGTTCGAGGGCCCCGCAGCCCCGCTGGTCCATCGAGGAGGCTCGGCAGCTCGTGAAGAGCAATCACCACGGGCACGACCTCAACTTCGAGTGGGACCGCTACGGCGAGAAGTGGATCGCCTACGACTGGTCCGCGATGGTCGATGACGTGGCTCCGCAGGTCAACGAGGCGATCTACGAGGTGGAGGTGCCCGGTGAGGCACCGGCCCGGTCGAATGTCCTCCCCGACTGCGCTGCCGTCCGGATGGAGATGCGAATCACCACCCGTAATCGGGTGTCCTCCTTCGAACACATGGACACGTCCGATATCTGGAACGCGGTCGATCTGGGTAAGGGTTACCTCATCCAGCAGTTCGCTGCCCGCGCAGGGCGTTCCCTGGCCGAGCACTTGACCGAGGAGTCCACATGAAGACCGCCGTCAGCACCAATGTCCTGGCCGACCAGCTCAAGAAGAAGGGGATCACGTCCGGCCGCAGGCTCGCGGAGCACACCGATGCCGAGGCCGTGATCTACTTCCTCGCCAAGGACGAAGAGGGCAACAACAACCCTCGGGCCGAGCTGCACGACCTCCTGGACAAGTCCCCGTTGCGGGTCTACCGCCCGGATGAGGACGTCCGCACCCTGTCCGTCGCCCGCCAGCAGACGCTGGCGAAGGCGGTTGCTGACGCCACGGAGCTGTGGGGCCTGAGCGACTGGCGCAAGACCCCCTTCAGCAACTGCTGGTTGCCGGTCGAGGCGATCAACATCATGCGCCACGAACTCGGCGTAGACCTGCTGACGTAGGGGGTTGTACTCCAGCAATTGCAGGAGTAACGTCTTCCTTGTCAGCAGCACGGCGACTCCCCGGAGGCCCACATGATCGAGTTCCAGAACAGCGAAGAGATTCGCTTGATGCTGGTCACCGAGATCCGGGAAGCGGCCTCCCGCCGTCACCTCGCTGGGATCAACTCCCTGGTCGCCTGGTTCGCCAACGGGGGCCAGGGGGACCGGCCGGAGGTCAAGGGCATCGGCACCAAGCCCCTGGAGGCACTGGACGACGACCTGGAGTGGATCTACAGCCCGGAGCTGGCTGAGGGCTGGCGCCAGTGCAGTTACGAGCGCTCCTACGTCAAGAACCGCCGTGCCGCCCAGCGCAGCGCAGAGAACAACCACCGGGGCAATGGCCCCAAGGTCCTGAGGGACCTGCTCCCGAAGTTCTGATTCCTGCCCAAGATCGCCAAGTCCCTGGAGGACGCATGTCATTTCTCAAGCGCGGCACCAAGCTCGACCTCTCCAAGACCGGCCCGACGGGCATCAGCCTGGAGAAGCGGATCGAGACCGCTCACAAGGTCATCCTGACCAAGGGTCTCGGCGAGCAGAAGGCCGCCGTCTACCTGGTCATCGACCGCTCCGGCTCGATGGAGATGTCCCCGACCTTCTTCTACACCGACCACACCGTCCAGAACCTCGCGGAGCAGGTCCTCGGCCTGGCCGCGCAGTTCGACGACGACGGCAAGGTCCCGGTGGTCTACTTCGACACCAAGGTCCAGAAGGCCGCTGAGATCGAGATCGGCCAGCACGCGGGTGTCATCGACAAGCACCACAAGAAGATGGGCCGTATGGGCGGCACCGACTACTCCGTGGCCATGGACTGGGTGGTGGACGACTACCGCAAGAACTACCCGGCGTACGACGTCCCGGCCTTCGTCATCTTCCAGACCGACGGCCAGACCTCGCGTCAGCAGCACGTGGAGAACACCCTGTGCCTGGCGGCGGAACTGCCGATCTTCTGGCAGTTCGTGGGCTTCGGTCCCGAGGGCGACGAGGACGGCTACGACGTCTTCGCGTTCCTGAAGTCGCTCAACTCGGGCCTGCCGGTACCGGCGCGGCGCAAGGTCGACAACGCTGGGTTCTTCGCCCTGGGCGCCAACCCCAAGGACATGGCGGACGAGACCCTGTACGGCAAGCTCATGGAGGAGTTCCCGTCCTACCTGAACGACGCGCGGATCGCGGGCGTCCTCAAGGGCTGACAACAACACCACCCGACTCCCTGGAGGTCCTCATGACGGCACCACTCGCCCCCTCGAAGCCGTGTACCTCCTGCGGGTCCCCCAGGACCAAGCAGACCGAGTTCCGGCCGCCGGTGACCTCTCACGGCTCCTGTGACGCGAGCTGCACCAAGACCGGCACGTTCTGCCTGAACTGCCGGACGCTCAAGCAGGGAAGTGAATGAATGGGTACTAGCTGGAACTCCGAGGGCCAGATCATCATCGACCCGCCGCTGAACCTCGCGCAGATCAAGGCGTTCCGTAAGGACTGCTTCGCGCAGCTCCGGCCGGTCGACCTCCAGCGGCTCAACCGGGTCTTCCCGAACGGGGAGGCGGAGGAGCGGTTCAACATCGCCGACTTCTTCGCCCTGACCCTGGAGATCGAGCAGGACGAGCGCGAGACGGACGAGGGGGTCCTCCAGATCAGCCGGGCCGTCTCCCTCATCCCCGCCTGCGCCAACGGAGGGGGATCCTCCTACCGGATGGGCGACCAGGTGGAGCGGGCATTCAAGATCTTCCCTGACAACTCCTTCACCGGCGAGATCGTCGCGGTGCGGGAGCAGAACGGCGGCGCGATCAAGATCACCGCCAAGGGCCGCAAGGTCGAAGAGGTCGCAGGCACCGTCCATGTCGTCTGGGCTGACGGGTCGGAGAGCACCGACATCACCGACTTGTAGTACAAGGATCCCAGGAGTAAGTTCATGTCCAGGACGTCATTGCCGATGTACAGCTTCGACTCGAATACCGGTGTCGTGACCGTAAACAGCGGTGTGGGCTACCACAGCAGCCACATCACGTACACGGCGGACACCAACATCAACGCGTTCCAGCCGTCGTACCCCAGTCCTGCCGAGCAGGCCCCGAAGAAAGAAGAGGTCTCTATGCGCACCTACCAGATCGAGTTCAACAGTTCGAAGCCCAACGAGGTCGTCGAGGGCGTTCACCAGGTCGTCACAGACAACGGCATGATCGCCTTCTACGGTGAGGACCGCCGGGTCCTGCGCTCCTTCCTGGTGACCGGCATCTTCGCCTACGGCGTCGTGGCCGACCCGGAGAAGCTCGTCGTCGGGAAGTACCTCTTCACGCTGCACCTGATCGACAACGCCACCAAGACGGTCGCGGCGGACACCTACGTGATCACCAAGAGCGGCGACGAGGGCAGCTCGGTCTACGAGTTCTTCACCTCGCTCTCCGAGCAGGGAACCAAGACCCGCAGCGAGCTGGCCATCCCGTACGGTGCGGTCAAGTACGTCGAGCGCGTCGACCCGGAGAAGGCCCAGACCGCCGCCGTGGACTCGCCGAGGACCGGCGGTCGTCTCATGGACACCGAGGACTACGGCGACGCCGCCCGGCCCCCGGCCAAGCGCTAGTCCCTACCCCCTGCACGATGCGGGCCGGTACCCATCCCGGGTACCGGCCCGCCGTGCGTCTGAGAGGAGCACACATGGCCGTGTTCAGCCGCAGAGAAGAGGTCTCCCGCAAGGTGATCTTCTTCGTTCTGTCGCCGACCAACTTCGCCGAGTTCGACAAGGCCATGACGGCCGCGACCCGGGAACTCTCCGAGAAGAGGAAGAGCCTCTTCGACGACTCGTTGGCGGTCGAGGCTCATGATGATGAGATCCACATCTCCTACACGGAGAAGGTGGATCTTCCGGCGCCCAAGTCGCAGGGCCAGATTATGAAGGAGGCGGAGGAGGCCGCTCAGCTCGACTCGGTGATCTTCCATATCTACTTCGCCAGCGGCAAGTGGAAGAAGCGGACCGAGAGCCTGAGCGACCGGGACAAGGAAGCTGCCGCGCAGGCGGTGGAGCGGCACATCGACACGATGCGCAACCACCTGTACGACAACGCCGGAAGGATCCACCAGGACACCGTGCTGGACAACCCCGACGTCATGGAGCAGAACCTCCGCTGGTGGGAGCCGGAGGTATGAGGCGCCTGATCGCCCGCTTCTGGTACGAGCGCCGGAACCGCTGTCCCTGGGCGTGCAACGAGATGCACACCGAGACGGGCTTCTGTCTGATCGCCCAGCAGCGCGAGCGGGATAAGCGGGTCTCGGTCCTCGAAGGGGCCCTGGAGTACATCAAGCGCAACAAGCTGTCCTGAGCTTGTACTACTGCAATCGCAGGAGTAGAGTTCCCGCATCACCTGACTCCCCTGGAGGAAGACATGAAGAGAGCATTCGACTTCTGGGCCGCATCCGACCTTGCGGCCAAGGGCCATGAAGGCCAGATCGACAAGCTGGGGGTGCCGTACATACAGCACCCTCGTGAGGTCGCCCTCGGTGTCCTCCAGTTCGGGGAGGACCATGGCATCGTCGCCCTCCTGCATGACCTCGTGGAGGACACAGAGATCACCCTGGAGGATCTGCGCCAGATGGGCCTGTCGGCGCCCTGCACAGTGGCTGTGGGCCTCCTGACGAAGGAGAAGGGGGAGCGGTCCCAGGACTACCTGATGCGGATCGCGGCGTACCCCATGGCCTGCCGGGTGAAGATCGCGGACAACGCGCACAACACCCTGCCGGAGCGGACGGCCAAGCTGGCTGAGACGGCGGACCAGGCGACGATCGACCGGCTCGGGCGCAAGTACCGGCAGGCCCAGGACATCCTGTGGGCCGCGATGCCGTACACCGAGGTCAAGGCCATCCTGAAGGTCATGAACCCGGACCTGATCGAGCGCCTGCGTGAGGTGTCGTTCCGGTGAGCAGGCGGGCGTGGGCCTTTGCCCTGAGCTTCAGTCTGCTGATCTGGGGCAGCATAGGGGCCCTGATCTGCGCGTTCGTGTGAGCCATGGAGCCCCCGGAGAAATCCGGGGGCTCCTGCTTGTACTCCGGCAATTGCAGGAGTAGAGTCTCTCTTGTCACCAAGGAACACCGACTCTCCGGAGGTCCCCATGGCTCTCAGCTCCTTGAACCGCACCCGCGTCATCGCCGCCATGAAGGCGAAGGTCCCCTTCGAGTACTCGTCCATCTCCGGATGGACGGCGAGGGGTGACGGAGACCTGCGGACCGGCGACCTGCCGGAGCCCTACCTCCAGATGCTGCTGAGCGCGGACAAGGCGGGAGAGGTGGAGTTCGTGGTCATGTCGTACCGCACGCCGATCGCCTGGATCCTGAAGAACGGCCTCGTCATGGTCCCGGAGGTCACCTACTCCTTCACCACGAGCCAGCACCAGCGGATCGTGGAAGAGACCCTCTGCCGGTAGAGCTTGTACTCCTGCGATCCTTGTAGTAGCGTCTTCTCCAACAGCACAATGACTCCCCGGAGGCTCACATGACGAACATCAACGAATGCCGCGACCGGCTCCGCAATCTGGCCGCCCAGCTCATCGACGCGGACGGCACCTCCACCGCAGCCCTCGTCCAGGCGGCCGTTGCCCTGGAAGAGGCCATGGTCGAGCAGGAGGAGTCCACGGCCTACCGCCGGTTGCAGGAGTTCCTCCGCCAGCACCAGGTGGCCAAAGCCCAGTACCTGAACCGCAAGCGGGACTTCTCGCCGGGCGCCCAGGACGACCAGATCCACGTCCTGCACCATGACAAGTACGTCGGTGCCGTCTCGCTGCGTTACTCCGACCTGGAAGAAGTGGTCGGCATCTCGCAGCGGGACACCAAGGCCGAGTACTACGGCCTCCAGCGGCAGCGGCTGGCGAAGGTCCTGGCGGCCAACCCCAGGCTGACGGACAAGCAGAAGCTCGCGCTGGAGATGGTGGCCGAGGGCAAGGTCACGTACATGTACGGCGTCCGGGACCACCGCCGGTCCTTCAACGGGCTGGACCAGAGCGGAGTCTCCGCCCAGACCATCACGGGCCTGGAGACGCGAGGCATCCTGACCACGATGTCCGATCACTCCCACTCGGGCCACATGAGCATCGCCCGGGTCAAGAGCTGATGGCCAACCTCTCCGAGGTCGACAGGGCGGCGCAGGTCCACCAAGAGGAACTGCGCCGTCTTGTCCAGGACCCCACACCCGAAGCCGCCGCTGATCTGTTGGAGCAGTGGGACGGCTACTACAACCGCGAAGACGCCTGGAGGGCGAAATGACGATGACCCGTGAGCAGTTCATGGCGGACATGCGGCACCAGTGGATGAACCGGATGGATCCGCACAAGTTCCAGGGCTTCGAGGGGGACGAGTACAACGCGTGGCTGGAGCACCGGCACGCCTGGCCGATCGACGAGGACGGGCGCTGTGCCCCCTCGGTGGTCCTGTCGATGCAGGACGGGGGAGGGGACTTCTCGGCCGAGGAGTGCACGGTCTGCATGCGCCTGGCGGACCTGTACCGCATCTACACCAGCGGCCACAAGGAGGAGTGTCTCGACCAGCAGGCGGGGGAGATCACGATCACGCGGCTGGGAGACGACTCGGTCGCCTTTCACTTCCCCAACGGCGTGGGGGACCTCGCGCCCCCGGTGGACCTGGTGCTGAGCAAGACCGAGTACGACGTGTTCAACCGCGCCCACACCCGCTTCCTGCGCACGGACGCGCTGATGCTGACCAAGGCACTCGTGGGCGAGGTCCGCAAGGGCTTCAAGCAGTTGTGGGCGGAGGGCAAGTGACCGACGTGCCCCAGGACGGCGACGTTCTCTCGCTCACCCTCACCTACGACATCTTCGATGAGGTGGACGGCGAGTTCCGCGAGGTCGAGTACAGCGTCGAGGCCACCCGCCAGGGCCTCGTCAGGGTCCTCCAGGCCATGGACGAGGCCAATGACGAGGAGGGGGCTGATGCCTGAGCCCATGAGGCCCTTCGGGGTCATCCTGACGGAGCTGGTCGACGTGACCGAGCAGCTCAACGAGCTGAAGGCCCGGCACAGGGCGCTGGTCATCGAGGCGGACGAGCACGTGGTGGCCTTCGCGCCCGGGGCGACCCGGGCGAAGATCGCTGTCTTCGCAGATCTGTACCCCAGCACGATGTACCGCTGGTTGAAGAGTGCGGGGCACCCCGTCACCTAGGGGTTGTACTCCAGGAATTCCCGTAGTAGCGTTCCACCTGCCAGAGAAACACCGACTCCAAGGAGGCCCACATGGGTAATCAGCTCAAGGTCCAGCTCACCCTCACCGGCACCGCACCGATCCTCATGCACAACGCGCGGCTGGCGGACCCGCTGGACAGCTACACCAAAATGCTCAAGGTGGTGTCATCCAAGCGGACCAAGACCGACGACGACCACGAGGAGATGGCCCGCGTCGAGTTCCTTGGGGGCCTGTACTGCGACGACGTCATGGGTCCGTACATCCCGGGCGTCAACCTCCACCAGTGCCTGATCGAGGGAGCCAAGCTCACCCGGCGCGGTCGGCACGTGGAGCGCGGCGTGGTGGTCATGGAGGAACAGCTCCTCCTCGCATACAGCGGCCCCCGCACGCCGGACGAGCTGTACGCGGACAAAAACTTCCGCTCGCGGCTCTCGGTGGGTGTCACCACCTCCCGCGTCATGCGGACCCGCCCGAAGTTCTCCTCGTGGGCCCTGGAGGCCAACCTCGTCGTGGACACCGGGCAGCTCGACCTCAACGACATCAACGAGATCAGCGAGACGGCCGGGATGATGATCGGCCTGGGCGACTACCGCCCGCGCTACGGCCGGTTCGATGTCGTGGTGACGGAACTCTGACGTTCAGGGCAAGGCATGGCAAGGCTCGGTAGAGCTGGGCCAGGCTGGTCAAGGCAGGGTTCCCCATCAGGGCTTCACGGCGCTAGTGGGGGCGTTCAAGGCGGGGCGTGGCAAGGCACGGTACGGCACGGCGGGGCAAGGCAGGGTTCCCCTTCAGGATTTAAAAGTCCTGGAGGGGGCGCTCTGGGCGAGGCTTGACGGGGCTGGGTATGGCCAGGTCTGGCGGGGAAAGGCAAGGCAGGGTTCCCCTCCTCAGGATCACACCTGAGGAGGGGGCTTTGAGGCGGGGCATGGGCAGGACCAGGCGGGGCGCGGTGTGGCCGTGTAGGGCACGGCGTGGCAGGGTTCTTCTCCCTCTGGGTCAGACCAGGGGAGAGGGCAATCAAGGCGCGGCACGGCGCGGTTAGGCAAGGCAAGGCATGGCAGGGATCACCACCGACTCACAGGAGGAACGATGAAGAAGTTCGAGGCCGAGGACCAACAGCCTCGGTGGGCACGGGTCTACAACGGCATCCGCGCCCTGAAGACCGGTGAGGCGGCCACCTATCACCAGCTCAGCGAGTGGGCAGGGGTGGATGTCACCGGGACCAACAGGGCCTGCGTCTACGAGGCGATCCGGTTCTTGCAGCGCAAGGACCACCGGACGCTCGCCTGTATCCCCACGGTGGGCTACATGGTGGTTCCGGCCAGTGCTCACGAGGATCTCGCCAAGAAGCACAACAAGAAGGCGGGTCGTCAGCTCCGCGAGGCCATCGGCAAGGTCCAGTCGGCTGACCGGAACTACCTGACCCCGGCCGAGGCCCGGCGGATGGATTCCATGGAGGTGGACCTCTCCCGGCAGAGGCACATGATCATCGGCCTGAGTCGGCGACTCGACAGGACCGAGACCGCCATCAAGGAGGCCCGCCAGCGCGACCGCGAGGCCAAGGGCACCATCGCTCAGCTCTCCGAGGAGAAGGACGCTCTGGCCACCGAGGTGCGCGAGCGCCTGGCGCGCCTGGAGCAGGTCCTCCTGGACCGCACGGCGGCCTGATCCCCAGACTTCTTGGGCACGGCTCGGCTCGGTAGGGCCAGGCGTGGCACGGCAAGGCGCGGCAGGGTTCCCGCCCTGGGGATCACACCTCAGGGCGGGGCGTTCCGTGGCAAGGCAACGCAAGGCGGGCCGGGGCGCGGTGGGGCAAGGTACGGCTTGGCATGGCGAGGTTCCCCACCAGCACTTCACGGTGCTGGTGGGGGCGTTCAGGGTTAGGCAGGGCTGGGCTGGACAAGGTAAGGCAGGACATGGGAGGAGACCCCGCAGGTCAGATGACTTGCGGGGTCTCTTCATGCAGCGGGGTTGTACTCCTGCAATCCTTGTAGTAGCTTTCTCTTATCACCATGAACCACTGACTCCCCTGGAGGGTCATATGCAGGACGAGAACCCCATCGAGGCGGAGCAGCGCAGGCGCCAGGAGGCCCTGGACCAGGCGTGTGCTGACCGGTACCTCGCCATGCTGGAGGTCGAGCACGGGGACACCTTCCGGGAGGCCGTCAAAGAGGGTGAGGAGTACGAGCGCCGGAAGGAGGAGCTTCGCGCCCACATCCTGAAGACGTACGACGTGGGCGATTTCAACCAGGAGAACCTGCATGGTGATCCGCCTGCGCTCACTCCGGAACAGGCCGAGAAGCTCCAGAAGGCGGCCAAGCGGGTGGCGGATACAGCCCGCAAGCACCTGTATGAGCAGACGCTCTCTCCGGAGGAAATCCGGGAGGACTTCGTTCCCCGCATCGGTGGCTGGACGCCCGGCAGGCACAAGCCGGAGACCCACGAGGGCCTGCTCTTCGAGCTGGAGGCGGAGCGGGCCATGTTCCTCGGCAAGGGCGCGCCCAAGGATCCGGACCCCGACCTCCAGGCCCTGCACCAGGAGCTGCATCAGCTCCACGTGACCTACCAGCGCACGGGGGACCGCTCCCTGTTGCTCCCGATCGCAGACCTGACCGCGCGGTACAACGCGCTGATCAAGCCGAAGCCCCGGATGGACAAGCCGAAGAACCCCAACCCCTTCCCCCGCTTCACCGTCGACTAGACCCCATCACGCTCAACGACTCCCTGGAGGTCTCCATGGACCCTCTCGTCCTCCCCGTCGCCCTCGGTGCCGGGATCCCGTCCTACCTCGTCGTAGGCGCCCTCACAGCTCGCCGCGCCTACCGCCAGATGTCCGCCGAGTGGTACGAGGAAATGATCCAGAAGTGCCTGACGAAGTGGCGCTGCACGGAGATCTCCGCAGAGGGCATGCAGAAGATCGACGACACCTTCCGGGACGACGGATCCACGGAGGCGGTCTTCGGAGCCCTGCTCTCGGGAGCCCTGTGGCCGATCACCTGGGTGTGGGGCTTCATCTTCGGCACCCGCATCCCGACCGGCCTGGAGGCGGACACCCGCAAGGCGGTGGAGAACGCCGAACTGCGCAGGAAGATCCAGCGCCTGGAGCGGGAGGTGGACGACGACCTCCAGGACCAGCTCTCCACGGCGGAGGCTGCCCGTCAGGCCGCCCGCAAGGCCCAGCGCAAGGCCCTTCGCGACAACTGACCACATCCCGCATACCCATGACTCCCCAGGAGGCATCCATGTTCATCCATCTCGACCTGTTCACCCTGACGACCGTGCTACCGGCCTATGCCGCTGTCGGCACGGTCTACGCCCGGATCCACTACCGGGCCCAGGTCCGCAAGTACTACGCCGCCGCCGTCCAGGCGTGGAAGGACAAGAACGGCGGCCAGGACATGACCCCCGCCGGGATGCAGCAGATCGACACGGGCTTCCACAGCGTGGGCCAGAAGAAGCTTTCCGGCATCGCCTTCGACAAGGGCATCTTCTGGCCGGTCGCCCTGGTGGGCTCCTTCATCTACTCCACCCCCAAGGCGGAGGGGGCCGAGGCCGACGCCCGCAAGGAGGTCGAGAACGCCCGGCTCCGCAAGAAGATCGAGCACATGGAGGCGGTCATGGAGAAGGAGGCCCAGGATCGCTTGGCCATCCTGGAGGCCGACGACGGCAAGAAGGGCTGGGACATTGTTTGAGCGCCCTGCCCCCGAGGGGGAGCCCGGCTACTGGGACCAGCCCGATCCCCTGCTCCCGGCGCACCTGGATACGTTCTCCCTGTTCGCCATGAACGAGACCACGATCTCCCAGATGCAGCGCATGGGCTGGGAGGAGGAGCACGTGGACCAGGTGCGGGCCTCGATGGACTCCGTGTACGTCCGGTACCGCGAGGAGCTGGCGGAGCAGTACATGAGCTACCCGGCGCACCTGAGGGCCCACCAGTGGTTCATGAGGGACTACCTCCCGGCCATCCAGTTCTGGCCCGACGGAGGGGTCCTGGACAGCTCCCACCCCCGGTAGAGCCCCTGCATGACCCCGAGGGCCCGTCTGCGTAGTGAACGTCAGACGGGCCCTCGAACATGTCTTAGGTTACTACAAGGATTCTTGTGGTAGGCTCTACCAAGAATTGTACGAGGGAGGTATTCATCCTCATCTCGTTCCCCGTAATCCCCTGAGGAGACTCACATGAACCACTACGGATCTCTGGCACACACCGGTGTGGGCCTGACCATCGCTGGGGTGGTGCTCGACCAGACCTGGCTGATCACCGCTTCTGTGGCCCTGGTCGTGCTCGGTGCCCTGGTCGTGCGCGTCACCTTCCGCCGCAACCGCACCGTGGACAGCATCTGATGGCCGCTGTACCCACTGCGACGTTCGCGGGACCTGGACGGGTCGCAGCACTGACGCTCATACCTCTGGTGGGCTTCATCGCCTGGGGGATCTACCACGCGCTGGCCGTGACCCAGGCGTTCGAGGGACACGGCAACAAACTCGCCACCGCGTGGGCTGTGTCCTTCCTGCTGCTGTGGTGGGTACCGGTCGCGTGGAGAGAGAAGCCCCTCACCGCGACACCTCGCCAGCAGAAGGCGCTGGACCGACTCTTCGTCACCGTGCAGATCCCGGCCTACAACGAGGAGGAGAACGCTCTTCGCCAGTGCATCCAGTCGCTCTTCGACCAGACCCGGCTTCCGAACCGGATCCACGTGGTGGACGACGGCTCGGTGGACAAGGCCCAGGGCGTCCCGATCACCTACGACGCGGTGAAGGACTGGTTCCTGACCACGGCGTGGGACCTGGGGATCGAGGCCACCTGGGTGCGTACGGTGAACCGGGGCAAGCGGCACGCCCAGATGGAGGTCCTGACGGACGATGACGGGGACATCTTCGTCACCCTGGACAGTGACTCCGTTCTGGACCGCCAGGCGCTCAGAGAGGGCCTCAAGCCCTTTGCCGACCCCAAGGTGATGTCGGTCGCGGGCATGGTCGTGGTGCTCAACAGCCGGGACAACCTGCTGACGTTCATGACGAGCATGCTGTACCTGCCCTTCACCCGGGGATTCCGCTCCGCACAGTCGGTGCTGAAGCGGGTCATGGTGAACTCGGGGACGCTGGCGTTCTACCGGGGAGACGTGGTGCGCAAGCACGCGGGCTCGTACGAGAACGAGAGCTTCCGTGGCAAGCCCATGCAGATGAACGACGACTCCATGCTGACCTTCTACGCGATGCTGGAGGGGGACACCGTCCACCAGCCGTCGGCTATCTGCTTCACGCTGGCGCCGGTGAAGGTCAAGCACTACCTGAACCAGCAGTTCCGCTGGATGCGGGGGACCTTCGTCCGCACCTTCTGGTGGTTCCGGTACCTGTCGCCCACGAGCATCGCGTGGTGGATGCCGGTTATGGAGATGGCGCAGCTCCTGCTGTCGCTGATCATCCCGATCGCGCTCATCACGGATCCGGCCCAGGCCGGGAACATGTGGAACCTGGTCCAGTCGACCATCTGGGTGGGGCTCGGGGTCAACTACGTGATCGCCCTGAGGTTCTTCTCCATCGACCGGACGGACGAGTCCTTCTGGTTCCGCATGGCGCTGTTCCTCACCTCGCCCCTGACGGGCATCTGGCGCCTGCTGGTGCTGCGTCCCATGTACTTCTACGCTCTCGCCACCTGCTGGAAGGTCGGCAAGTGGGGGACGCGGGAGACCGTCGAGGTCGGTATGGCCCCGGTGGATCAGCCCGTCGTACCGCTCGACAAGATCAACACCAACGCCTGAGGAGAACCATGCCGAACAGTGAAGAGCACCGGGCAGACCTGTGGGACGCGCTCGCAGATCTGGGGTCCGAACGGAAGACCACCCTGTTCAAGAAGCGGCTGTGTTTCGAGGACAACAACGAAGCACTCGACCTGGACCCTGTGGTTCTCGCGGCATTGGAGGAGACCCTCACGGTTCTGATGAGCCGCGCGGACGCTCAGTCCTATCTCCATGAGCGAGTGCTCCTAGCCAAGCGCTTCGTGCCCAAGGTCGACTAATGGGGGAGAGGCCCCCTGAGGACTTCTCTGACCCCATCGCGGTGTGGAACGACTCCCAGAGGACCCCGGGGACTCCCTGGGGCGTCTCAGGGGCCATGTGGGGCCGTCTGTGGGAGTATCCCGGGGCCTTCTACCTCTTCGGCAGGGTCTACCGCTGGGACACGGTGGACGGACGGCTGAGCCTGACGAAGAGAAGGTGAGGAAGGGGCTTGTACTCCTGCAATCGCAGGAGTAGAGTCTTACTCAGCAGCACAGCACACCGACTCTCCGGAGGATCACCATGGCGAAGAAGATCACTCGCAAGCAGGCCGAAGCCGTTCTCCAGTCCGTCGAGGCCCAGTTCGCCCGGTACATCGAGCCCGGCTACGGCCCCAAGCTCATGGACGAGGACTGGGACGAGGGCTTCTGGGCGATCGTCTGGGAAGAGGGCGCTCCGTACGAGTGGACCCTTGCCGCCGAGGTCGGTGGGACCGACGAGGAGCTGAGCGTTCTGCGGGGAGAGCGCGTGGACATCCCCGCTGCGGCCTCCTGGCCCAAGGGCGTCTTCGCGGAGCCGGTGAACAACTGCGTGCTGGGCCTGTACCCGGCCTAGAGCCCGACAGCCCGGCGGGAGCTGTGATCCCGCCCCTCGTCCCCATAGCTCAAGAGCCCCCAGCACATGCGGCCCTGTAAGGGTGGCTGTGGGCTCTGGCAGAGCAGACGCCTCCCCAGGCGCCACAGATGCAGGTTCGAAGCCTGCTGGGGGCTCTCAGAGCCTTTCTCGGACTCCCTGGAGGATCCCGTGACCGTCAAGAACCTGCCTCTGCACGCCAACAGCCATCAGGTCACGCAGGAGGGGACGACCGAGGTGACCGTTTTCTTCACCAAGCCCATCCCCGGGATCGACCCGAACTTGTTGAGCGGCATCTACAACACCTTTGGATGCCACTGGTGTGGGAGGCGCCCTCCGATGCGGGTGGAGGACGACGGGGTGTACATCGACGAGGCGTGCACCGTGCCCGAGGGCATCACCACGGTGATCCACCTGGAGGTCCCCTCCGGCACGATCATCGTGAGGGACGACCTGCGGGCCGTGTACGACGTGGACCGCGACGACCTGGCCGACTACAACTCCGTCCTGGGGCAGGCTCAGTACGTCGAGGCCATGGCCCAGCTCGGTTGCGCGTACGGCCCGGTGGGCAACTCCTGCCCCGACCTGTGGAAGACCGGCAAGGACACGTACGTCATCGGCAAGATGCCGTACGACGAGGAGACCGACGAGCAGATCGTCACCCCGCCCGGCTCCGTCAAGCTGGCGGGCGTCTGTACCGGCCTGTGGGCCTACTCCATCGCTGACTACCAGGATTGGCTGTCCAAGGGCGGCGAGACGGTCGAGGAGCTGGGCTGGACTTCCACGCTGGTGGAGGTGCCCCCGGGCACGTACCAGTTCACCCTCCACTCGGGGGAGAAGGGCTTCGACCACTGGGGCGAGAACGGAGTGATCTTCGCCGACGTGAAGAAGGTCGCCTGAGGGTTGACACTACAAGAATCCTTGTAGTAGCGTTCCTCTTGTCACCACGCAGCACCGACTCCCCGGAGGCCACCATGGCAACCATTACCCAGCTTCGTTCCGCCGCCAAGCAGGGCGCGACTCTCATCGTCACCAGCGGCGTGTACGAGGGCGAAGAGGTCTACTACAGCCCCGATGGTGACGAGCTGCCGTGGCGTGTGACCGGGAAGACCTGGCTGGACCGGGTGCACTCCAGCCAGGTCGAGATCGTGTTGGAGCAGGACTGCCCCAGCGCTTGACCCCTACGGCCTGCCGGGAGCCGTGATCCCGGCGCCACCCCTCGTGGCGCAACTGGCAGACGCACCGGCTTCAAGTACCGGACAAGTGTGGGTTCGACTCCCACCGAGGGGACGCCAGACACCGACTCTCAGGAGGCACCTATGCCCACCTTCATGATCCAGCCCTCCGCGTACGTCGACCAGATCGTGGACGGCATGGAGCTGACCAAGCTCCCGTACCCGTACTACGCCGACACCGAGGGCAACGTGGCCAACCAGGAGTTCTGGAGCGGCACCGTGGCCAAGGTCGTGGGCTTCCAGAAGGACCTGGCCAAGCAGCAGATCAACCTGTCGTGGTACCAGGCCACCAAGGACCCGAGCAAGGCCACGGGGATGTACCTGATCACCAAGGACGACAAGGGCCAGTACAGCGTCCACAACACCGCCATGGAGTTCGTGCGGGACATGGAGGCCGCCGAACTCTAGGCACACCGGGACCGAGTGGTGAGCGTAGGCCGGTTCGATTCCGGTCGTCCCCCAGGTGGGGGTGTGGGGTTTGACTCCCCTTGACCATGATGGCGAAAAGGATTGCCCGCAGACGTGATGACGCGATGAGTGCGGGAACCGCGCAGAGGGGTTCGACTCCCCTCCGGCCCACGACAGACACCGACTCCAAGGAGGCCCACGTGGATCTTTCCTCAGCTCGACTCGCGGCACTGAACTCCGCGACCAAGTACCCCTCGATCGAGACCTTCCACGTCCTGGGGGAGCGCGGCGCCCTCACCGAGCAGGTCGGCCCCTTCTGGGGCGCGGAGCCCAAGGAGCGGGTGTTCCTCACCGAGAAGGTGGACGGCACCAACGGCCGGATCATCCTGCTTCCGGGCGGCGACTACTTCATCGGCTCCCGCGAGGAGCTGCTCTATGCCGAGGGCGACCGGGTGGAGAACCCCGCCTTGAGCATCGTGGAGGTGCTCAAGCCCCTCGCGGAAGAGCTGATCGGCCTGATGGATCAGAACGACGACCTGGCCCACGTGGTGTACCTGGAGGTCTACGGCGGCAAGGTCGGCGCCCAGGCGAAGCAGTACTCCGGCCTGGGCGGCAAGAGCGCCCGGATGTTCGATGTGGCGGCCGTGGACCTGGAGTGGCTGGACGAGTCCCGCGAGAGGATCTCCACCTGGCGGGAGAACGGCGGACAGGACTTCTACGACGAGAAGCGGCTCAACGCCTTCTCCCAGGCCGCTGGGCTGCCCCGTGTGCCGCTCCTGGGCTCCACGTTCGCCGACCTCCTCCCGACGTCTGTGGAGGGCATGTCCTCCTTCCTGAGGGACTACCTGCCCAACACCCGCGTCGCCCTGGACGCGGAGGCGGGTAACAAGGCCGAGGGCATCGTGTTCCGCACCGAGAACCGGAACCGGATCGCCAAGGCCCGCTTCCAGGACTACGAGCGCACGCTCAAGCGCAGGAAGTAGACCCATGGGGCAACAGATCATCCAGCAGCCGGACGGGCTCTTCGCGGTCTTTTCCACCGTGACCGACTCGCTCATCATCACCGACGCCACTCCGGAGGAACTGGTGGAGTGGCGGGCCGAGCAGGCGGCGGAGAGGGCCCGGGAGAGTGCCCGGACCGAGCTGAAGAACGTGATGGCCGGGGAGCCCTGGAAGAGCTACTACTTCCGGGTGCTGACCTGGGACGAGGTCCAGGAGATGGAGAAGCAGCGGAAGGAGGGGTACGGCTGGTGAACACGATCCTGATCGGCTTCGGGGCGGCGGAGGCGCTGTTGCTCCTGGGCTGTGTGGCCTACTGCATCCCGCAGGCGATCGAGTTCGGGGTGGGGGCAGTCCTCTTCCCGACCAGGGAGTTCTGGACGGGCACTGCGGTGCTGTGGGAGGCCCTGCTGGTCACCATCGTGGTCCACGATCATGTGCGGCTCTGGTGAAGCGGGGAGCGGAGATCCCGGAGGCGGAGTTCGACGTCCTGGATCGGATCCGGATCTTGCGGGAGCAGTTGAAGGAGACGGAGTTCATGACCATCCAGTCACTCCTTCAGCAGGGGTACTCGATGTCCATGATCGCCATCCCCATGCGGATGACCAAGCAGGCCCTGCGGGGACGGCTGGTGAAGGGCTACTACGGCGAAGTGGTGGACGTGGCTCCCCAGGAGAGCTTCGAGGATGTCCTCGCGTCCGTCATGGAGGAGCGCACATGAGCGATATCACGATCGTCTTCGGCTTCTTGGAGTCGCTGTTGATGCTGGTGAGCGGCCTGACCTTCCTCTGGGGGATCAAGCGGGGGTGGGAGATGGAGATGTTCCTGCCCGTGGCCATGGCGGCGATCGGTACGGTCGTCCTGGTCGTGTCATGGATGGTCGTGGTGATCGTTCACGACCATCTCCACATCGCCTTCACCTGAGGCTTGTACTCCTGCAATTGCAGGAGTAGAGTCTTACTCAGCAGGACACACCGACTCCCCGGAGGTTCACATGGTCCAGATTCGCGCCAACGTCGTCAGCCGCTTCCTCTCCGCGAACGGCTTCTCCCGCTCGGTGACCAGCGCGACCCGCATCCGGGGCTGGAACACCTGGACCACCGGCTACGAGGCCACGCTCCAGAGCGACGGCAAGGTCCGGGTCATGTGGACGATGGGTTCCCGCAGCGGACAGGCCAGCTCGCGGGAGATCGCGGACAAGCAGGCCGCCATGAGGACCGTGCTGGAGCGGCGCTACACCGTCGAGATCGGCGTGGACGGATTCTTCAACGACCGCGAGCACCTGTTGGTGAGCGCCAAGCAGTCCTGACCCCACACAGCCCCTGGCGACCCGTTCGCCAGGGGCTGTGGCCTGTCATGCCCAACCACATCCGAACCGAGGAGATACCCCATGGCCGAGCTGAGTGAACTGAGCCTGCTGATCATCGAGCGGGACCGGCTGCTGCACAAGGCCCGTTCCAAGACCAACCTGACGATCATCGGCGCTCTCCTCCCGACCGGGGACGACGCCGCCGACATCGAGATTCTGCGTACGGAGATCGATGACCTGAGTGAGTTCATCGGCCGTCCGACCCCGGGACTGCACACCGACACGGTCGACACCACCGAGGAGGATGACGACCCGACGAACACCTGACCGAGGTTGTACTCCCGAGATTCTTGTACTACCTTCCGGCAGTCCGCCTATACGAGGAGATGCCCGTGAACAAGAAGTCGATCAGCACAACGCTCGCTCTGACTCTCGTAGCGGTCGGGTGGGGAGTTACCACCGCCCAGACCTCCGAGGCCGCCACAACCGGCGTCAGGGCCCTCAGCGTGGCCGCGTCGAAGAAGGGCTCGCCCTACCAGTGGGGCGCGGTGGGCCCGTACCGCTTCGACTGCTCCGGCCTGACGCTCTACGCGTTCAAGCGCGTGGGCAAGACCCTGCCGCGTACCGCGCAGTCCCAGTACAACAAGTCGCACCACATCTCGAAGGCGTCCCTGCGCCCGGGTGACCTGGTGTTCTTCTACTCCGGCAGCAGCGTCTACCACGTCGGCATCTACGCCGGTGGGGGCAAGATCTGGCACGCGCCCAAGTCGGGCACCCGCGTGCGCCTGGAGAAGATCTGGACCAGCCACGTCAAGTACGGCCGCATCAGCTAAGGGGACTTGTACTCCTGCGATCCTTGTAGTAGCGTTCCTCTTGTCAGCACGACGACTCCTCTGGAGGCCACCATGGCGACTCTCGCGTTCCGCACCAGCAAGTCCGGCGCCCACACCATGCGCGTGTCGTACGACATCGGTAGCGGTGAGCAGGGCGAGGAGCTGTTCCGCCTGTTCCGGGGTCGCCCGTCGAGTCTCCTGAAGGTGACCCGGGCCTACGCGGCCAAGAACGGCCAGCGCTTCCAGACCGGCATCGTGCTCTCGGACGACGGCAACGGGTCGGCTGTGGCGTGGCCCATCGGGACCGCGTCCAACCTCGGCAACTGATCGTTGAGCAGTACCCGGCCGTCCACCTCTGGGCGGCCGGGCCCCGTCTTTTGGGAGGAGTGCCCATGGGCAAGCGCAGCAGGATGAACCGGGCCAACAAGGCCGCCGAGGCCGGTGCGGAAGAGGCAGCCAAGATCCACGAGCTGTACGCGGAGATGCGGAAGGTCGCCGAGGACGCCTTGGAGGGGGCGCTGGCCCGTCTGCGGGAGGGCGGCGCGGACGAGAAGGACCTCATCACCGTCCACAACACCTCCCGCCTGCTGTGCATCTCGGACATCTGGGAGATGGACCTCGGGAGGGTCGCACTCGAACTGGCCCGCTCCGGGAGCGAGGACACCGTCGTCGACAAGATCGTGGAGGTCCTCATGGAGGGCGTCATTCTCAACGAGGCCGCCAAGGAGGGTTCATGACCAAGGGCAAGCCGACTGACAACCCCGTCAATGTTGTGGTGGATACCGACAACCCTGGCAACGTCGTGGTGGATCTGACCAACTCGGTCCTGAAGGACGTGGAGGGCATCCTCGCCCGCTTCGTCGGGCCGCTGGGGTCTCAGATCGGCGTCGCCGAGGTCACCGGGCTGTTGGCGGTCAAGGCCCAGCTCGCCCAGGCCGCAGGATTGCTGGCCGTGGCCGACGCCATCCGGGAGAGCAACCGTGGCTGACGAGCCCCTGAGCATGGACATCCTCAAGACCCGGCTGGAGCACGCAGAGGCCGTCCAGAGGACCCTGGCGGCCGGTCTGGCCTTCTACACGCGTCACAGCATCCAGGAGGTCATCCAGGCCGCCGAGGACGCTGTGAGCGCCGGTGAGGCCCACCGTGGCTGAGGACGAGATGGAGGGGTGCTCCCTCGCGTGCCGCAAGGCCAAGGTGCACACGTTCGAGTACGGGGGCTGCGAGCACGGCATCGCGCCGGAGCCGCACGTGAGCATGACGTACGTGTACCAGGCGGACGACGGCTACCCGGCCATCGGCATGAAGACGTACACCGCGCAGGAGCTGGCCGACCTGATCTTCCCGGAGATCTACCCCGAGGGTGGCTGGCCGGAGGAGCTGTTCAACGAGGCGTTCGGCAAGGCTCTGGCCCTTCGGGTGGCGCGGGCCATCATCGTGCACAACAAGGACGAGGTCACCTGAGGTGCCCCGCATGATCGGCGCCTGCACGAAGCCATGGTGTCCCTCATGCCATGCGCCTGGCGGGCTCGACTGTCCAGACGCGAGCAGGAGCCGGAAAGCCCAGAAGGTCTACGAGGAGCGCCAGTGGCGCAGAGAAGCGGAGGACGAAATGGGAGACCTGGAGCGGGCCCGCCTGTTCGCGGAGACGCCCAACGTGCTGTTGAGGACGGTCGATCTCGGGGAGGGACACCAGATCCCGATCCCCGTACATGTGATCGAGTTCTGGAGCGAGCACAACTGCTGGCCCCCGTTGAAGGACCTCCTCGCGGCCGTGTGGCCGGACGGGAAGCTGCGGTTCATCCCGCACCAGACCGAGGCCGGGGACTGCCCGTGCCCCGGCTCGCTGCGTCCTTACGAGGAGTCCAGCGAGGAGAAGCTCCGGGCCGAGCACGTGGCCTCTTTGGACCAGTCCGCCGAGGACGAGGTCGTCATGGGCGTCGACACCGAGAGCGAGTGGCACCAGCGCCAGCTCCGCATGAAGGCCCTGGAGGCTGCGTCCCGGGTGCTGGACCTTTCGATGACGAACTCCCTGGACCGGATCCAGATCGAGAGTCGGGGAGCTGCCGTCGTCGGCATGGCCAAGATCTTCGAGCAGTACCTCCGCGACGGGAACTGATGGCCAAGGACGACGACGCGAAGATCATTCCGTTCCGCCATCCCAAGCCCCCACCACCACCGACCGATCCCCAGCAGTGCACCTGTGCGAACGGCGATGTCCATCGCTGTCCCAAGCACGGGAGCTGAAAGAAGAACACGTGGCACGCAACGACGATGACGACAAGATCTGCCCCAACGACTTACCGGAGCAGCCCCCGAACCGCGAGTACCCGCCGGTGACGATCACGGTCGACACCGAGACCGGGACGACGATAGTGGCCGGGGGCAGGCCCAGGTGAGCAAGGAACACGAGCCGGTCGAGGACAACCAGGAGACCGAAGAGGACCAGGCCGAGCGCACGCTCCCCGATCACACCGAACCCGCGCCGGAAACCGGCGACATGCCCAAGCGGCACTGAACCACCTGGAGATCACCATGTCCTTCTCGGACAAGCTCGACTGGGCCAGCATGGCCTTCGCGACCCTGGGCATCGGCTTCTTCGTCGCCTGGATCATCATGGAGCGCACGAAGGGCAAAACGACCCGCGAGACGGGGCTGAACCTGTCGGTGGCGGCCCACATCCTGTTCCAGGTCTTCATGATGTGCGCCCTGACGCTCGGACTCGCGAGGGGTATCCACGCGGACGATACGGCGGAGATCGCCGTCTCCGGCTTTGGGCTCGGAGTGTTCGCGGCCACTGTGCTCGTCATGGCTGTGTCCCGGGCCAAGCAGCGACACAACGACGTGGCCGAGGCGAAGGCCCGTGCCCTGGGGCAGCTTGCTGCCGAACAGATCATCGTGGACGCAGCGAAGGATCAGCCCAAGGCTTGATGCTCCTGCGATTCCCGTAGTAAGGTCAGTACTCCGCAGCCCCGGCAGGCTCAAGGTGCCGGGGCTGCGGCCATGAGAGGAGAGAACGCATGGAACACACACACGTCATCCAGCGGCGCAGGGAGCACGTGACCCTGGAGTGGCTGGAGCAGTTCGGCTACGCGGGCGTCTTCGCCCCGGTGATGCCGACGCTGCCCTACATGCCCACGTTCGGTGTCTCGAACGTCCTGCTCTTCGCCAGGCCCGGCGGGGTGCTCCTGCTGGCGCTGGAGGGCAACACGCTGGTCTGGGACGAGCGGGGAGATCACGTCGGGGTGGAGGTCGAACCCAAGCCGCCCACCGAGGAGGAGCTGGGTGCCCGGATCGAGGACGGGCTCCTTCCGGCCGAGGAGATTTCGAGGCACGCCAAGGAGTTCCTCGCCAACGACCCCGACAACTGATCATGTGCAACCGCTGCAACGCAGCTCAGAACAGCCTGATGACGGCCCAGCAGATGGTGCGGCGCAAGCTGCGGGAGAAGGACGAGAGCCAGCGCACCCGCGCCCCCAGGACGCTGCTCTACGGGATCTTCTCGGACCAGTTCGTCCTGCTGGGCAAGCGCTACTGCTGGGTCAACGAGAACGGCGTGCTGTCCCTCGTTCGGGTGACCTGGAGTGAAGACGACGAGGAGGAGAGCGTCCATGTTGATGACTGACCGCTCGATCGCGAGCATCATCCACGAGGCCAACCGGCAGCACCGCATCGTGCTGGGGGAGTCGCCGGGTCCGCACTGGAACGAGACCGACGAGGACTTCAAGAAGGTCGTCGTCGATGGTGTTGCGCACGTACGCAACGGGGTCACCACCGAGGAGCTGCACCAGACCTGGATGGAGGCCAAGGGCGCCCAGGGGTGGACGTGGGGGCCGTACAAGGACACGGTCCACCTGCGCCACCCGTGCATGGTCCCGTACGGGGACCTGCCCGAGGCCCAGCGAGCGAAGGACCAGCTCTTCGCGGCCATCGCGGCCGTGCTGCTCAGTACCGAGGAAGTGACTACATGATCGAACAGGACCCGGCTTTGCGGACGGTCTACGTGACCATCGGCAACAGTGACAACAAGCTGACCCAGGAGGAATGGGCGTTCTTCTGTGCCGAGGTGTACCAGCGGGTGAGCACCCTCTCCACCAAGATCTTGGGTGCTTGGTACTCCCTGCCGCACCTGGCGCATCAGAACGCCTGTTGGGGGATGCACCTGGAAGAGCCCATGTACGAGAAGCTCCGGCTTGACCTGGCCAGGTGCTGTCGGAATTGGAATCAGGACGCCATCGCCTTCGCCACGGCGCAGGTCGAACTCATCAGGCCGGAGGGGTCATGACCACTGCTCAGCAGGGATACGGGCTGGAGGAGGTGTCCACGGCCTTCCGTCTGATGAACGAAAGGATCATGGTCCCGAACCAGCTCGACGTGCTCTACCAGGTACTGCCCCGGCAGGCTCAGGAGTGCACCGAGGAAATTAAAATCCTCTTCGATGACGGTACTGCCGTCTGCATCCTCCGGTGCCGCCACGGTGAATGGCGGGCCAGGAGTGACCTCTTCAACCTCACGGAGGCCCTGCTGCGGGCCGGTCATGAGTTCGAGCAACACGCGCACCCCGCACTGTGCCGCAAGACCTACCGCGACCGCAACGTCTACGAGATGTCGGCAACGGACAGCCCGGTCTCGCTGGACCTCCAGTGCACCCAGTTCGAGGGCCACCGAGGGTGGTGTGGCGAGGATGGTTGAGATCCACCGCCGTACCCCCTCGTCGATGATGCGGTACTTCGCCAACCAGGTGGTGGAGATCGCCAACCGCTCCGGAGACGTGGAGCTGGGAGGGCTGGGCATGGCCATGAACATGAGCGCGGACAGCTTGGGCGCGGAGCAGGTCGACGACCGTATCGGCCGCCCCCTGGGCGAGAAGACCAGCAAGGAGTTGTTCGCCAAGCTCAAGAGCGAGGTCCCCCTGACGGCCATTCCGGGCAAGCCCCTGGCCCTGGTGCTGGACGTGGTGGAGACGGAGGACGACTACCGGGTCTACCTGGTCGGCATATTCCCTCCGGACGTCCCGGAGCCCGCTCTTCTGCCGAATGCCGTACGGCACCGGATCGAGACCTTCTACGGCGCCAAGATGGACCAACAGGTCCTGGGACTGGGTAAGGAGGGTATGCAGTGAGCAGCCCGAAGGACGATCCCGAGCGGGATCCGAACTGGTGTCAGAACCACGGCAAAACCCGCGAGCAGGAAGAGCGGGAGAAGAAGGAGAACGACAAGAAATGATGGTCAGTTACAGCGAGGCCCTGGTGGCCTGCAAGCGTGGCGCGAAGATCAGCCGCATGGGCTGGAACGGCGCCAACATGTTCGTGGTCTACCAGGCCGGGTATCCCGAGGGGATCCCGATCAACGCGAACACCGCCCAGGCCACCGGCCTGCCCGAGGGCACGGTCTGCGCCTTCCGGCCGTACCTGATGATGCGTGTCGCCAGCAGTTCCCTCATGCCGACCTTCGTCCCGTGGACGGTGAGCCAGTCCGACCAGATCGAGGAGGACTGGGTGATCACCGACGAGACCGAGGTCACCCGTGAGGACGAGGTGCGCCAGGAGAGCGAAGCTCCGCCGTACTAAGACCCGCCCGATTGGTCGGCCCCTGGACAGCTCAAGAGTCCAGGGGCCGCTCCATTCTGATACCCCGACTCGTCACGAGGAGAGCTATGACCTTCGACACCGAATCCCCGACGGTGGAGACACCGATCGTCCGTCTGGACGACGACACCCAGGAACTGCCTGTGGTGCCCGTGGAAGAGCCCGTATCGCCTCCGTGGCCCCCGGCGCCGGTGAAGCCCTCCCGGCACGCCAGGAGGCGCCTGCACGGCCGTGACGTCCTCCTGCTGGCCGGAGGCATTCTCGTCATCGGCGGCCTGGTGGCCATCCAGCAGGTCGTCACCTCGAAGGACCCCGGGCCGGTCTCCCGCCCGCAGGTGCAGGAGCTGATGGTGATCACCTCGCCGCCGCCTTCGCTCACGAGCCTTCTGCCGAAGCATCTGCCCCGGCCGAGGAAGACCGCCCCGCGCACGATCGCTCCCACAGAAGCCCCCAGGACGGTCAAGGCCACGCCCAAGCCCTCGCCGACGGCGCTCACCATCAAGCCCTCGCCGAAGCCCAGTCACTCTGTGCGACCGTCTCCCACGCCCCCTCCCGTGGTCGAGACGACCCTCCCCAGCCCTTCGCCGGACCCGGTGAGCACCTCGCCGAGCCCCTCGATCTCCCTCCCGGACCTGCCGCTCCCGACAGGCACGAAAAAGGAGTCATCTCCCCCGGGAGCATGAGCTTTCCACCAGCAGCTTTACCTGGTTTTTACTCAGAATCCGGAAAAACTGCCGGGAATACTGGGGCAAGCTGGATGGTAAGTGAAGAAAAAGGTGGCCGCATAATGGCCCAGAACAGGACATCCTAAAGTGGTAGATCCCCGCGAGTACACCGACCGAATCACCAAGATCACGGGCCTGAGGAGCAAGCGGACGATCCTTCAGACGGAGATCGACAACGAGATCGCGAAGGGATGGCGCCTGCGGCCCGGCGGCAAGACCAAGGCCGCCTTCGCCCTTCAGGTGGGACTCACCGTGACCGAACTCAACGCCCTCCTGCTGGCGATGGGGATCCACTGACCCCGGGTAGACAGCGTCTCAGCGGGTAGCAGAGCACCATGGCCACCATCTATTTCGTTCTCCTGCTCCTCAGCGCGGTGAGCTTCTTCGCCGCTCTGTGGACGTGGCGTCGGGCCGAGCCGGTCCGGCCGTACCCGAACTTCATCGCGCTGGGCCTGCTGCTCTGGGTCCTCGTGCCTCTCATCCAGACGGCGAAGGCCATGTAGCTACTGCGGTCGGCGCCCCGAGAACCAGAGCCCCCGGATCATTCCCCCCAGCCGGGGGCTCTGCTCTGCCCTGGGGGTTGTACTCCTGCAATCCTTGTAGTAGAGTCTCTCTCAACAGCCCGACGACTCCCCGGAGGATTCATGGACGTATCCATCACCCGCGCCGTAGTGCGCTTCCCCGTCGAAGGCCGTATCTCCGACGGGCCCATCGTCCCTGTCGGCAACAGCGAGACCCTGACGATGCGGGCGGAGAACTTCCAGTTGCACCTCTTCGTCATGGACGGCAGGTGGACGTGCAGCGAGGTCACCGTCCTGGGGCCCATGGGCGCCGCCATCGGCTGGCAGAAGCCCGCGCAGCACACCTACCTGCTGCACCTGCCCGGCGTCCCGCAGTGGGTGCTGGACCTGGTGGAGCTGGTCACGCCCTTCCAGAGTGCCCCGCTGTTCTCCCCGGACATCTTCAAGCTGGACGGTGACGCATGAACGAGATCGAGCAGTGGACCTTCACCCCGATCCGGGATGTCAAGGACATCACTCCTGCGATCGTCGACATGGTCGTGGAGATCCTGTCCGGCTGGTACCCCGAGGGCAAGATCGACTGGGACGACGTCTGGGATCGCATGGAGGACATGCCCATGGAGAACGGCTCGCACCTGGACCTCGGCTGCAACAAGCAATCCCTCGCGCTGAAGGCCCTCAAGGGCCGCGCGACGAAGCAGTTCAAGGAGGGTCTGTGACCGGCGCACACAGCAGGGGCCGTTGGGGCTGTCCCTACATCAACTGCGGTGTCATGCCCCTGGTGAACGGGGACGGATCTCTCCGCAAGCACCCCTACGAGGGCTTTCCGGTCTGTCCCGGCAGCGGATACAACATCGACCGCCCGGCCAAGGCCCAGGACGAAGCCCTGAGCAAGCGTGTGGACGAGATGTTCGTCCAGCGGAAGGACGTGGCGAGATGACCGACAAGAAGCCCCTGACCCGGCACCGGCGGTGTGGAGGCAGCCTGCCCCATCCGGACGCAGATGACGGCTGGAGGCGCTGCATCCTGGAATCCGGGCACCCGAAGTCTCACCGGGACGCCTCCGGGTGGATGTGGTTGGACGAGCATGCGGTGACGGTGACGACTGTGGAGATCGTCCAGGCCGTCCCCGACCACCGGCACGGCTTCGTGGGAGACGAGGACGAGTGCGTCGGTCTCTACGAGTGTCGGCTTCAGTGGATGGAGCACCGGGCGGAGAAGCCGTTCGTCCTCGCGCAGAAGGCTCCCGCCGAGGACGCCTGTGTGGACGGCAACGGCAACGAATACCCCGAGCACGACTGGGAGGACACCCCGACCTGCCGTCGGTGTGACGCCGAGCCTGAGGAGGTCGCCGATGAAGAGCACTGAGTTCCCGTGGCTCCAGCACCTGCCCGAGGAGGACCTGGAGCCGTTCCTCAAGGAGCTGGCCGAGACGGCCGTCCACGCGATCAGCGTCCGGGACATCAGGGCACTGGACGCGATCGTCGCGGCCTGGCGGAGCACCGCCGAGGTCCTGTCCGACCCCGAGGTGAAGGAGACTCTCCTCACCGCCACCGAGGGGGACTTCGGAGAGGTGTCTCCCCCGTTCGAGAAGCACTGGTTCGCGCTGGGGTACCAGACTTTCGACTCGGTCAAGCTGGTCTACACCAACATCTGTAGCACCTGCGAGCAGACGCGGGAGGAGGGGAACCACTATCCGAAGGGTTCGCCGCCCCGCTACGAGGCGATGCAGGACCTGTCCCCGGACGCCCTGCGGGCGTTCGTCATCCGCATGAGCGACATGCTCGGGGAGATGAACCAGGTCCAGAAGGCCAACAGGGAGTTGCTCAAGGTGATCGAGGCCAAGAACCGGTCTCTGGAGACCGTGGACAAGTTCCTGGAGCGCCGGGACAGGACCATCGGGGAGCAGAAGGACGCGCTGCGGGAGCAGGAAGAGCAGCTCAACCGCGTGCGGAAGGTGGCGAAGGAGGCCATCACCGACTGCTTCGACGATGTCTCGGTCGATGATCTCCGAGGACCTCTTGGGAGCTTCGAACAGACCAACAAGCACGGGGGCGCGCTGTAGTTCACCCCTGATCGACCAACACCCCCTGAGTCCCCGGACGTTGAACATGACGCCGGGGGCTCTTGCTGTTGTACTCCCGCAATCCTTGTAGTAGAGTCAGTGCTGCCAGAGAAGCCAATCCGAGGAGTCCCCATGAACAAAGCTCTCTTCATCGAGCGGGTGCGCAAGAGCACAGGCATGACCCAGAACGAGGCCGCCGAGGCGGTGGAAGCCGTGCTGGACACCATGGTCCGGGTGGTGGCGGAGGGCGGCAACGTCTCCATCACCGGCTTCGGCACCCTCACCTCGAAGGAGTGGCCCGCGCGTTGGGCCCGTAACCCGCAGACCGGCGAGCGTGTCCGGGTCAAGAAGGTGGTCCGCCCGAAGTTCCTCCCTGGTGCGAACTTCTCGGAGCTGGTGGCGGGCAACAAGAAGCTCCCCAAGACGGGCTCTGCCATCACCAAGGCGGCCAAAGGCTCCGTCGCCGCGCAGAAGGCCAAGGAGGCCGAGCGTGCCGAGCGGCGGGAAGCCCTGAGGGCCGAGCGTGCCGCGCTCAAGGCCATCGTGGAGGGCACCAAGTGACCGACCTGAACGCCGAGGGGCGCATCCGGCTCTACATGGAGCTGAACGACTACCCCAACATCTCCGCCGAGATCGCCTACGACCCTCGCTTCAAGAGCGAGGAGTGGCCGCGCACCATGTACGCGATCACCAGGGACGACATGCAGGCCGTGCTGGCCGAGTTGGAGCACCTGCGGGAGGTCCGCAACGGGTTCGCCGAGAAGCTGCTGGATCTGGACTCGGCCAACGTCAAGATCATCGCTCTCGCTACTGAGGCGGCCACCGCCTTCGGGTCCACGACCGAGCAGTACAACCAGCTCAAGGCGGACTACGACAAGCTGGAATGGATGATGGAGGAGCTGCGCAAATGAACCTCATGACCAAGGGGGATCGGGTCTGGCTCGCGGAGGACTACGAGCCGCCGGAGCGCCGGTTCGGCACCGTGGAAGAGGTCGCGGAGGATGGCCGCTTCGGCATCCGCTACGACGATGGTGTGCTCATCCCGTACGACTCTGCGGACAAGCACTTCTTCTCCCTCATGAGCCCGGCGACCTCCCGCCCGCACCGCAGGGCCCTGTTCAACGCCGTGGTCGCCCCTGGGGCTGCCGGAAGCAAAGTCTCCCCGGGAGAGCTGACCAAGCTCATCGACCGGGCGCTGAACGAGCGTGTGGCGGAGGTTCTCGCGAGGGTCGAGGAGACCAGGGCCCGGCGGGTGTACCCCACCACGGCGGACCCTTTCGAGGCCATCGGCTGGGAATCCTCCATCGCGGTCATCAAGAGGGAGCTGGAGAAGTGATCGTCGTCGGCAAGGAATTCATCGAGAACGCCCAGCGTGACCTGATCGACGCTCTGGAGGGGGAGGATTCCTCAGACCAGGTGAAGGTCATGGTCGAGGAATTCGTCCGGCTGCACGAGCTGTACCGGGACCGGCTCATGGCCGAGCGGCTCGAACAGTGGATGAAGCACCACCCCGAGCACACGCACAGTCAGCGCGGGATGGGGGTAAAGATCGCCCTGGAGCTGATCGACCCGAAGATCCGGATGCTCCAGGAGCACGGTTTCGACGAACTGGTCTTCGGTGGGTTCATCTGCCTCCTGTGCTCGCCGGAGAACAGCGATGATCCATACGCCGACGTCATGTGGCCCTGCTCTGCCCTGAGGGCTGTTGGGCTCACCGAGCAAGAAGCCATCGACCACATCACGGCTCAGCGGGAGCGCTGGGCCAAGGAGCGCGAGGAGAGGCATGCCTAAGCACACCAACGACAACCCGACCCCCGAAGAGCGGGGCCAGGAGCTGGCCAAGGACCTGGACGCGAGCTGGGCGGAGCACCACCGGGACGAGCCGGAGGACTACCCGGCCATCCGCAACATGGAGGGCAAGAAGGGCGAAAAGTCGTGAAGTTCGCGAAGCACGACATCATCCTGGACGGCGCCGGGGTCGAGTACCTGATCCTCGCGGTGGGGGATGACAGCTACTTCATCCGCAGCCTCCAGCCGGGACAGCCCCACCGCGAGACCTGCTGGTCCTTCACCGGCCCGCAGAGCGCGGACGCCCAGTGCACGCTGGTGGAGCCCAAGACGGCGGTGGACGTCCTCCTGAGGGCCCTGGTGGCCCCCACGGCGCCCTTCCTGGCCGAGGCCAACCAGCTCATCAACGGCGCCCGGAGCGAGTGGTCCAGGGAGTTGGCGGGGGAGCTGGAGTTGATCCTCGCCGACCTCGCCCCGGACCGTACCACGCGGCCGGGCCTGGAGATGGCGGTCAACCGGTTGAAGAACGCTGCCGATCGGTGATGAAGATCTACGTTCCTTGGTCCGAGGAACAGGTGGCCGCCCTGAATGCCGCACAGGCAGCAGGGCGGCACACGCCTGTGCTCTGTGCCGTTGACCATTTCGGTCCCGCGCCCAAGCTCGTCGCGTACTGGAACGGCTGGCGGTGCTGGGTGCCCGACTGCGGGTATTCCCAGACGTGGGCCTACGAGTGGATGGCCGACCCCGAGATACAGGCCCCGCCCAAGGAGACCATGCGGGAACGGATCATGCGGGAGATGCCGGAGAGCATCCGTCTCGCGCTCGTGGCGTCCCTGGACGAGCCGAGTCCTCCGGGCCCGTCGGGCAATGCCGAGGACTGCCACATCTGCTGTGTGAAGAACCTGCCGTACCCGTTCATCTGCGAGTGCCCCGTACAGCCGCTCCGCCCCCGGTATGCCCTGCACGCGGGGACTGTCCGGTCGGAGAACGACGGCCAGTTCCACCAGATCGGGGTAACCCGGCTGGCGGCTCTGTACCGGCTGGGTCCCCAGGAGTGGGTGGCCTGGAACAACAACGCGGACCACCTGCGCATAGGCCAGGACTACATCCACCTGTTCCCCCGCCACGACGGGGACTACCGGGTGCCCGGAAGGGACTTCTGATGTGGGATTCGACTGGGGTCAAGTGGTTCCTGATCTGGGTCGGGATCATGATCTTTATCGCCGCCGTCGGGATGTTCATGTCTCTCTGAGAAGGGGCTTGTACTCCTGCAATCCTTGTAGTAACTTCGTCCTTGTCACCAAGACATCCCGCCAGAGGAGACCCACATGAAGCTGAACAAGAACGTCATCGCCTCCGCCCTGCTGGTCCCCACGGTCCTCGTCGGCCTCTCGGCCTGTAGCAGTGCCTCCAAGCCGAAGACCAACAAGATCAAGGGCTCCTTCCCCGTCTGCCAGACCACCAAGGTGCTGGACGGCGTGCGGGTCGACCGCAGCGCGAAGACCCCGTGTCTCGTCCAGGACTCCAACGGCTATGGCGTGATCGCCCCGTCGAAGTCCTCCACGAAGTCCCCGTCGCCCTCCTCGTCGGGCCTGACGGTCAAGCCCACCAGCTCCGCCAAGGCCACCGCCACGGCGAAGGTCGATGCCAAGCCGACCGCCACGAAGAGCCTGAACAAGCCGAAGCCCTCTTCCACCAAGCACTGACCTCCCCGTTCGTCCCCGGGCCGCCGCCACTTCGGCGGCGGCCCGTCCCGTTGAGAGGAGAGCCTCATGGCGATCGAGCCGATGAGCACCGAGAAGTACGCCGACCTGGTCAACCGGGTCCGGAAGGCTGCATTCGTCCACAACGTCACCACGATGGGCATCGGCCTCGCGGAAGAGATCGTGGACGCCGTCATCACCGGTGCCGGTCTCGTGGGGCCCACGCCGGAACTGCGCCTGGAGACCGAGTGCTCCGCGCTCATGTGGGACGCGGAGGGCGGCAACTGGCAGGTGTGCGACGACGACCCTGGGCATGCCGGAGACCACGACAACTCCGAGTGGACCTGGGCCGACAGCGACCCCAACGCAGTTCTGGCGGAGGTGTCCCGGACATGGGAGTGATGATCCACGACACCGTGATTGTCCTGGTCAGCGGCTACGTCCTGAAGGATCCCCAGGAGAACGGCTACCCGGACCTGGCGAAGTTCCTGAAGGAGATGCCCCAGGGGCTGCGGCCCCTGGTCGTCGGCCCGATCCAGGCGGTAGAGGGCGGAGACGTCTCCTTCTTCTGGGCGCCGGACGGCTCCAAGGAGGGCTGGGACACCTCCAACCTCGCCGACGAGTGGCGGGAGAAGTTCATCCAGCTCTTCAGCTTCGCGTATGACGACGGCAGCAGCCCGTATGACGTGCTGCACGTCCGCTTCGGTCCCGACCTGCGCGGCAACTACCTGCCGTCGGAGCTGCATGAGCCGGTCCGGTGTACCTGCGGGAACGAGGCCCTGGAGAACCTGGGCTACAGGGACCACCTCGAAGGGTGCCCGCAGAAGGGCCGGAACAAGGAGCTGACGGCATGAAGAGCGGTGACAACGGACGGAGCTTTTACGGCGATGGGCCCATCACTACGAGCTACGGCAACGTGGTCGAGGTGTATCCCTCCTCGGCTGCCACCCGCGCGTGCGTGTGGCTCAGTGTGAGCGTGAGCCCCCACCTCCGGCAGCCCATCGCCCACATGGACCTGGAGCAGGCCACGGCTGTCCGGGACGCGCTGACCGAGTTCATCGACAGCGAGAGCAAGGAGGAGGCGGAGCCCTCTTTCCTCCCCTGCAACAGCACACGCTTCTGCGTCTCGCATGGCTACTGCTGGCGATGCAACAAGACGAAGTACATCGGGTGCTGGGGCCAGAACGGGGTCTCCACCCCGGGCTGCGACTGTGCCCACGAGGACATGGGCGCGCAGTGGCACGCGAATAACTGCGCGTGGATCATCGCCCAGCAGACGCGTCCTGACGAGGTGTTCCGCGAGCGGTGCGGGGCCGAGATCGTCAAGGCCCTGGAGAGCCTCACCCCGGGTCTGACCCTGGGGCGCATCTGGGGCAGGCGGTCCGGGACCTCCCATCAGGACGGCTGGGAGTCCAACCTCTGGGCGATGGACCCGAAGGACCTCGCCGAACTCGTGATGAAGGTGCTCGACCCGCTGATCCGACCGGAGGACAAATGAGCGACAAGTACACCGGCTTCCAGCGCCGGGTGATGGAGATCTTCTACCTGGCGGACGTCAGGGACGATCTCCTGTGGCACGTCAAGGACGATCAGCTCCACCTCTCCGCCGACGTCAGCGACATCTTCGACTGGGCCAGTGCGGACTCCGAGGCCATCACGCCGGAGACCCTGCCGGTCCTGGAGAAGGCGTACGAGGACCTCGAAGCGGTCGATGGGCTCGGGTACCTCGCCGACCTCTACGGCGCCCGTATGCGGCGTCAGAGGCCCCAGGGTGCCGCCTATCCGGACGACCCGAAGGTCATCGAGCTGCTTCACGCCTGCGGCCCGCCGCGCGGGAGAGACCTGTCCAACCCCCGGCACCCTCCGGAGCCGATTCCCCCGATGGACCCTAAGGACGTCGTGGACCCGCAGGAGTACCCGTACTCCGACGGAGAGTTCATCGTCCTCGGCCCGGAGATCTTCGTGACCAACGACGGGGGCGTCATCTGCTGGAAGGGCGTGAACTACGTCCTCCAGAACGAGGGTCCGTGGGAGGTCATCGCCGAGCGTGCAGCCCACCCGCTGATCGAGATCAACATCCCGCTGGAGGACGCATGACCAATGAAGCCCTGGGCACCCGCATGAAGGTCTACGAGGCCCCGTACCAGTACCTGCTGCCTCGCCGGACGTACACGATCGTCAGGGTGGACGGCAGGGCCTTCCACACGTACCTGAAGGACGCCAACCGCCCCTTCGACGTCGGGGTGGCCGACGCGATGGACGAGGTGGCCACCGCGCTGTGCAAGGAGATGGCGGGGTCTGTCTTCGCCTACACCCAGTCCGACGAGGTCTCGGTGCTCCTCACGGACTTCGCCCGGCTGACCACCTCGCCGTGGTTCAACGGAGAGGTCCAGAAGATCTCCTCGGTCGCGGCCAGCATCGCCACCTCGATCTTCAACCTCAGCTACTCGCCCAAGACCGGGGAGACGGCCTTCCCCGGCCGGGCCACCTTCGACGCGCGGGTCTACACGATCCCGCAGACGATCGAGGTCGCCAACTACTTCGTCTGGCGCCAGCAGGACGCGGTGCGCAACGCAGTGAGCATGGCGGCCCGTGCGTACTTCACCCACAGCGAGTGCAGGAACAAGACCGGCGCGCAGCTCCAGGAGATGCTCTTCCTGGAGAAGAGGATCAACTTCAACGACTATCCGGCGCGCTTCAAGCGCGGAGGAGTGGTGACCAAGGAGACCGAGGTCTCCGGCGGCTCCTACACCGACAAGCGCACCGGCCTGGTGATGCCGATCCTCCCCGTCCCGCGCAAGCTGTGGGTCATGGGGGACGCTCCGCACTTCACCGCCGCACCGAACACGTTCCTCTCCCAGCAGATCCCCGGGTACAACCGCAGCGAGACCCTGACTCCCTCGCTGGAGGTCGGAGATCTGCTGGCGGACCTGGAGACGACCGAGGCCGAGATGGAGAGGCGCGGCCGGACCATCACCGCGCTCCAGGGTCAGATCCAGCAGATGGAGAGGGTCCTCGCGGAGACTCCCCAGGAGCAGGCCGAGCCGGTAATCTGACCGCGAGGCGTGCCACGTACTCTGACGAAGCCCCGGCCTGACACAGCCGGGGCTTCGTCACGTCTACGTATCGGTTCTCGCGGGAACCCGGTAATCTCCAGTGATATGGAGCTGAGCGACGAGTCTCGTCTGTTGTCTGCGGAAGTGGGCCTGAGCGATGAGTCCATCCTGCGGATAGCCGCTCTTGAGAGCGCCGTGCAGGCGGGTGAAGGATCAGGGTGTCGTCACGACATCCTGGGGACGGCCCAGTCGTTCTACGAGTGGGTGTCGAAGCGCACCGGAGTACATATGACCGTCACCGCCGGTGAGGTCACCAAGCAGGAGGAGAAGCACCCCATGCAGATTCACGACGACGAGCAGTTCACCCTCTCCGTGACCGAGACCGACGCGAAGGGCTTCCCGGTCGTCGAGGACCTCACCTGGACCGTCGACAACACCGACGTGGTCACCCTCACGGTCGCCGACGACAAGCAGTCCGCCACGGTCGTCGCGGGCAACCCGGGCTCCGCCGTCGTCACCCTCACGGACGGCACCCTGACCGTCACCGAGGCGGTCGACGTCGTCGCCGGTGACGGCGCGCTCATCACCCTCTCCGAGGGCGTCCCGGAGAAGCAGCCGACCGCCTGATCCGCCGGAGGGCGTACCGGTTGAACTGGTAAGCTCTCCACAGCATTGAGCCCTGTCTCCTCGGGGGAACCACGGAGACGGGGCTTTCTGCTGCGCATGACGAAGCCCCTCTCGGCTTGATCCCGGGAGGGGCTTCGTTGTCGGATCAGAAGGGCCAGTCTCCGCTCTTGCCTGCGTCCAGCAGACCCACCATGCGGAAGACCTGGTCACTGAACCCGCTGATCTCGTAGCGGTTGGGCTTCGAGACGTCCGGCGAGGTGGTGGCGTACCCGGCGGTGTTGATGCCGATCAGGGGGATCCCCGCCGGGATGGAGTCGGTGACCGTGTTGTTCGCCTTCGGCTGCTCCCAGTAGCCGTAGCTGTGGTTCACGAAGGGCTGCATGTCACTGATCAGGATGACCCGGTCGTGGCCCTTGTAGCTGCTGCGCAGGGCCGCAATGGTCTCGGTGCCGTGGCCGACCTCGCCGGTCCGGCTGGTGAACGCCTCGATCTGACGCAGCGTCGAGGAGCCCTTGGGGATCTCGTGCTTGAACAGGCCGTTGGCGAAGCCGTACAGGTCCACCTCGTTGCCCGCGCGGGCCAGTGCGACCGCGAACAGGCCCGCGATCTGCACGTGGGTGACGTCGGACTTGGCGCTGACGTGGCTGTTCATCGAGTCGGAGGTGTCCGACAGGATGAGCGTGTGCCCCTTGAACTCCGGCAGGTTGCCCACCGAGGCGTCCAGGGCCTTCGACAGCGGGTGGGCCCAGCGGTCGTTCTGCACCGCCTTGTAGGCGCTCAGGAAGCGGTAGGGGAACTGGCGGCTCTTGGCCACCTGCTCCGGGTCGGACAGCCGCTTGGCGACCGTCTCGGCCACCGCGTCGGAGACCCCGGCCTGGTCGAAGTTGCGGAGGTTCCTGAGGAGAGCCATGTACCCCATGTTCGGGATCATGGCCTCCCAGAACGATGCGTCCAGCGAGCCGCCCAGCCATCCCGAGAGGGACTCCCAGGTCATGCCCGCACTGCGGAACCGGTTCTGAGACGCGGGGTCGCCCAGGAGGGCACGACGCTCCTCCTGGGGGACGGCCATGACCTCGGCCCGCGCCTGGAGCATGACCAGGCTCGCGGGGATCGCCTCGTCGCGCTTGTGACGCTCATTGAGCGAGTGGCGGAACAGGTCGCCGCGCCAGGCCACCTTCGGAGTCGGGTGGACCATCTCGATCAGGTCCGCGAGCTGCCACCCCTCGGACCGGCCGTACTTGGCGTAGGCGTACTCGTCGAACAGGTTGCGGATGGCGATGGCCAGGCCGCGCTTGACCGGCTGGGGGAGCTTCTTCCCATACCGGCTGACCCAGTACGCCATGAACTCACCGGGCTCGTCCGCACGCTGGAGGGCGACCGGGATGAAGTCCTTGGTATTGGCCTCCTGGCCGTCCAGGTGGCTGATCATGTTCTCGACCGGCACCCGCTTGCCGTGGACCAGGTAGCTGTTGGTGGGGAAGGGCATGGACTCCGTGCTGTGGAGCCGGGCCCACACGGCCTCCGCAGCGAAGACCACGGCGGCCGAACGCATGTTGGCCTTGCCCCGGAGCCACTGGACGAACCGCAGGGCCCAGGAGGGGTCCTCCAGGGTCACCTGACGGACCAGCGCGGCGTACCGGCTGTCCCGGTCGGCGGCGGTCTCGTAGAAGGTGCCCTCGCCGACCATGTTGGTCACCGCGAGGGAGAACAGCTCACCCTTCGCGTCGCGGGTGAAGTTGGCGCCGCCCTCGTAGCTGAGCGCGGGACCGGTGGTGGTGAACGGGGAGACCGGCTGTGCGGTCTTCGCCCCGGCGGTGTTGAACTTCGCCATATCAATCCTCCGTGAACTTGGTGTAACTGGCAGGATCGGTGAGAGAACGCAAAAGAGCCCCTCTCTGTTCTTACTAGAGAGGGGCTCTTTCTCACGGCTGAGAACAAAGACGTCTGTGGGCTTAGGTGACCGGCGCTCTAGCCAGACTGAGCTATCCCCCGATGAGTCGGGGGAGAAGGATTCGAACCAACGACATCCGGTTCCAGGGTTGAAGTATCCACAAACTACGCATCAGCCGCGAAGCTGAAGCCCTCCCGTGAACAAGTCGGCTGCGGGACTAGGTGGTGCCTTGTGGGTCTCGAACCCACTCATGCAAGAAGGTATGAGCCGACCAGCACTTTTCCTGTAGGAAGTATCCGCCGCCTACGCATCGGGAAGACGCGTGTGCACCATCAAGATGCTGAAGGACCTCACGAGAACAAGGCACATCAGGAAACAGACTAGGCGCCCGCCCGAGCCCGGAGTTGAACCGGAATCGTCTACTTATCAGGTAGAAGTAACCCGACGCTACGCATCGAGACGCCCTTCAGCATGTTGATGACGATCCACAGCGGTGAAGCACGCCCGAGGACAAGGCGACTCGGGAACGTAGGTGCTCTATCCAAACTGAGCTACGGGAGCCGAAGCACCCGGTGGGAGTTGAACCCACGACCACCCGCTTAAGAGGCGAAGTAACCCGCGTCTGCGCATCAGGCGCACATCGCCGCTGTGGAGCAAGATTTTAAATTGTCAAGCTGCCGGTTGAGAGACGACGAGAACAGAGGTAGCCGAGGTGTGTTTTCCAAGAGAGAAGTAACCCCGACCTTCGCAGCGCCGCCTTCGCGATCCCCACTATGCACTACCAAGGATGTCAGGAGCAAGTCCTTTGTCCCCTGGATGTCGGTGACCGTCTGGGGTCGGCAGGTAACCAACTATTGCCTACCAAGGATCCTTGGAGTAGCGTCGGTTGTCCCACCCCCGACCTGGGAGGTCATGTGGACAACCTTGAGCAGACCGCGTTACTTCATACCGTAGACCGTGTGCTCGTGGAGCGCGGCCAAGACCCGGACATCATCACCGAGGGCGACAAGTTCAGCATCGCGGCCCAGTGCGTACAGCTCTGCGCCCTCCAGCAGCACTTGCTGAAGAAGGCCGTCGAACGGCTGGCGGAGGCGCTGGGGGCAGACCCGGGCCTGCCGCTGGAGGAACTGGTCGTGGATGTCGCGATCATCGTCAAGGAGAGGAGGATGCCGCGTGAGCGAGGTATGGATCACTGACATCGGGGACAACGACCGCACCGTGGCCCCTCCTCTGCGGGGGCACACCGTGGCGGGGACCATCATCGGGGAGCCCGACACCGAGTGGACCAAGCTGTCGCTGATCGGCATCGACTACGAGGCCAGGAACGGCGAGACCGCGCCTGTGCACGTCTGGGTGCGGACCGACAAGATCCGCCCGGCCCGGGATCAGCGTGAGGTCGACCGGCTGGTACGGGAGTGGCGTGATGGATGAGCTGTGTGGGGACACGCACCCCGAGGACGTCACGGTCCTGTGCGACAAGCCCGCGCCGTGCTGGGAGTATCACGCGAACGCTCTTGCCCATATGACGTGGCCGGGCACACCGCTGCCCCCTACGCCTGTGTCCGCTCGTTCCACGGGGTCGGTGAAGGGTCAGCTCGCCCTCATGGCACAGCGCGCACAGAGGTAGATTCGTCCCTGAGCGAGGGCGGATCCGAGATGGACGGCAACAGTCCGGCGACTGTGTGCATCTTGGACCGCCCTCGCTTGCTGTTTCCCGCCAGAGAGGATTTTAAAATGCCATTGGTCGATCACGAGATCAGCACAGAGATCCGGCTGAACAACCTGGGGATCACCCCGTTCCGTTCCGAGCAGCTCCAGCCCGCTTCGTACGACCTGAGGTTGGGGGCAGAGGTACGGGTGCCCCGCAAGACCGTCCAGAAGATCAACTTCTTCGACGGGAGCTGGCCGCACGAATACACCGACAAGCAGCCGACGGACGACACCATGATCGCTCCCGGAGGATTCCTCCTGGGCACCACGATGGAGTACATCGAACTGCCGAGCGACATGGTTGCCCGGGTGGAGGGGAAGTCCTCCCTCGGCCGCGTGGGTCTGGCCGTGCACGTCACCGCCGGGTTCGTCGACCCCGGCTTCCGGGGAGAGATCACCTTGGAGATCGCCAACCTGGCTCCGTGGTCCATCGAGCTGGCCGAGGGGATGAAGATCGGTCAGATCGTCTTCGAGCGGACGAACACCCCGCTTCGCGACTACTCGGAGACCGGCCGGTATCAGGGACAGGTCGGCGTCACGGAGTCGCTCTACAGCCCCTGGGGTTGACAGGACCGTTTTCAACTATCACCCTGACGCAATCACGGATCCCCTCTGTGCCCCCACTCCAGCCCCCTCCTGTGACCCCCAGGAGGGGGCTGGAGTGCGTTTCGGGCCCGATGTTGCTGTCCCTGCCCAGACAGCGCCCGAGAAGAGGTGAGGAGGACGGATGGACTTCGACGACGACGACTACCGCGAGCTGTTGGCCTTGTGGGGACAGCAGCCTGGTGCTCCGACTCAGGAGTCCATGCGGAATCGGCACACCAAGGTGCGGGTCAATCCTTCGCGAGACGATTTGAAGGTGCGGCGGAGGAACAACCGTCGTACCGCCACCGACACCTTCAACGCAGGAGGAGATGTGCAGACCCGCGCCGAACTCCGTGCCTCGCTCACCAAGGCTTCGAGCCTGGCTGAGCAGGCGCGACTTCTGGACGAGATCGCCAAGCTCGACAGCACCAAGCTGGTCACGACCGCGCAGTCCCGGGAACTGGACTTCGCGAACACCGTGGTCAACGAGACCATGGCGCCCGTCCGGGTACACGAGCACCACACCGCCGCCACGGACTGGATGGGCTACGACGAGCCTCAGCACACCGACTGGCAGAACCGTGTGGTCGCCGAGGCCGCCATGTGGCACTCCCGGGTGCCGGAGATGGTCAAGGCCGACGCCACCGAGTACACGATCCAGGCCGAGGGCAAGGCCCAGCAGTTCGCGGGCCAGTTCGGGATCCAGGCGCACGCGGCGAAGCTCACCTTCGTCCAGTACGCCACGTTCCTGCGCACCCAGGCCGCGTCCGGACTGGACCAGATCCAGCAGACCGTGGACCCGCACGACAACCCGAAGACCACTCCGCTCAACCCCGAGGTCTTCGACAACTTCGCTCCGGACGTCGACCCGGTCAACGCGGGCGTCTCCGGTACCGAGGACTCGAACCGCAACCCGCTCCTCCAGGAGATCATGTCCGGCGGCTCGGGAGCGGACTCCGGTGCCCCGGAGAAGCCCTCCGAGCACGACGAGCAGGACAACCTGTCCTGGAACCCTCCGGAGGGCATGCAGGGCGATTCCACGCCCCCGCGTACGGCGTCGCTGATGCCGCACCGCTCCATGGCGATCGGCGGCAGCGCCTTCACCATGGACGACTTCCGTCGCCAGGCTGCGGCCCAGGCGGGTGGTCAGGGAAAAGCTGAAGGCGGTGCTTCGCCCGTCGTGGTGAAGACGGCCGCCAAGTGCAAGGACTGCAAGTGCGAGCTGTCTTCCCAGAACAAGGGGTCGACCGGCAAGGGCCTGTGCTCGAACTGTGAAGGGCGCAAGGGCGGTACCACTGCGGCGAAGGAAGCGGCCTCCGGGCTCGACCAGATCCAGCAGACGGTGGATCCCCACGACAACCCGAAGCCGACCGGCCTCCCGCCGGAGGTGGCCTTCCCCCTGGACGACGAGTTCCAGCAGGAATGGAACACCAACGGCTCCGGTGACGCCCAGCCGACCGGCAAGTCCGCCGGTCGCAAGGAGGACGCGGCGGCTGCGGCCAAGGCGAAGTCCGATGCTGCGGCGAAGAACATGAACGACAAGGTCGATCGGCTCATCGGTCCCGACCGGTCCCGTCCGGCCCAGACGGTCTGCCAGTCGTGCCAGAGGAACGCAGTGGAGGACCCCACCTCCAAGATCTGCAACTCCTGCCAGTCCCGGACCCGGCCGTACTACGCCTCGGTGCCGAAGCAGGCGGACATGTTCGGGGCCAGCGACGACCCGCACGCCGTTCCTCAGCCGAACGTGGCCAACACCCCGGCCACCACGCCCCCGAACGCCACCGGCAGCTCTGCCGAGGGCCGTGCCGCCGGTGCTGCCGACGCACGCGCGGGGGAGCGTCCGAGTTTTGCCGACGGCTCCGGCGCCAACCCGTACGCGCAGGGTTACTCCGAGGGCTATTCGAGCGTGGACCAGAGCGCCGGGCTCCCGCAGAACGAGCCGGGCTCCATGGCCGGTCCGGGCAACGGTGTGACGCACGCGGCGAGCAAGACCTCGTCGATGATCGTCACCGCCGCCGAGCGGGAGGACCCCGACTTCAAGAAGGGGTACGGCTACGCGTCCCGGTGGAAGCCGGGCACCGTGCTGGTCTCCACCGGCTCCGCGTCCTTCGAGGCGGGCCTGTACGCGGGGATCTCCGACAACCCGGAGCACCAGCGGGCCTTCGTCACCGCTCACCGTGGCCTGGCCGCCGAGCACCCGAAGCTGGGCACCCGGGTAAACCGCCACAAGCAGCTCACCCAGCGGATCGCCATCAAGAACGAGGTGCCGACCAATGGTCTGTACCTTTCGGCATCCACCAGCGTTGACATGAACACCATGGCGCCGAACACCACCCCGGCGGCGGATGGCTCCACCCCGATCAACGGACCCGGCCGCCCCGGACCCCTGGACGGCCAGCAGGACGCCGCCACTGCGGGAGGACCGGCTCCGTACAACGGCGCCGAGCCCTTCGGTACGCCGGTGGTCCCCACGGCCGGACAGACACCGCCCAGCCCGGCGGACGCACTGATCGGCGGTGGTGGCATGTCGACCACTCAGCAGGTCCAGGCATTCCGCAGGATCGTCCAGGCGAATCTTCTCGCCGAGCGCAAGCAGGGGAGTGAGATTTAAAAATGACGGATCTGTGGACCGAGGCATCTCGGGACCTGGAGAGCGAGGGGCGTCAGCACGCCCTGGAGATGGCCAAGCATGCGTCCAGCGGCATCTGGGGGTTCCTCGCGCAGGCGCAGAGCCCGGTGGAGTACGCGGACCGGCTCGACCTCGCTCAGAACCAGATCGCGGCGGTGGCGTCTTCGACCGGCGCCCCGCTGGAGGACATCCTCGCCGTCTTCGAGCAGCGGTTCGCCCTGCTCCACGAGGCCGACAAGAACCCCTTCGGTGACGATGACTCCGACAAGGACGACTCGGACGACGACGGGGACGGCAACGACGACGATGACGGCGCCAATGCCGACAAGGGTGACGAGACGGACTCGGGTGGTGACACCGACGATTCCGATGACTCGGACACCAACGACGACGACGACGACGACTCGGATGACGACGGGGATGACGACTCCGACGACAAGGGCGACAAGGGCGACAAGGACCAGGACGACCCTGGCGTGAGCGACGACGGAAGTGACGGCTCCGCGCCGTTCCCGCCGTTCAAGAGTTCGGCCCGGTACGCGAACCTCCTGAGCCGCATCGAGTCCGGCGAGAACCCCATGAGCTGGGGTGGGAGCGCCCCTTTCGTCAGCAGCCCTAGCCGCAAGACAGCGGCCGGGGCGATCGACGACACCGTGTCCGACTCCAACGTCCCTCAGGACACCGGAATGGACGAGGGGCCCTCTGCGGGCATGGGAATGCCTGCTGCACTGCCGGAGACCACCAAGCCCCGCCAGCTCCCTGCCGGGGGCACGGAGGGGCTGGACACCGGCGGGGGAGAGCCTTTGGATCCCGCGCTCAACGGCGGGGACATCGGTGCGGGTGCGGACAGCCCTCCGGACACCCAGCGGGAAGCGGCTCTGTCGCTGATCGTCAAGGAGGTCCAGCGGTACAACCCGGGCCTGTCCAACCAGCAATGCGCCAAGGTCGCCTTCCAGGTGATGTCCCGTTACCTGAGTAAGCAGGCCGAGGACCTCTCCCCGCTGCTGTACGGCGACCGGGGCGCGGTGCCGGACGGACCGGTCACCGACGCGGTCAAGAAGTGGCAGCCGCCGGACCCGAAGGTTCCCGGCGCCCCCAAGGGCGGCGGTACGGGCACGGAAGCGCCTGGTGGTGGCGGAGGGATGCCGGGAGGCCCCAAGGCCCTCATGGGCGGCGGTGAGGCCGCCGGTGCCGCTGGCGCGGGAGAAGCGGCCGGTGCCGCCACGATGGGCGCCGAGGTCGCAGAACTCGCACCCCTGCTGCTGCTGTAGGAGAAGCATGATCCAGGACGGCTGCCGGGTGACGTATACCGGCCTCGGGGAGCACCCGCTCGCCTTTGACGACCAGGGAACGGTCCTGGTCGTCTCCGGCACCGCCGCTCACGTCCAGTGGCGGACGGGTGCTCTCAAGGGCGGGGTATCCCTTGTGGATACCAGGGATCTCGATCCCGTCTCCGGCAGCCGTCCACAGGCTGTGGAAAACGCTCTGGACGACTCTCTGGACATCGCGGGACTGGGTACCTTCACCGCCCGCCAGATCTACGACGAGGGTGGCTCCGAGGCCCTGCTTAACGCCATGGTGGAGTCCGGCCACCTGTCGTCCTTCGGCAGCATCGCCGAGGAGGCCCTGACGCTCGTCGAAGGGCGTATCAGGGCCTCTGCGGACTTCCATGCCGTGACCAGCCATCTGGACGAGACCGAAGCCGATGAGCTGGTGCGTATGGCATCAGCCGCGCTGATCCGGGACGCCTTCAGCCCGGACTGATGTCCACCCCTTCACATCTCCCCGGAAGAGGTGGAGGTGGGTCGTGGCCAACAGGACATGCGAACGGTGCGGGGGAAAGGCATCCCCGTGGATCCCGCGCAAGCGGAGCACCCAGGGGCAGATGCTCTGTGACGGGTGCACCCAGGTCGTGGCCCGGGAGCGTGTGTCCGCGAGGACCGCGAGCACGGATCCGGTGGAGGACCGCCAGCCCGCCGGGAGTGCTACCTCGGACTTCGGCTGGGACAACGACCTCGGGCCGGAGGGTGTCCATCCCCTCATGGCCCCGCTGCCGAACTCCATGTGGGAGCGCTTCTCCAAGAAGCAGGAGCTGCGCGGCAAGCCCCTGGTGCCCATGGCGAGCCAGATCAAGATCAACCAGAAGATGCGCGGCGAGAGCGGGGGTAAGACCGCCGCGCTCAAGACGGCGGACAAGGACCTCTCTCACAACGCGCATACGGTGACCCCGGGCAAGGTGATGACCAAGCACCTTGAGGAACACCACGATCTGCCTTACGCAGAGGCGTATGTCCATGGTTACGGCGCGAGCAAGCACCTGGAGCTGCACAACTCCGGCGCCGATCACACCCATGACCCCTCTGGCGCCGTGGTGCCCAATGCTCCTCATGCACACACGAAGATGTCCGAGAAGGAGTTGGACTCCCACCTCACGGAGCACCACGGTCTGCCCGCCGCCTCGGTGAAGACGCTGAAGAATTTCCTGAACCCGGGACAGACCATGCATGGCCTGCATGCCGGGTACCACGAGGACCCCAATTCACCTGCTGCCCCCACGATCTCTCACAAGCACTCTGGAGAGGACTTCAGCAGCTCTCCTGAGGTCAACGGGAAGAAGCAGTCTCCTCACCCCGGCTCGATGACGTCCGGCGGTCTGAAGGCCCACCTGCTGGCCGACCACGACATGCCCGGCGACCACATCGCCAACGCGATCGACGCCACCGCCAAGGGCGCGATGCCGATCGAGACCATGAAGGCCCTGCACGACAAGGCGCACTCCCAGGGCATTGGGGTCGACAGTCACGAGCACGCCGAGGGGTGGGACCACCAGAGCTTCGTTCACCAGGACCCGCACGGGGTGGACGAGCACCTCGGACACCTCAAGCACGCCCACGGCATCGGGGACGAGGAGCTGGCCCAGAAGGCCGAGGCGTCCGGCGGGGACCCGGAGCTGCACCACCAGAAGCTGAAGGAACTCCACTACGACCTGCACGACCATGACGCCGGGTCGTACATCAAGCACGGGGCCCCGAACCACACGCACAGCGGGCACTCGGATGTGGGCCAGGCTTTCCTCGGAAGCAAGGGTGGGGATAGCGAGTACGAAAGTGGGGCGCATCTTCAGCATTCGCATGGACTGTTGGTGAAGGACCTCACCGATATCACCAAGTCGGAGCCCGACTACATCTCCCCGCAGCAGGCGTACGAGACGGCCCACGCGGCCCTCCACGCCAAGATGGGGGAGAACGTCGATCACCAGCACGTGCCGACGATCAAGGAGGGGGTGAAGACCCCCGAGAAGATCGCCAAGGAGAAGATGGTCCAGCACTTCAAGGACCATCACCCTGAGGTATCCGACCCCGACCACATGTCGGTGGGCAGTCATGCTTCTCTCCATGACCCAGAGGCGTGGGGCTACAAGGGCCACCCCGGTCACGAGCACGAGAACGGGTGGGCAGGGAAAGTCGTCAAGGCCCTTCCCACGGAGAAGTCAGGGAAGCCCCTCACGCACGCTCACGCGTCGGACATGAGCCACAAGCAGCTCAAGGGCCACTTGATCATCGCCCACAACAACACGGGCGACGATCTGCACCTGAAGTCGCACAGTGAGCTGTTGCAGCAGCACGCCACCGAGCACGCGACCGGCGCCGCCACGAACCCCTGGAACGAGGGAGAGAAGCTCCCCGCGCACAACCACGGGATCTCGCAGAGCGGCCACGACGCCTTCGGGCGCAAGCTCTACGGTGGCGACGAGCCGGAGCCGAACGCCAAGATCCACCCGGCGGTCGAGGACGAATCCGGCGCGCTGGCGCACATCATTCAGCACCACCCCAACATCTCGGCAGAGACCTACGACACGTACAAGGGCGGGGACAACCCGCAGAAGTCGATGCAGAACTTCCACGCGAAGCTGCATGCAGGGAACACGGGACTCCCTGCGGCCCCTGACGGGCACGAGCACGCCGAGAAGCAGGGTCCTTCGACGCACATCCCCATCGGCTCCCACCTGGTCTCCCACCACGGGATGTCGCAGGAGCAGGTGGCCTCGATGTCGCCTGCGGAGTTCAAGGCCCACCACGAAGAGCTGCACACCCGACATGAAGAGGCGGACCTCGGACACGGCCACATCACGCCGGGCGGCAAGGTCCGGGGACCCATCGACTCCGCAATCAACCCGCACCACGCGAAGATGCGGGAGAACCCCGACCACCCTGCGGTCACCGAGTGGTACCACGGCACGAGCAACGACTTCGAGGGTCCGCCGAAGAACGCCACCGAGCTGATGGAAGACCATTCTCAGTGGGGCAACTACGGCGGCGGTGACTGGAACAACCACGCCGGAACCCACTGGTCCTCGCTCCACGACATGGCGAGGAACTTCGGCAGCGGGGACAACCGGGTCGTCCACGCCAAGCTCCACATGAAGAACCCGATCACCTACAACTCGCTGAACCACATGTCCCACGACGCGTATGACCGTCTCCACGCGTCCGGCGACATGCAGGACGGCGGGGAGTTCCTGGGCAAGCACGACGACGACAACGGCTACAACGAGTGCTGCTCAAAGCCCCTGCTCCACTACGCCAAGGGCGGCCACCGCTCGGACGGCAAGTACGGCATGGAGCGGTACCGGGACTCCCTGCGGGCCTCCGGCCACGACGGGATCCTGGTCCGGAACCAGGCGGACGACCCCTCTGGCCACTGGAACGCCATCCCGTTGCACGCGGACCAGGTGGAGATCACCCATGGGTCCTGCCATTTCGAGCACGGTGATGAGCGGGACAACGACGTAGCCGAGTTCAACGCCAACAAGAAGAAGCTCACGGAGGGCTGGGAGCACCCCAAGCACTTCGACTCGATGGCCTACACCAAGGGCAAGCCGCTTCCGGACGTTGACGACGTCACCGCCGCGCACGAGCGCAAGAAGCAGGCGCCGGAACCCACCCACATTCGGGAGGGCCGAGGAGAGCGCCGGGGTGACGCGAACCCTAATCTCAACGGCCGCGACCTCGGTGGTGGGGGTGGTGACGATGATGACGACTCCGACGAGGACGAAGAGCACTTCTGCTCGCACTGCGACGAGTACGGCGACCACACCTCTGACAACTGCGACAACAAGTGGTGCAAGGTCTGCGACACCCACACCTCCCACACGGCGGAGGAGGAGCACCCGTACTGCGATCACTGCGACGACTACGCCGACCACGACTCCGATGACCACGAGGACGAGTGGGGAGAGCACCCCGACAAGATGAAGAACGAGGGCTACTGCCCTCATTGCGAGGAGTCGACCAAGCAGAACTACGGCGAGGACAAGTGCACCTCCTGCAACGAGAAGCTGCCCGACTGGGGCCACATGGCTTCGCACGGCACGCCGATCAAGAAGGGGCAGTACAACAAGTCCGGCCACTCCGCCATAAGCGGGACGAAGGTCGACGCCCTTGACGAGGACGAGGACCCCGAGGAGAACTCTCTCGGTTACGGGTCCGGTCTTGCCGCGCACCTCTACCACCACCACGGTGCGGAGGTCGGGGGCAAGGAGTTCGACAAGGACGACGACTGGGACGAGGACGCCCTCGAAGCCCACCACGCCCACCTGCACCTCGATCCGGCATGGGCGAAGGACGCGGGTTTCAAGACGGGCACCCACAGCCACAAGCAGAAGTTCGGGGAGTTCAAGAGCCACGAGTCGATGACTCCGCACGAGATCCACGCGCACATGATGCTGGGTCACGCAGGAGATCCCTCTACGCCGGGCTATGCCCCGATGGGGGACATCTTCAAGATGAGCCCCGACGAGGCAGTGAAGGAGCACCAGAAGCTCCACGCGACAGACGACGCCGTTCCGTGGGGGCAGAAGGACGAAGACGACAACATCAAGGCGAAGGTGGACCACCACCACCAGGTGCCTGATAAGCAGCCGTCGAACGCTCCTGCGGGCCATTCGCCGACCGGGGACGAACTGATCAGCCACCTGAACGAGAAGCACCTCAAGGTGCCGGTATCGCTCAAGTCCGCCCTGAAGAAGCACCCCGAGACGGCCGATGCCCTGCACCAGCAGATGCACGACTGCAAGGGTCCCGCCGCGAGTGAGCTGGGCAGCAAGTACCACACGCACACGGCCAGCGAGGCGGAGGAGAACGCCGACAAGGGCGCCTTCCTCCAGCACCTCCAGGAGCACCACGGCTTCGGGGCCACGCACCACATGAACGAGCAGCTCCAGGGGATGACCTCCAAGGAGCTGGCCGCCCATCACGTCCAGGAGCACAACTCGATGTTCCCGATGGGTAACGACCCCGACCACAGCCACGCCAACAACGACCCGCACAGCGAGAAGTGGACCCAGCACGAGGCCCACAAGACATCGGCCCGGCTCTCCCTGGTCGACTACTTCCAGGAGGCGGCGGTATGACCGGTCAGGTCGCCCTGATCAATCCCGGCGTGATGGGACAGGCGTTCAAGGCGTGCCCAGGGCACTACCGGGAGTACCTGTCCCACCTCGGCAGCGACGTGAGTCCTGGCACGGTCACCTATGTCCAGGGGGCGTGCGCGGGCTGCAAGGCCAACGGCACCCACCCGCTGGCCGGGGACCAGTGGCCTTCGGTAGGAGACAAGATGAACGCCAGGGTCGGCTCGATCGGCAAGGAGGCCCACGACTCCGGAGACGGCGCCACGGTCTTCCACTGCCCCTTCTGCGGCTCCGGGCAGGTCATCGCCCGGTCGGACCGCACGATCGAGTGCGAGTACTGCCACACCTGCTTCACCGTCCAGGTCCAGCCGGTCTTCCCGTCCTTCCCGCAGACCATCGACGGCCAGCCGATGCAGGTGCCCGGCATGCCCGGCCAGATCGGTGGTCCTCCGGCGGCTCCTGGCGCCCCTCCCATGGATCCAATGGCCGATGCCGGGGGAATGGACCCCGCAGCGGCTGGGGGCTTCCCTCCGGGCCAGGAGGACCCCGAGGAGGGTGCCGCGCCGGAGGAGGACGACGAAGCCGGGGGAGACGCTCCTCCGTGGGTCAAGTCTTCATTCCGGACCGCCACCGGCGCGCTCCTGACGGGGGACACCTACCTCAAGCACCTGGCGATCAAGTTCGCCGGGGAGAACAAGGACTCCGTGATCGAGCGGGTCCGTACGGAAGGGACGAGCCGATGACCGAGAGCGAACAGCGTGAGCTGTACGTCGTGATCGACTACAAGGACCCCGAAGGTCAGGACCACGCCCGGGGGAGCAAGGTGAAGGTCAGCACCGAGGACTCCCTCGCCAACGAGCTGCTGTACCGGGGAGTCCTGTCCCTCAACCCCGTACGTCGCCAGGCGGGCGAGAACTCCGAGCGCGTAACGGGGGACAAGAAGAAGTGATCCCCGGGGAGGTCATCGGTCTGATCGGGGAGACTCCCTCGATCGTTCTGCCGGGACTGCCGACAGATCAGCACGAATGCCAGGGGGCGAAGTTCCACTCCCCTCGTCCGATGATCGTCCAGTCGTTCGAAATAGCCCGGTCGGAAGACCAGGATGAGATCGTTTACCTCTGCGGCACCTGCACGGACAACGTCAAGGTGCTGCTGGCGTTGCTGAGGGCGCGCGGTGGCGATGTCCCCTGGACCGTCAAGCGCTGCTTCGGCAACCTCGTTCGCGGTGTCGCCGAACAGGTGTACACCCACCCTGTGGAGGAGAGCCACCATGCCTGAGGACCCGACCCCGGACGCCTACCAGCAGGCCGCCTTCAAGCGGCTGGGGGCCACTGTGAGCCGGGGTCGGTCCTCCTCCTCGGAGGGCAAGACCGACGGGACCCCGGAGTCGCAGGAGATGCGGCGGAACCGACGGGTGGCTATGAACAAGACCGGCTCTGCCGCCACCCCGTCGACCGCCTTCGCCACCGGGCGCCCCCGGGACCCGTTGTTCTACTGGAAGCAGAACAACCTCCCGTACGAGACCGACGACGAGTCGCAGCTCAAGCAGCTCCGGATGTACTGCCGCCTGCTCTACCAGACGCACCCGGTGGTGGCCTCGTGCATCGACATCTACACGAAGTACCCCCTGCTGGGCATGGAGCTGCGGTGCAAGGACGAACAGATCGTCAGCTTCTACGAGGACCTGTTCTTCAACGAGGGCGGGCTCAACTACGACGAGTTCCTCCTGGACGTCGGCCGCGAGTACTGGACCGTCGGCGAGGCGTGGCCCTTCGCGACCTTCAACGAGTCTCTGGGCATCTGGGACGACGAAGAGCTGCTGAACCCCGATGACGTCCTGGTGCAGCGCTCCGCGTTCCTCAAGGAGCCGCGCTTCCTGATCCGGCTCCCCGAGACCCTGCGGACCATCATCACCAAGCGCTCCCCCGCGTGGGAGTACGAGAAGCTGATGAAGGTCTACCCGGAGCTGGCCCGGTACGCCGGGGCCGACGACATGATGCCGGTCTCGAACATCCTGCTGCGGCAGATGAAGTACAAGGCCGACACCTTCGCCAAGCGCGGCATCCCGATCCTCATGCGCGCCATGCGCGCGATCATGCAGGAGGAGATGCTCAACGCCGCTCAGGACGCCGTGGCGGACCGTCTCTACACCCCGCTGGTCCTGGTCAAGTTGGGCGCCTCCGCGACCGACCTGGGCACCCAGGTGCCCTGGATTCCGACCCCGGACGACCTCGAAGACTTCATGGAGTCGCTGGACGCGGCCCTGGCCGCCGACTTCCGCGCGCTGGTGCACAACTTCGCCGTGACCATGGAGCCGGTCTTCGGCCGCGAGAACATGCCCGACATGAGCGCGGACTTCGAGCGCCTGGAGGACCGGATCCTCCTGGCCTTCGGGCTCAGCAAGACCATGCTCTCCGGCGCCTCCTCCGGCGAGACCTACGCGGCCGACGCGATGAACCGCGACCTGGTCACCCAGCTCCTGACGACCTACCAGGACATGATCAAGCGCCACTTCCACCAGCGGGCCCTGGTCGTCGCCGAGGCCCAGGAGCACTACGACTACGACGAGCGCAACGGCAAGCGCTACGTGAAGATGGAAGAAGTCCTCGAAATCGACGAGGAGACCGGCGAAGAGCGCATCGTGGAACAACCGATGCTGCTGGTCCCCGAGCTGACGATGCAGACCATGAACCTCTCGGACGAGTCCGCCGAGAGGGAGTTCCTGGAGGCCCTGCGCGCCGCCGGGGTGCCGATCTCCATGAAGACCCGCCTGATGTCCTCCGGCATCGACCTGGACGACGAGATCGAGCGCACCCAGGACGAGCAGGTCCAGCTTGCCGTGGCGGAGCAGGAGACCCGGAAGAAGATCTACCAGGCCCTGAAAGACAAGGGACTCCCGCTCCCCGACGACCTGAAGACCGACTTCCAGCCGATGGCAGAGCAGATGCAGCCCCCGGCCAACCCGATGATGGGGATGCCGATGCGCACCCCGATGCTGGGCACCGACGAGCTGGCCATGACCCCGAACCTCGCCCCGACCCAGATGGACCTGGCCGGGGACATGCCGTCCGGCGGGGTGCCTATGCCCGGTATGGACGCTCAGCCGGTGGACCCCTTCGCCGCTCCGGAGGAAGAAGGCACCCGGCCGGAGGAGAGCGACGAGCAGCGGGCCGGAATGCCCAAGCCCGCCAAGCTCTTCCGCCAGTCCGAGCGCACTCGCAAGCTCGCCCGCGAGAACTTCGTTCCCGTGACCCTCGATCCCGACATCCCGGTGGGCGAACAGCCTCCGATGGGCAAGTTCGCTCAGCCGAAGGTCGTGGGCGTCCGGCGCCACATCGAGGTCGATCCCGCGACCTTCTTCGACCCCGAACTCCAGGAGGCGTAATGCCCCGGCACTTGACGACCACCGACGCCACCACCTTCGTCCCCACCACGGACAAGGGGGCCGTGAACGGGGTCGCCCAGCTCGACGGCACGGGGAAGGTCCCTACGGCCCAGCTCCCGGCCTCCGTCTCCACGGGCGTCTCCTCGGTCAACGGCTTCTTCGGGAACGTCGTGCTGGTGGCGAGCGACGTCTCTGCGGATCCTGTCGGGGCTGCGGCCTCGGCCCAGACGGCCGCCGCGACCAACGCCGGGTCCCAGATCGCCACGCACGCGGCTGCCGTGGACCCCCACGCGGACCGGGCGTACACCGTGACCCAGATCGGGGTGCACGCGGCTGCTGCCGACCCCCATGGCGACCGGGCCAACACGACCTCGCAGATCTCCACGCACTCCGCTGCGGCGGATCCCCATGGGGACCGCGCCAACACCACGACCCAGATCGCCACACACTCGGGTGCGGCCGACCCGCACGGTGACCGTGCCTACGCCGTGACGAACGCGACTTCCCAGATCGCGACCCACTCCGCTGCTGTGGACCCCCACGGGGACCGTGCGTACGCGGACGGCGCGAGCGTTCCCCAGGCGGTCGTCACCGTTGACCAGCTCCTGGCCAACAACCCCTTCTACGTCGCCCACCGGGGCTCCGGAGGAGAGTACCCAGAGCACACGATGATGGCGTACAGCTCCTCCGTGGGCCTGGGCGCGCAGGCGATCGAGGTGTCCGTCAACTGCACCGTGGACGGCGTGCTGTTCTGCATGCACGACACCACGCTCGACCGGATGACCAACGGCACCTGGACCGGCTCCAACGCCACCTGGACGTGGGCTGCGCTCAACCAGAGGGCCAAGGTGGTCGGCACGCCCCTGCTGGGTCCGGCCTGGGCTGACCAGCCCATTCCGACCCTGCGCGAGGTGCTCGACCGCTTCCTCGGCAAGGTCGTCATCTTCTTGGAGGCCAAGGGCAACAGCGCGGTGACGCCGCTGGAGAACATGCTCCTGACCTACCCCGGCGCCACCAAGTCGGTCGTGTGGAAGGCGTACTACCTGGCGAACACCCTGACCTGGGCGAAGTCCCACGGGTTCAAGGTGTGGGCCTACGCCGACGCGGCCACCACCTCGGCCGCATTGGATGCCATCGAGGCGAACGTGGACTACTGGGGGATGCCGATCGAGGCGTCCGACGCCCAGATCACTGCCGTGGTGACCCGCACCATCGTCAAGCCGGTCATGTGCTGGGAGGTCCACCGCCGGAGCGACGTGACCCGGCTCGCGGCCCTCGGGGTCAAGGGGATGATGTGCGCGCAGTACCTGTACGTCACCCGCTCCACTGCGCTGGCCCTGACGGATGACTTCTCCACCCAGGTGAAGTCTCCGGGCAACTTCGGGCCACTCCACCTGGACCCCTTGGCGGCCATGAAGTGGGACACCGGCGCCGGGGCCAACGTGGTCTACCTGAACAAGATCGGCGGGGCGTCCATGACGCTCGGTCGGTTCGGCCCCGTGGTGCCCGGCACCAACGGATACAAGATCACCTTCGGCATGATGTACCCGGTGCTGCCGACGTCGACCCTGCATTCGGGGTTTTACTTCGGCAAGGCGTCCGACGACATGTACACCTTCTCGTCGACCTCGAACGTTACGAGCGGCTACCACTCCGCATTCCGGGGCAATGGGGACATGCAGCTCTATACCCATACCGCCGGGGTGGCGACCGGCACCCAGCTCAACACCGTCTCCACCGCGACCCCCATCGCGGGCACCTGGATGACCTTCGAGATCGAGGTCAACCCGACCCAGGTCATCCTGCGCAGGACCGACGGCACCCCCGTCACGCTCACCACGGCGACCACCACCTTCCGGGGTGGCTACTTCGGCTTCCACAACGGATCGCTGACCGACATCACCTCGTGCCCCCGGTTCAGGAACATCACCGTCGTGTCGCTGTAGCTCTCTGCTGTCACCCCTTCCGCCAGGACGAGGAAGGGGTGGAAGCAGTAGGAGGAGGACACATGGGGCTGGGACGCCGCGAGAGCAGTCACGACACGGCTCTCTCCCGCAAGCAGGGTGTTGGGGACTACCCGACCACGTTCATGCCGGGCCAGCGGGTGATGACGGTGGACGGCATCCCCGGGATCATCGACGGGATCGACTACTCGCCCCAGATGGGGGAGCAGTACGAAGTCACCCTGGAGAACGGCGCCGGGCACGGTAACTACGCCCCTTCCCAGCTCTCCCCGATGGCCGGGCACATCGCGTCGGGCGCGCACCTGGCGAGCGACGACTACCCGGAGCTGACGGAGATCCTCCGGGAGCGGCCGGACATTGCTCTGCCGACCCACGTGGGTTCGCTCCAGACCACGGCTGCGACCCGGGCGGACTTCCAGTTCGAGCACGAGGACACGGGCATCGGTGGGGTGAAGTTCGGTCCCAAGCAGCACCTGCGCGCGATCCACCCGGAGACGGGAGAGCAGGCCGGGAAGCTGACGTACTTCGCGCCCAAGCGCAAGGGGTCCCCGGTGACAATGGACAGCCTGACCACGAGCCACCCTGGCGCGGGGTCCGCGCTGATGGACGAGATGGAGTCCCGACACCCGGGAAGCCGGGTCGTACACGACCAGCCCATGAGCAAGGGCAAGCCGCACTACGACCACCCGGATTACGGCAAGCCGACGGACTGGGAGTCTCGCTTCCCGAGCCTGCCGGATCAGGTCCATCGGGGCATGAGCGTGCGTCTGGAGGGGTCGGACGCCCGCGCGGTGACGAGCGGGAACGGATCGGCAGCCGAGCACGGGGAACTCCTGAAGCAGCACCTGCAATCCACGGGCCCTCTGGGCATGCACTGGTCCACCAGCGAGGACATCCCCCGGAACTTCGCGCACCGCAATATCCGCGACCCCCGGCAGGACGTGCCGGTGATCGTGCACGCCGACCGGCCGGAGGCCAAGGACATCGAGACCCGGCCGCAGGTCCTGAAGGACCGAGGCGTCTGGTCGCACGACTACGAGCACGGTGATGCCGAGGTCCCGGTACGCAAGGGCCGGAAGCTCAATCTGCGGGGAATCTCCTGGAAGCCGGACGCCCCGCATCCGGAGGCCGACGCCGACGGATGGGTGCACCACACCTTCGAGGGCACTCAGCACAAGGCGTCCCTGATCGTGGTGGGTGGCGACGACGACGGCGACTACCGGATGCAGCACAAGGCGCCCACTCCTGGCGAGGGGAACAACCACCTCGGCGAGATGGGCTATGCGGGGGAGCACGTCCCGATCTACCGGTCTGCCCCGCACGGGGTCCACACCATCAGCCCTGGTGACTGGGTCTCCACCAACGCGGACTACGCCCACCAGCACGGTATGCACGGCACCAACTCGGAGAAGGACTGGCCCGTCCTGACCGCCCACGTCCCGGCAGAGCATGTGTGGACCGACCACAACGACGAGAACGAGCAGGGGTACCACGGCCCCCCGATCCACGAGGCAGACTTCCACCACCCCGAGCTGGGCGAGGTCTCTCACAGTGACGCCCACGCGGCACAGGACGAGCACCGGGAAATGGGCATCCACCTGCTCTCGGAGAAGCCCGCCCCGGAGACCCACACCGGCGCGGCGGTGCAGTTGAGCCCCGAGGACCACGCGTTCGTCCACGACTCCTCGAAGCCGATCCACGAGCGGGCGCAGAGGGTCTATCAGGCCACTCGGGACAACAGCAACCACCTGTACAACGACGATCACGAAGATGCCCAGAGCGCGGCAGACGACGCCGATGTGGACGCGTACGACCTGAACGAAGACCACGGCAAGGATCCCCAGTCGCTCACCCACGTGGTTCTGCACGGGCACGAGGGCAATGGCGGCCTGCACCACGGGATCTCGTGGGGCGGAGCCGATGAAGCGGGTGCGCCGTTGTACCCCAAGGAGTACACGCACCATCACCTGGTGGACGGTAGTCACATGAAGACGGCCGGGGCCTTCAACGGTATGGACGGTGGGTTCGAGGACGTCTCCGACGAGGACCCCAACGAGGACATCGTCACCCACGGGTCTTTCGACCCGTACGACCTGCTCACCGTGGCAGCGGTCGACCCGGTCTTCCGCTTCCACATCACCGCGTCCTGGGCTGACGTCCAGCGCAAGGCCAAGCGCATCCGCTCCGAGGGCAAGGTGCGGATCACCCTCGCCTCGGACGGTCTGGTGATCGGTGAGGTCCAGGGCGACCACCACGTCTACGAGACCGGGGTGCAGCGCTTCCCCGGCTCCAAGCACTCGGTGGCCACCTACACCTGCGGCTGCAAGTGGGGCGCGTACCACTGGGGCGCGAACGACGACTTCTCGCGGTTCGCGGGCAGGATGTGCAGTCACGCTCTCGCGCTCCAGTACGAGGCGTCCAGCCGGGGCATGTTCGGCCGGGACGTCAAGGAGGACGGCTCCAAGCCGGACTGGGTCCCGAAGAAGATCGTCCTGCGCTACGACATCGACGAGGGCGACAACGTCATGGCGAGGTCCTCCTCCCTGGAGGTCACGCCCCTGATCGCTCTGGCCCACTGGGCCGAGGCTCAAGGAGACGATCAGGATGAGTTTCACCTCGCCCTGGTCTGCGCCGGGCTGAACGTCACAGCCGCCGTGAGTTCTCCGTGGGGCGAGCCGTCGGCTCCCCGGCCGAACTACACGCCGGGCCCGACCAAGCCCCGGGATCCCTCGGAGAACCCCGCGTCGGCAGGATGGGCCTCGCAGGGCGACCCGGACAACTGGGGGTCCATCGAGGGCAACCAGCTCGGGGACCGGATCGCGGCACTGGAAGACGATGCGTTCCTCTTCGAGGGATCCATCCCCGAGGAGGTGGCTCAGTCCGATGATCCCCAGGCGTCCGTACCGGGTCTTCATCAGAACGACGCCGACCCGATCTCTGCTTCTGCGGCCCAGGAGGGCCCGCCGCGACCCTCTGGCCCCAAGGGTGGTCCGGGCGGCGATATGCCTCCTGGACACCCCGGTATGCCGGAGCACGATGAGCTGAAGAACGGCACCGAGGCGACCCTCCACATGGAGCCGGAGGGGGCGCTGCCGTTCACCGACGGCGATGGGCCGGACCTGTCCGACGACGAGTCCCTCACCCCGCCCCACACCGCGTCCGTTGAGGACACCGTGGCGGCCTTCCAGGCCACCGCCGGATACCTGATGGCCGGTGGCCCTTCCACGGCCCCCACGGGCGACCTGGGGGACATCGCGGCGGCGGCCAAGGCCCACCTGGCCAAGACGGCCGTGAAGGACTACAGCTCCGCTGAACAGGCTGCGATCATCAACGAGGGTTCGAACGGTGTCCGTGCCGCGAATCTGGACCGGCTCGACATCGCAGACACGCACTACGCGCTCATCGACTCGGGAGAAGAGGACGAAGGATCATGGCTGAACTGACGAAGGAACTCGCAGAGGGCGAGACCGAGGAAGAACTCAACGGCGGCCTGATGCGTCCCCCGCTGGCCGGTACCGAGCTGTTCGGCGGGGACCACAAGTCCCTGGAGGTCACCCGGGAGGTCGGCCTGATCCAGCTCCTGGACGAGATCGAGGAGCGGTTGGGGGACCGGGACAAGTTCCACGTCGCGATGGAGACGAAGGACCACCAGGCGCCGGTCTCGGACACGAACCCGATGACCATCCACATCCACCCGTCCGAGGTGGACATGCGCACCGTACGGGGCGTCGTGGAGTCCCACGTCGTGGACCCGGACTACGGCAAGACCGACGAGGACAAGAAGCTGGAGTCGCTCAAGGCCCGCCTGGCCAAGGGTGACCTGTCGCTGAAGGACCTCAACGTCATCCTCAGGTCCGTCATCGCCTAGGTATTGCACTACAAGGATCCTTGTAGTAGCTTCGGAAGTGACAGAAGTTCCGGACTCCCTAGGAGATCACCATGGCGTACTTCCTGGACCAGGGCTTGGCCGACCTGACCGCGAACGAGCAGGGGAAGAAGAAGGGGCGCTCCGGCTACAACACCGGTGCCTCCTTCGGCACGGCCACGGCCGCGAGCCCCACCGCCAAGAAGACGAACCGGTACGCGGCGGACTGCACCGCGTGCGGTAACCGTGTGGCCGAGGGCAAGGGCATTCTGGACAAGAAGAACGGCGCTTGGGTGACCACTCATTCGAGCTGCCCCTGATCCTCATGGAGGCCCCCGTGTCGTCAAACATCGACAACAGACTCTCCCGCCGCAGGCCGCACACGCACCCTGCGGGGGAGGAGATGTCCATCCCTGAGCTGAGGAACCACCTGGTCAAGTACCACGGGTGGTCCATCGGCCAGATACTCCAGCGCGGAGACGTGGATGGCGGGGGCTACATGAAGCAGTTCCACGAGAACGAGCACGCCACCTCGCACCTGGATCCTCGGGGGTACAGCGCGACCGCCGAGGACTCCTAATGCCCACCTGGGTCATCACTCCACTGCCGGACGGCAGGTACGAGCTGAAGGTGCGAGGGCGCCCGGCCAGGACGGTAGAGGACGAGGACGAAGCCTGGCGCTACATCCGAGGCCAGATGGAGCCTGAGGACCGCGTGCAGATGACGGAGAAGGACGGATATCGCGTCCCCATCACCCGCAAGGTCCGCAGGGCGAAGTAACAAGGATCTTCCGAGTACCAGACTCCCGCCAGAGGACAAGGACTTTAAAATGCAGATTCAGTACATGAAAGCCGGTGTTGTTTACGCACACCGCACGCGAAGCGACGGAGAGTACACGCCGGTCATCCTGCTGGACACCCAGTTGCGGCAGATGAGACGGCCTACTTCCTATACCGATCCCGTGTTCCGTCTCGCGCCGCCCAAGACGAAACCCTCGCTGAAGTCCTCGCGGACCTACGGCGACCGGAACTTCGTCCCGACGGGCTACGTGGCGATGTCGATCGGCCGGTACGGGGCGCACGTCGGGCCGATCGACGACATCGCGCCGGAGCAGTACACGGACTCGGACTGGCGGATGGAGGAACTGTGCCGGTTCATTCCCCTGCTCCCCACGCTGGTGGAGGACTTCACCCGTGATCCCGCCGCGATGTCGGATCTGGGGAAGCTGGTCGAACTCTCCGTCGTCCTGCCCCGGAACATCGCGGGGACCTGGGGAAACATCATCGGTCTCTACAACAAGAGGGTCGCCGAGACCGAGGCCAAGAACGAGGGCACCCAGGCTCAGGCCACCGAGACCAACGCGACGATCAAGGCTCTGGTCGGCAAGGTCCGGGAGATCATCGCCGACCATCCGCACAGCGTCTCGTCCCAGTCCGTCAAGGTGAAGGACTCCTTCAACAAGGAGTTCCCGAACTGGATCGAGCACCGTGGGTCCATCACGTTCGAACCTGATGCGCTCCTGGCCTTGCTGACCTCCCTGGGTGTAGAGGTACACTCGTAGCGGACTTGGTGATCTCTGGCAGGACACCGCCAACGGAACGAAACGAAACCCCTGGAGCCACTGGCCCCAGGGGTTTCGTGCTGTCTCAGGAGCCCCTAGCCCATTGAAGGGATGAGGAGCAATCGCATCAATCGGTTGGAGGAAGTACTCCAATGCCTGCTCAGAGTGGTTCTCCGACCACGCCTGACGTCCACTTAGGAGGGTTTCATGCCTGATCCGACCCTCCCGAAAGAGGACTTCAACAGGTATGTGGATCGGCACGATCACCAGCACGCTGAGCTGGACGGGCGTCTTGCACGGGACATGGTCCCCATGTCCATGTACATCGCCGATCAGCGATCCCAAGAACGGCGTCTGACCACGCTGGAACACAGCATCTCGGATGGGGTGGCCCGGCATGATCGGGACATAGCCCTGAAGGCGGACACTGCCGACGTCGCGCTGATCGACCGACGGATCGTCGCGATCGAGCAGCGTCCGGCCAACATGCGCAACTACCTGATCGCGTTGGCCGGACTGGCATTGACCCTGCTGGGCATCGTCGTCAGCGCGTACTTCTCTTCGAGAGGCTCAAGCTGACATGAGGACGTGGCTGATCAAGCATCAGGTGGCGGCACTGCGGGTGTCGTTCGCCGCCGTGTTCGTACTGATGGTTCTGGCGGGTATGTACGTTTCTCGCCAGATCTCCGTCTTGTCCAGTCGCACCAACCAGCAGGGTGAGGTGATCGTCCAGCTCTCTAGGAGCCTCGATACCTCGCGCAACCAGCTCACGGACCATGGGATCAAGCCCAAGGAGCCTCCGGCCAACCAGATCGTCCAGGGGGTTCAGGGTGCGCAGGGATCCCAGGGCCAGCCCGGCCAGAACGGTCTTCCCGGCGCTCCAGGCGTCCCGGGTACGAGCGCCACCGGTAAGCCGGGGGCAACGGGCCCCAGCGGTCCGCCAGGCCCCTCGGGAGCATCGGGTAAGCCCGGAGTGGCCACGACCGGCGCTCCGGGCGTCCAGGGGGCTCCTGGAGTCGCGGGCAAGGATGGGGCGAACGGGGTCGACGGCAAGGATGGCGCCAAGGGCGCGGACGGTCAGAACGGAGCCCCGGGGCAGGCGGGCAAGGACGGAACCGACGGCAAAAACGGTTCTCCTCCCGCCGGTTGGACCTGGAAGGATGCTGCCGGGCAGAACTACACCTGCAACCCGGACGACCCCTTCGACGTGGACCATCCCCACTACACCTGTGCGGCTGATGCCCCGGCGCCCAGCCCGAGCGATACGACTTCTCCTCCCGCAACGGCAATGGCTCGGAAGACCTCATATGTCATACCGGCAGGGGATAATGGGCATAAGGACGGCGAGGGAACACCATTTCTCGCCGGTGCGTTCTTCGCTGTAGTCCCTGAGCGGAAGTACGTGTAGCGGCAAGTAGGAGGTCACCATGACCCCTCAACCCACCCACCAGTCCCAGAACAATGTCCTGGTGTTCATGGTCGTAGCACTCTTCATGCTCACCATCGCTCTCACTGCTGTCTTCTACTTCAGCAGCAAAGATCGACTGGACACCATTCGGCAGAACCAGCAGAACGGCCAGCAGAGCAGCTCGGTTCAGCGTCAGGACCTGACCAAGATCACCTGCTCCATGTGGCACACGATGATCACCTCGCCGAACGCACACCCGTCCGACGAGACCCGCAAGCAGATGGTGGCCCTCTGCGGCTGACCGCTCCTGTCCGGACGTATGTACGGCCCCCGAAGGGGTGGAGACCGTTTCGTACGGTCCGGTCGCTACCCCGAGGAGTCGCTCCATGCCCGATCTGTGGATGCCCGGCGCACAGAATGTCGACGTCGGGGACCACGCCCTGACCGACACGCAGTACTCCGCGAAGGCGATTGCCCACATCACGTGGGATAAGAACGCCTCCGCCAACGCCCCGCAGGACCTGGTGTCCTTCGCCACCCTCACCGACTACTTCGGCCGGAACCCCGACGGCAAGGCCGTGGCTCCGCACATCCTCTGGGACCCGTTCCACGGGACCTTCGCGCAGTTCTACCCGGCCAACAGCCGCTCGAAGTCCGTGGCGGACAAGGCCGGTGGCACCAGGACCAACCGCGCGGGCAAGGTGGTCATCCAGGTCGAGTCGCTCTTCTTCCCGTACTGCCGGGTCGACGGCCACACCTACGCGCGTCTGGCCGACACTCCCTGCAAGGGCTGGGACAAGCTCAACGCCTGGATCCGCTCCTGGGGTGTGGCCGATACCTGGCCCATGGGCCACCCGGTCAACTTCAACTCCAACCGCGACGAGGGCATCTGGGAGACGCACGGCGGTTGGTACGCCCACGCCCAGGTCCCCGAGAATGATCACCAGGACCCCGGCTCCTGGCCGAACTTCATCTCGGCTCCCGCCAGCGGGGGTGGCACTCCCGCTCCGGTCTACCAGCCCTTCCCGGGCACCGCGACGTTCGTCGATGGGCACAGGTCCCCGATCATCGAGGCGATGCACAACCGCCTGGTGGCTGTGGGCTGTGGCCACTACACGAGCAACCTGAAGAAGGACGTCTGGGGCTCCGGCGACAAGAACTCGTACGCGGCGTGGCAGCGCTCCACGGCCGGTGGCGGTTACACCGGCTCGGCTGCCGACGGCATACCCGGCCCCGCTTCGTGGGGTCGGCTCCACGTCCCGAAGGTGGTCTGACATGCCCGATAGCCAGAACGTCGTCCTCAGTCTGGTCCGCACCTGGGTCCCGATCGTGGTCGGCTCCGTCGTCTCGTGGCTCGCCGGGCTCGGCCTGGACGTCAACACGGACGCCAAGGGCGCCATGACGGTCCTGATGACCGCGATCCTGATCGGCCTGTACTACACGGTCGTGCGCCTGCTGGAGAAGCAGTTCCCCTGGATCGGGATCCTGCTGGGGGCTCCGACCCAGCCGGTGTACTCCGCGCCGGTGACGACCTCCAACGGGGGAACGGCCGCCCCGATGTACCCGCCGGACCCTCCGGTCCTCTAAGGTCGGCCCTTCGAGAAGCCCCGTCTGTACCCGCCCGGCACAGACGGGGCTTCTTGCTGTCCTCCCGGCCGGTAGGGCCCAGAAGAGGTGGAGGTGCGCCGATGCTGAAGTACGCCAGCACGCAGGTCATGTCGAAGGTTCTCGCCCCGGTGGGCGTGAGCCGCCGTGAGCTGCGTCGGTTCGCGCACCGGCACCAGTTCCAGTACGAGGTGCGGCCGGGGTTCCTGTACGTCCGCTCGCGGGCGATCTCCAGTCGGTGCAACGACAACTTCGACGAGTTCCCCGCCGAGGAGCTGGAGAAGGCGTATGCCTCCTTCAAGGGCAAGCCGGTCTTCGTCAATCACGTGAACAACAACCACCACCGCGCTCGCGGCGTGATCATCGACGCCGCGCTCCACAAGGACTCGAACCGCGACGGCAGTCGAGACTGGTGGATCGAGGTCCTTCAGGAAATCGACGCGGTCCGCTTTCCCCGGCTGGCGAAGGAAATCCTGGCGGGCAATATCGCCCGGACCTCCATGGGCTGCGATGTGTCCCATTCCATTTGCAGCGCGTGCGGGAACAAGGCCACCACTCCGGCCGAATACTGCGCGCACATTCCGGCCTCCAAGGGAATGAAGCTCTACCGGACGACTGCCTCCGGGCAGAAGGTCGGCGACATCATCCGGGAGACCTGCTTCGGGCTGAAGTTCTTCGAGAACTCGCTCCTGGTGGAACCCCCGGCGGACCCCACGGCGCATTTCACTGGTGTCGACGCCTCCGGCCTGGACAAGGCTGCGGCCCTCTCCCAGAAGGAAAGGGCCACCCCTGCCATGCCGAGCCATACCTTGCCGGACCATGCCGCGCCACGCCTAGCCGAGACCAGCCACGCGGTGAACCAGCAGCGTACCGCATCGGTTGACGCTGTCTCCAAACTGGCCTACGGCGAGACGAAGGCTCCGGAGGACGTCGACACCCTCCGCGAGGACTCGTGCCCCGTCTGCGGCGACCGCGACACCTATGACGGCGCGACCTGTGCGGTCTGTGCATATGTTTCGCCGCCGAAAATCTTCCAGGACCCGGATCTCGAACTCGCCCGCCAGATGGACCTGAGGAAAGACATCTCGGAGTTCAACGGTCAGCCGGGCCAGCCCGTCGATCCGAACGCCCTGGATGCACAGGGCAATCCCATCCCCGGCGCCTCTCCCGAAGAGCAGGTCCCCGGTTCGCTCCCCGGTGAGGTTCAGGCCGAGGTGCAGACCGCTGACGGCTCCGAGGGTCAGATGCCGGGTCAGGACGGCCAGATGGCCCCGCAGCCGGGGGAACCGATTGACCCGGCCATGCTCGGACCTGACGGTCAGCCTCTTCAGCAGGGCCAGCAGATGATCGGCCCTGACGGGATGCCTCTTCCCCAGCAAGGGCAGCAGCCCATGCTGGGTCCGGACGGTATGCCCATCGGACCCCAGCCGCTTCCTGCGGATGCGATGTCCGGTGACGGCCAGCCGTTCAACCCTGGCCCGAACGAGCCCCAGGGACCCGGTGGTCCGGAACAGCCTCTCGGACCCGAGGACCTGGACAGCGACGGTCAGGTGCCCAACCCGGAAGCCGGACAGGGTGTACCGGGCACTCCCGAGGACGGTGTCCCCGACCTCATGTGCCCCGCCTGCGGATTCACCGCCGACGCCACTCAGCCCGTCTCCGTCGACATGGACACGGCCAACCTCCCGGACGCGGGAGTGGCCACCCAGGACGGAGTAGCGGCCGGGGATGTCTGCCCGAACTGCGGCACGGGACTGTTGCTCAGCCCGGCTGAGGTCCAGGGCGAAGCCTCCGTTCCCGTCACCGTGTAGGAGAGAAGCGATGCCGATGCCCCCTGAAGAAGAGATGCAGAACGCACCGGTCATGGTGGATTTCACTCTCCGCCTGCACGGCCAGATGGTCCGTTGTCAGGGATACATCCCCCTGGCGGAGTGGACTGCTCTCGGGAATCACGAGGCCCAGTTCGAAGAGTTGAGACTCTCGATGGCGAAGTCGATGGGCGCGGTCCTCGATCAGGTGGAGCGGAGCAAGATGCTCCAGGACACCGAATCCTGTCCCGATCCGGCTCAGACCCCCGAATAGTTGAAGACCATCGCTCCCGGCCTGCCGCGAGCCCCAGAAGGAGTACCCAGTATGGGAAACCGACCGCTCATGCAGGCTGTTGCGAACCAGCAGCGCACCCTCCAGTCCCTCGCGGCACGTAACGCGGTCCTGGAGCACGAGAACGCCGTACTCGGCCTCCAGCTCGCCTTCGTGGCCCGCATGGCGGGCGTCTCCAAGGAGATCGCGGCCATCCGCACGCAGGCAGACATCGACAACCCGGCTCAGCCGGTCGAGAACCCCGCGAGCGAAGCCCCGGCGGAGACCACCCAGGAGGCGATGACTCCTGAGGCGTACGACGACCCGAACGCCATCGGCCAGACCCCGGGCGCGACCCAGGGTGTCCCCGCCGCCGCGACCGGTACCCCGATGGACCCGGGAGTCACTCTCCCGACCTCGCCGTACAACCAGCTCATGGACGTCTCCGCTCCGGTGGCCGGTACCGAGACCCACGTCCCGGACGAGCAGACCCGGATCGAGACCGATGTCCGTGTCGGCGACCCCATGAACCCCGAGACCGCGTACCCGCTGAACCCGGCCTTCGGGCCGACCCAGCAGCGCGGTACCACCCCGCCCAGCTCGGGTGAGATGAGCCAGACCGGTTCCCGCAACCGGACCATGGCCTCCATCCGCCTGGCCCGGCTCCAGATCGCGGCCGGTATCGCGGTGGGCGACGACCTCGCCATCGCGGCCGGTATCGAGTCCAACGCCGCGCTGACCGACGAGTCCATCCGGACTCAGATCGAGACGCTCGCGCAGGTCTCCCGGGTCGCTTCCCGCCAGCCCCGCCCGAACAACCTGGTACCTCGTGCGGCTGCGGGCAACGTCCGCCGTACCACCCCGTCGCTGGTGACTCAGCCCGCTCCGATCACCTCGGTGGCCGGTTCCGTGGGCGCAGTTGATGTCGACGCGGAGAGCCTGTTCGACTAGTACAGTCGACCGAAGACAGCCCCGGACCTGGGAGTGGTGCAGGCCGGGGCTTCTTCGTTTTCCGGGCGATGCTGTCCAACTGACCTTGAGGCCCGGATAAGAGGTGAGGGAACCCGTCTCGCGTCGGACACGAGCAGACGGCCTAAATGTCCGATACGCGAGATTGAAGGAGGGAAAGTATGCTTCGCACTCGTATGGCGACCAGCTACATCAAGCGGACGATCCGTCCGCTGTATGGCTGGACACAGTCCACGCCGAAGTCGTGCTTCCTGGACCCCGCCTGGGACCGGTCGGTGAACATCTGGCCCGGCATGGTCTTCATGAAGACCGCTGGCGAGAACGTCACCCTGCTCAACGGAACCGGTGTTCCGTACGGCCTGGGCGCCCTGTACGTCGGTGGCGACGGGATCGACGAGCCTCTCGACTCCGGCATCAACACCTTCGCCACCTGGGTCCTGGACCCGGACGCGGAGTTCGAGATCCTCGCCCCCGCCTTCGACACCACCCTCACCTGGGCTGAGGTCGGCGACGGCACCGAGACCCTGATCTACGGTCAGACCACCGGTGCGAGCCGAGGCAAGCTGGTTGTGGCCGGTACCTCCGGTGCCTCCGCCCAGCCGGTCGCGCGTCTCCTGAAGGTCAACTCGCCGACGAAGATCACCATCGGTGGCCTTCGGCAGAAGTACTAGGAGAGCCGACCAATGACGCAGACCCTCGCGACAACCTCCGGCCTCCGTGGCCGCGTTGCCAAGAAGTCCGACGACTACGTGTCGTCCATCGTCGCCCGTCGGGAGAGCGCTCAGCCGCTCACCCACGAGGCGAAGGTGCAGAAGATGGCGCTCATCCTCTCCGACGAGACCAGCGGCATCCGCCGTCTGGGTGTCGGCATGGTGGGTCCCATCCAGCTCAAGCTGCGCTACCAGGGCATCACCCGTAACGTCCTCGTCGAGGACCCGGTGACCCCGGGTACCCCCGTCGAATATGACGTCTGGGACGACTTGGGCCAGGCGTACATCATGTCCGGCACTGAGGGCGAAGTCCGTGTGACTCCGTTCGAGGGCAAGCGTGTTCCGGTGCGGTTCTTCCGCATCGCCTCTCGTCCGGCCATCCGTAAGGAGGACCTGTTCTACCTCCGCATCAACGCGGTGGAGCAGGCCCAGGACGAGACCAAGCAGGCCATCCTCAAGCAGGAGGACAGCCGCCTGCTGGTCCTGCTCCAGGCCGGTCTGACGGACTACGCCACCCGCCCGGACCACACGGTCACCCCGAACCACAACATCACCGAGGCGTCGGGCTACCTGACGCCGGGGTCGCTGTACAGCGCGGTCGCCATGACCGACATGCACGAACTCCAGTCTGCGCGGATCCTGATCAACCCGTTCGACTTCCGTGACATGTACCGCTGGGACATCAATCAGACCGGCTGGGCATTCAAGGACAGGATCGTCGCGGGCGAGACGATCACCTCGTTCGGCGAGTTCCAGATCCAGCGGTCGATCATCGTCCCGCAGGGCAAGATCTTCCTCACCCCTGAGCCGAACTTCCTCGGCGTCTTCCCCGTGCTCTACTCGCTCGATGTCGAGGAGAACCACATGGTCGAGGCGTTCTGGAAGGGCTGGGTATTCGACGAGATGGTGTCCATGGCCATCCTGAACCCGCGCGGCATCGCCACCATCACCAAGGCGTAAGTTTCCGGTCTTCGGCCGGGAAGCAGGGAAAGCGAAGGGCCCCTCTCTCACCAGAGGGGCCCTTCGTCATTTCAGGTCCCGTTATCCCGTCTTTCCTCGTACGCCTTCACCTGGTCGCCCGTCCATATGGGCCCGCAGGCGAGTTCCTTGGGTGGGGTCAGGTTTTTCCGGGCAAGCTTCGCGGCACCCTGCCGGGTAATTCCCCAGCGAGCGGCCAGTTCGCCAACGCCGTACAGATCCAGCTCGTGTGCCTCCATGCTGATCAGTGGACCATCACCCCTTGACGCCGTCAACCGGAACGGGTTGACATCGTCAACGCCACCTGTCAGAGTCTGGTCAGGCGGATGAGCGAGATTCGGGTTTCTGTTCCCCTACGGAGATGTCCGGACTGCGCTCGCTCATCCGCCCGTTCAACCGAGATTCGCTGTTGGGTCGAACCTGGCCCGGAGGGACAGCATCTTGAAGGAAGCCCCCAGGGACCCTGACCCTGGGGGCTTCGTCCTGTTGGAGTGCCGATGACCCCTCGGAAGAGGTGGTAGAGCATTCCAGCGAAGGAGCATGTCATGCCTGTCGACGGCACGGTGGTAGCGAAGAACCTCATGGATGGCGTCACCATCCTGAGTTCTGACGTCAAGGGGACGGTGGCAGTCGAGTTCGGGGCGATGAACGACCCGAACGGCGACGACATCCAGTACATCCCCACGGAGATCCTGAACTCGCCCGCCTTCAAGCGCGCCCTCGCGCGCGGGGTGCTGGGCCTGATCGAGGACGACTCCGACCCCGACGTCCTGGAAGCGCTCGGCAAGCAGGTCGCCGCGTTCCAGAAGCGCCAGCGCGGTGCCGAGGACCAGGTCACGGCCACCATCGACCGCCAGGTCTCCAACGACCAGATCTCCATGTTCTGCGTCGGTCCCGACTCCCGGGGAACGGGTACGTGTGGGGAAGGCGTACCGGTCAAGGAGTCCCTCAAGGACTCTGCCCCTCCGCTGTGCGGTCGCCACCGGGGTCTTGCCCCGCAGTACGTTCCGGAGCACCGGACCGAGGGCGAGAGCACTCGGGTGATCTGGAATCGCGTCACGATGACCGCGCGCGTGAGCGCGTAACTCACAAGGAGATCTGAGCATGAGCGAGCAGAACGAGACGGCGGACGAGAAGGCCCCTCAGGCAGCTCCCCAGCCGTACCGGGAGTCCGAGGACCACGTCCCGGACCCGACCGCCGTCAACGGCACCCTGGAGACCTCCGACACCGGCGGCGGCCACCACTCCTCCCTGCGGGGCGTGAGCCGCATCTTCGGCAGTGCCGAGGAGTTCCTCGCCCGTGTGGAGAGCGCCGCCCAGGACAAGGTGGCGGAGCTGGTGGACGACATCAAGGACATGGTCCACCGCGAGGAGGCCGCTGGCGGCCCCCAGCAGACCACCGAGCAGGACGGCCACCCCGTCCATGAGGGCGAGATCGTCCAGGGTGACGCCACCGGGCACCCCCAGCCGAACGCTGGCGAGGGCGCGGCTGTGGCGTCGGAGAACACCCCGGCCGACCAGCGTCAGGCGGGTACCGCCGACACCAGCACCGAGGACGTTGTGGACCAGTCGGCGCCCGTCGCCGGTCCGGGTCCGCAGGTCGACGACCAGAGCACCAAGGCCAAGGTCGCCGACAGCAAGGCGGCCGACAGCAAGGCGGAGCAGGACGCCGCGACGGGCAGCAAGGCCCCGGCCAAGAAGGCTGCTGCCCCGAAGACCGGTTCCGCCAAGAAGTAGTCCGAGAGACCCAGAGGAGCAGCACTGATGACCACACCCGTTGACACCGAGGGTGTCTCCGGCAACGCCGGGGCTGCCCCTCTGGGTACCGGCCGTTTCGCCAGCAACGTCGACACCGCCACTCCCGGCGGGGTCGGTGGTGGAGACACCGGGCTGGCGCCGGACCCGAACACCGCGATGTCCGGTACCCCCGACACCTCCGGCGCGGGCCAGGGCCAGAGTGCGACTTTCACGCCGGTCAGTACCCTGCTCTCCGGCACCTTGGACACCCAGTCCATGGGCTGGCCGCTGACTGCGGGTGTCTCCCAGGCGTACCGCGCCCCGAACACCACGATTGGCACCATCAACGGCGCCACCGGCGCGCTGGACACCACCCGCACCGACACGCCCATCTCGGACGGCTCCACCCGGCCCGACCTGATGAGCACCTACACCGGCACCATGGACAGCAACTACATCGGCGCCCCTGCGGTCCTGCCGGTCTCCTCGCTGGTCCCCGTCGCCCCGGCCGGTACCCCCACGGTCTCCAACGCGATTGCGGCCCGCTCGGTGCGGGTCACCTGGGCCACCGTGGCCGACCCGCATGCCACCGCTCCGGTCCAGGGGTACGTCATCCTGGGCTCCACCGGCGGCACGACCTACGCGCCCCGCAACGCGACCTCGGTCATCGTCCAGAACCTGGTCCCCGGACAGTCGTACAAGTTCCAGGTCGCGGCCCAGAACATCAACGGTCTGGGCCCGTACGGGACCGTCTCCGCCGCCGTCATCCCGTACAACCCGGACGAGGCCGACGCGAACGACCCGAACGCCGGTCTGGAGCCCGCGAACACCCAGAACCCCATCTACGGTCCGGACGGCACCATCAAGGCCGGTACAGGGCTTGCTGGGCGTCCTGGAGCCCCCACCTCGGTCGTGCTCTCGGGTACCACCACTCCGGGTGTCGTCAACGTTGTCTGGGTCGCTCCGACCGGTGTGGGCATCGTCCTGCGCTACACGGTGACCCTGTCCTCGGGCCAGACCAAGACGATCGCGGCGGGAACCCTCACCGCGCAGTTCACCGGCGTCGCCAGCGCGACGGCCATCACGGGCACCGTCACGGCCGTGGGTGCGGTCACCAGCACCACTTCGGCGGCCTCTGCGGCCTTCGGTAAGCCGACGGCGCCTGCGGCCCCCACGCTCACCAGTCCGACCGCCGGGACGATCCACTGCGTGTGGACTGCCCCGTCCTCGGGTGCGCCGCTGAACTACATCATCACCCTCGCGGGTGGCGACACCACGACCCACACGGTGGCGGGCAACCTGCTCACCTACGACTTCACCAGCATCACCACCGGCCACGTCGACACTGCCACGGTCGGGGCCCAGGGCTCCGTCTCCACCACCACCTCGGTCGCCTCCTCTGCGGTGACCGTCTCCTAACACTCCCTCTCCTGACGGGGCCTCCGTACGCGCGACCGGTACGGAGGCCCTCGTCCTGTAATCGTTGGTAGTACCTAAGTGATGTTGCTGTCTGAGCCCCCGCCTCCCCGGTGAAGAGGTGAGGCCGTAACCAAGGATCGGGAGCCCGATGTCCACAACCAGTCAGCACGTGGGATACAAGATCCCGGACGGGTCCGACCCCTTCCTTCGGACCGACTTCGTCTCCAATCTGAACCTCTCCGACAGCTTCCCCGGGGACTGGATCTGCACGTCGACCACCCGGCCCACCTGGGGCGCCTCCCAGGCCGGGATGAAGATCACCGAGTCGGACACCCGCCGCACCATGCTGTGGAACGGCACCACCTGGCGAGAGATGCTCACCGGTCCCGCGATGTGGTGGGGCTCCCTGCGGCCCGGCGTGATGATCGGCCGGGGAACGACCGTCTCCTACGTGGTCGGCACCTTCACCGTGAACCGGCCGGGCACCCTGTTCGTGATGTCCACGACCGAACTGGGTCTGCCGGGCAACGGCTTCTCCCAGGGCAACGTGGTCTCCATGGTGGACGGCAGCCTGGCGAACTGGGACGGCGCCGCCTTCGGTGAGTTCTTCGCCCAGGACAACCGCACCGCGCCCTCCACCGCCGGGCAGAACGCCTTCTCGGACACGTTCGCGTCGATCGGTGTCCGCACCGTGAGCGCGGGAACCCACTCCGTCGGCATCCGGGTCAGCATTCTGACCCAGCCCTCGATCAACAACCTGGTGCGTGTCACGTCCATCCGCTCGATGGCCATGTTCGTCAACGGCACCGACCGCTAAGGGGCATCCATGCTGTGGGAGGACCGTCAGTACGTCTCGCAGTGGTCTGCGGAGATCATCGGCCTGCACCTGATCCAGAACGGCGTGCCGATCGACGCCGGGGGCGCGGTGTCGGTCTCCATGATCTCGGAGAACACCGGCGCCTCGATCTTCTCCCGGGCAGCAACCCATAACGCTGTTGGCGACTACTCGGTCACTCTGAGCAGCGTGGAGTCCGGCACTCCGGGTCAGTACACCGTGACCTGGAACTACCAGATCGCCTCGGTCGCCCAGTACTTCGAGACCGGCATCGAGATCGGTCCGGCCACCCCGGCCTACGACGGTCTGTCCCCGGACATGAAGAACATCGTGGAACAGGTGTGGATCCGCCTCGCCGACACGATCGACTCTCCCGGTGGCGGCCCGAACCTGACGACCTACATCCAGAGCAAGTTCGGCCGGGGCCGCATCGCCCAGTTGCTCAAGATCGGCGTTGGACGGCTCAACACGGTGGCCCAACCCCACGGCACCTTCACTCTGGACGGGGTGGGAGGGGCAACCTTCCCCATCGCCCAGTGGGGGTCCCTGCTGGAGTCGGTGACGTGGATCGAGACGCTCAAGCACCTGATCCGTTCGTACACCGAGCAGCCGGACTTCGTGGGCGGCGGCAACATCTCCCGGCTCGACCGGACGAAGTACTCCAAGGCATGGCGAGACGTCATGGTCGACGAAGAGGCCATCGTCCGGGGCCAGCTCGATGTCTTCAAGATCGCCCAGATGGGTCTGGGCCGCCCTGCGGTCCTGATCTCCGGCGGCGTCTACGGACGGTACGGACCTACCCGCATGGCGGGCTCCGTCGCCGCCCGGCCGCGTTACTACACGCGGATGTACTGATGAAGGCCCTTCACTCCCCAGAGGTGATGGCGAAGTTCAACCTCGCCATGACCGTGCTCTGGTCCCTGCTCCTGATCCCTACCGTGATCTGGTGGAAGGACTCCCTGCTCTGGGTCCTGATCATGAGCGCCTACGCGAACATCGTCGGGCACTGGTCCGCGTACCAGGGTTCACGCGCAGGAGTGGAAGCGGAGCGAAACGGAGACACCGATTCAAAGGACGCTGTTAGGGTCAGTCCGCCGAGAGGGGCCAACCCGCCCCCGTCGTTGCAACCCTGATCGGCCGTTCGAAGGCCCTCGCTTCCCTGCCGAGGGCCTTCGGCATGTCCGGACCTGTCCACCACCCTCGCAGCGCGCTGAAGGAGTGAGGACAGGAGGTCTTCGTGGGATACACCGTGGTCATCAAAGATGGGCTGAAGGACATCGCCCTCCCCAGTGGGGCACTAGTGCAGGGTGGCCAGACGGCCATTCTCACGGATGATCAGTACCTGATGCTCAGTTCCACCGCTTCGGCGGCACTCTTCTTCTCCGTGGTTCACACCGGCGGAGGGGGCGGAGGAGCCGTCTCCTCGGTCAACACGCTCACCGGTGACGTAGTCCTCACGGCGGCCCTGGTAGGGGCGTACAGCAGCTCTCAGGGCAGCACGCTGGCCGACCGGACCAGCAACGTGGAAACGGTCGCCACCGGCCTCAACACCCTGGTGACGGACGCCGAGGTCCGGGTGGGAGGGGCGGAGACGCGCCTGACCGCACTGGAGCACATCCGGCCCATCACGGCCTTCACCCGGCTCAAGTCCGAGATCGTGGCTCTGCCGAACACCGGTGGGTGGGCAGTCGTCGCCACCTCCGGCGCCGTACCACTGTCCTGCCAGGTCACCGCCGCCATCGGAGACCGCATCCTCGCGGATGCGACCTTCATGCGGACCGGTACCGGGGACTACTTGGACCTGGCGATCCTGACCAGCGCGGGGGCGATCTCCGAGTACGCGGGATCCGGTACCGGCACTCCGCTGGACGAGGGCTCCCCGGCCTACTATCCGAGCGCCGGGGGCTTCCCGGGCGCCACGGGGACGACCATGTTCACGGTCCAGTCCGGACAGGTGAACGGATCGGGCAAGGTCGAGATCGCGCTGGTCTACAAGGGTTCGGGCAGCGGTTCGGAGTCGGTGTACGCGAGTGCGACGTACCCCTTCTTCCTGATGCTGACGAACATCGGCCCCCAGCCTGCGTAGTTCTGCAACTACGAGGATCATCGTACGAAATGACACCGACGGGAGATGACATGCCGTACTCCACAGCACAGCCGTCCAGTGGGTACATCCCCTCCCGTCGGCAGCCCTACTACGTCCGGCAGCCGCAGCGCTGGGCGGTGGACCAGGAGCGCCAGCGCCACTCGCAGGCGCTCTACACGCTCGGTGAGTGGACGATGTTCTGCCTGATGTGGCACATCCAGGACTTCGAGAACGGGCTCGTGGGCAAATGCCCGGCCTGCGCGACGAGCCGAATCGCCACCGCCTACAAGCAACCCGAGCGCAACAAGTGCCTGACCTGCTTTGGAACCACCTTCAACGGGGGTTTCAAGGCGCTGATCATCCGTCCGGCCATCTTCAGCGACACCGACGAGGGCCAGCAGTACCAGGCGCGCGGTGTGGTCGAGTCGGACGACCTGGACATGGAGTCGACCCCGGACTTCCGCGTGCGCTCCGGCGACTACTGCTTCCGCTCCACCGGGGACCGGTTCTTCCTGCGGGTCCCGCAGCGAGTGACCCTCCGCACCGGCTTCGCGACCCCGTACCAGCGAGCCATGGCCGTGGGCTACAACCACGCGCACGCCTCGCTGGAGGACCACAGCACGGTCTCGTACCTGATCCCGCCCAAGGCGGACGACCTGATCGAGATCCTCAACGTCACCTCCAACGAGCCGATCGACTGGAGCGCGTACGAGATCATCCGGGCCCCGCTCATCCCTGTCGACGACCTGGCATAGAGGAATTTAAAATCATGAGTCTGTTGTGGGTGAGGGCCGGGCTCTCGAAGTGGTACCAGGCCAGGCAGGGCGCGGACATGCCCGCGATGACTCGTCACCGGGACCAGATCGCCCAGGCCCACGGGGTCCCGGGCTTCAAGGCGGCCATCGCCCTGCGGCCGGTCTACAACGCCCTGAGCAAGTCTCCCGTCGGCCATATGAGCCCGACGGACGCGGGGTTCGCCTCCGGCCCCAAGTTGGACGCTGACCGCAACCTGGAGATGCCGTGGAGCGATGACCACCCGCTGAACGAGAACAAGAACTGGGACCACATCCCGGCGGAGAAGGTCAACATCTCCCGGGGGATCCACGCCACTCAGGAGGGCGTGAACGCCAGCACGGTGGCCCACAACCTCTTCCACCCGGGGAAGCTGCCGCCCATCTCCTGGCCCGGCCACGAGCAGACCTCGGAGATCGGCCACCCCGACGTGGACCCGGACAGCCACGACCGGGCCCTCCGGGAGGAGCACTACGGCGCGGACGAGTCCAGCAAGGTCCCCCGGTTCTACCGGGACAAGACCGGCAAGACCTACGTGGCCGACGGACACCACCAGGTCTCGGCCGCCCTACTGCTGAAGAAGCCCCACATCGAGGGTCGCGTCTGGGACGAGAACAACCCTCCTGAAGGAGTCCGATGAGCCTGCTGTGGCGCACCGCGCTGATCCGTACCGCCACCTGGGCTCCGGCTGACTCCGAGGAGAACATCCACCCGAGGGCGCTGGAGGGGGACAAGTCCACGCATGAGCTGAACGGCAAGCACATCAGCGAGTTGGCCCATTCGATCGACACCCACGGGTACAGCCGCGAACGACACGGCCAGCTCGGGGTGAACGTCACCGACAACGGCGAGAACCTCTACACGCACTCGCGCGGGACCGAAGCCCACCCGGACCACCCGAATGACCACCACGAACACCTGTTGCGCGCGCTCAAGGAGGCCGGGCACGGTGAGGTGGCGGTGCACATCCACGACCAGCGCTCCGACGAGGGTGGCGACCCGGCCCCGAAGTACTTCCACGGCACCACGGTGGAGGACCTGGAGCATGTCCACCCGAACCACGGGACCTCGGGGAACTTCGGCAACAACGGCATGATCCACGAGCCGGGCTATGCCTATGCCACCAGTCGCAGCAGCGCGGAGCACTACGCCGACATGGCGGCCATGACCCACGGCGGCAAGCCGCACGTCTACGAGGTCGAGCCCCGGGGGCCGGTGGAGAAGGACCCGAAGTACACCGCCAACGGCGTCAACCGGGGAAACATGGAGGACGACGTGCGCTCGAAGCACGGCTTCTCCGTGCTCGGCGAAGAGGACCTCGGTCACGACGACGATGACGAGGATGAAGACGAGCACGGGAGCTGGTGAGACATGCTCCTCGAAACGGCCGAGATCAGGCTCTGTGAGACCCCTGACCGCATCATCATGGTGGTCCCGGGGCTCTCCGGCTCCAGGGCCCGCAGCATCGCTCAGGCGGCCGTACGTGAGTGCCGCCGCAAGATGCCGAAGATGTCCGGCGCCAGCGCGGCCCGGCTCCAGCCGATCTACGGCAAGGGCTACTTCGGAATTTGGTGGGCCGACAGCTACGTCTGGTTCCAGGACCACGGCATCCGGCCCTTCACCATGCGGAGCCTGGCGGGGAAGACCATCCCTATGTGGATCGACGACCCCACCGGCAAGGAGCGGTCGAAGAACCCCAAGGCGAAGGTCCGCACCACCATGAGCGGCAAGGTCCAGGTGCTGATCTTCCGCAAGGCCGCCAACCTCGGCCAGCGAATCACCAAGTACGGCAAGGACCGCCAGGGCAACCGCGTCATCGTCTCCGACCGGCCCGCGAGCTATCCCGGAGCCCCCGGCCGGATCAGCGTGCGGGAGTCCGCCTCCCCGAACACCCGCCTCGGCAAGAAGGGCGGGCAGATTGCGCCAGGCAATGGCGGGGTGCGGTGGCGCCACCCCGGAACCGCCCCGCGATTGTTCCTCAATAACGCGATGACGCTCGCGGCCCAGTGGAACGGCATCCTGCCGGTCCGTGTCTATCTCGCCGACGGCCGGTGGAAGAGCAACCTGAAGGGCCCTAGCTGATGTACATCGCGCCCCTGAAGACCGTCCTGGTCGAGGCCCTGAAGGCCACCTTCGACATGAGCTACCCCGAGCCGGACTTCCGCAACGTCCACATCGACATCGAATACCCGATCGACCCGCAGGAGTACCCGTCGGTCTGGGTCGACTACGACGACACCCAGGACCTGGTCCGTGCGGGCATCTGCCACCTGGAGTACGTCGATCCGGTCACCGACACCGCGCGGGCGGCCTTCACCCGCTGGCGCTTCACCGGGTACATCTCGATCACCGTGGTGGCCATGACGTCCCTGGAACGGGACCGCCTCTTCGACGAGATCGTCCGGGTCGTGGCCTTCGGCAACGAGGACGTGGTGATCGGCCGCTTCAAGAGGTACATCGAGGCGAACGACCTGATCGCCGCGAACATGAACACGGACAAGGTCCAGCCCCGGGGAGCCGCCGCCGCCCCCGGGACCCCGTGGTCCACCGACGAGCTGATGTACGAGCGGACCCTGAACCTGGAGATCATCGGGGAGTTCATCCCCAACGCCACCACCGGGACCCTGATCCCGCTCTCCAAGATCCTCCTCATTCCGATCGAGGACGTCACCGGAGACCTCGGCGACCCGCCCTTGCGCAATCAGGAATTGGGCACCTGGCACTGAGTTCTCCTGTCCATCCCCTCGGTTCACCCCGGAAGAGGTGACAGAGACATCCGGGCGCCCGAGGGGTGGAGAACCTTGCCTGACTTCACGAGCTACGTACCACCGGGCGTCTACGTCTCGGATACATCCCAGCCGGTGGTCACGCCGACCAACATCACCACGAACATCGTCACGGTCGTGGGGCCCGCACAGGGCTACCAGACGGCCTCTGACGTGGTCCAGGTGTACTGGAACTCGAACACCGCGCTGACTCACCGAGGCATCTTCACCACGGCCGTCACGGGCCCTCCGGCCATCGGCGCCCCCGTGGTGAAGAACGCGGCCGGGGTCGTCCTGGTCTACTCGGTCGACTACACCTGGGTGATCGACACCTCTGGCGGCGGCGGTGCGGCGAACGCCGTGACCTACATCCACCGGCTCGGCACGGTCAGCGTCCCCTCGGACCCCTCCCCGGGTGGTCTGATCGACGGCTCCTACGTGACGGTCACGTACAACTACGCGGACCCGAGCTACTACCAGCCGCGACTCTTCAACGACCCGAGCCAGATCTCCCAGAGCTACGGCGCGGCGGTCACCAGCACGGTGCCCGTCAATCCGAACGCCTCCCAGGTGATCTGCCCGCTCACCCTCGCCGCCCAGATGGCCATGGCCAACGGGGCGTCCAGCGTGCTGTGCCTGGCGACCAACCCTGCGGACGGCACCCAGAAGTCCCAGTTCCTGGCCGCGTACGCCAAGATCGCGGCGAACTACCAGGCCATGCTGATCGTCCCGCTCTTCGTGGACGGCATGGCCCAGGGCGACACCACCGCCGCCGACGCGCACACTCCGACGGCGGTCCTCGCGCTGATCCAGGACATCCAGGCCCACTGCAACACCTCGGCCGCCGACGGCTACGGCCGGATGGCGTTCGTGGGAGTCGCGACCAACTACGACTCGGCGACCAAGCCGTACGACGTCCTGGCCGGAAACATCAGCTCCAAGCGCATCGTGCTGGCGTACCCCTCACAGCTCAACTTCTACAACGCGCAGCTCAGTCAGACCACGGTCGTCTCCGGCTACTACCTGGCCGCCGCGATGGCGGGCGCCCTGGCCGGGGAGAACGCGAACCAGGGTCTTACCAAGAAGAGCCTGATCGGGTTCAACGGCTTCCCCGCCACCGTCGCCCAGCAGCAGACGATGACCTTCAAGAACTCGCTGAGCAAGGCCGGGGTCTGTGTCGCGGAGATCTCCCGCAACGGCACCCTGGAGGTCCGCCACGGCGTGACCACGCTCATGACCGCGCTCACCAGCCGCGAGATCAACATCGTGCGCTCCGGCGACGTGCTCTTCGAGCTGGTCCAGACCGGCATGGACGCGGCTGCCCTGATCGGCCAGCCCATCGACGCGGACACCACGACCAAGGTCAAGGGCGCTCTGTCCGGGATCCTGGAACAGGCCGTCAACAACCGGGTCATCCAGGCGTACGGGAACCTCGCGGTCCGTCAGCAGGCCCTCCCCGGCGGCGACCCGTCGATCATCGAGTGCCAGTTCGCCTACGCCCCGTCGATCCCGCTCAACTACATCACCGTGACCTTCGCGATCGACCTGACGTCGGGCGCGTTCTCCACGGACGCCACTTCCGGCACCGACTCCGCCGCCGCCTGATCCAGGGAGGATTTTTAAATGCCTCAGACCAAGGTGAGGGTCGTTGGCTCTGGCTACACGACCTTCTTCTACCGGGGGAAGGCCATCGCCTTCTGCGAGGGGGTGGAGGACAGCGGTCAGCGCGCCTTCTCCGACCTCGGCCAGCCGTACCAGTTCATTCACCCCATCGGGGCCTCCCACCCGGTGGAGATCGCCACCTCGCGCGTTCTCCAGGGCGGCACGCTGATGCTGACCATCCGCGAACTGTGGAACACCTGGGTGTGGGAGCAGCTCGCGGGCCTGGCGGGCAGTCACAACATCGTCGACATCTTCAGGGTGCTCGCCGCCGACCCGAACTACGTCACCTGCCAGACGGTCATCAAGCCTCCCGGGACCGAGAGCCGTCCCTCCCAGTGGCGAGGGAAGAACTACCAGAACTGCACCGTGGTGGACATCAACGACGGTGACACCATCACCGTCGGCTCCCTCGCGGTGACCAAGGGCATCACGATTGCCTACACCCACACCACCGCGTTGAACTGAGAGAACAGATGAGCAGCGGCGCCACGTCCTACGACCCGACCGCTTTGGGTCCGCAGGAGGAGCAGGACACTCCCGGCACCCTCCGGGACGATGACGGCAACCTGCTGCCCTCCTTCGACCCCAAGTACGCGGACCCCTTCACCGGGCTGCTGTACCTGGGGGCACTGGCGGACGAGTTCTCCTGGCTCGGTCACGACTTTAAAATCCGCACCCTGCGGGATGGCGAGTTGCTGGCGATCTCCCAGATCATCAAGCCGTACCAGGACACGATGGGTCTCGACCGGGCCTACGCCAACGCGGTCGTCGGCATGTGCCTGATGTCCCTGGACGGCGAGGAACTGCCGATCCCCATCGGGGAGACCAAGCGCATCAACGAGTGGGGCCACCTGCGCTTCGAGTACATCCGGGACAACTGGTACTCCTCCACGGTCGACCAGGTGTTCAACCGGTACCTCCAGCTCGATGACCTGGTCAAAAAGGTGGTCGAGGCGATGGGAAAAGCATCAGCCCCCGAGGCGCAGATCCCTTCGTCGAACGGCATCTGAGGAACGCTCGGGACCGGGGGCTCCTGCGGGGGGACAACCTTTCCCAGGTGGCGGTCCTCGCCGTGGAGTTCCTGCGCTTCCTGGACGGTCTCGGGACCCAGGCGGACGACATCCGCAACGCGGAGCGGCACCGGGAGATCGTCGACTCGATCGTGCGGGGCTCGCTGGTCAGCACCGACCGGTACGACGAGAAGCGCGTCTTCAAGGAGTACTTCCCGCCCCAGGAGTCCACTCAGGGTGGCCTCAAGGGGTCGGACGCGGAGACGGACTTCGACTACGAGGACGTCACGTGGGAGGCCCCTTCCGAGGACGAGCTGGCCATCCTTCAGCGGATGCTCGAAGACCCCTCCGTGACTCTGTCCGGAGAGTCCTTCGGACCGCCGGAGGAGTTCGAGGTCTTCTCGGAGATCCCGGACGGCGCCCCGGTGATGGAGTCGATCGAGAACAACAGGGAGTGGGTGTGAGATGGCGATCAACCCTGACGACGGCGTAGACGGCAACCTAGACATCGGCCGTCTCTTCCAGCTCTTCATCCGGGGCCAGGAGAACACCAACCGGGTCCTGGCGGACCTGAACCAGACCGCACAGCGCCAGCTCCACATGGCCCAGCAGTTCAACGTCCGGCCGGGGCAGAACCAGCAGGCGGCCAACGCCCGGCAGACCATGGCTGGGGGAGGACCCGGCGCCGGTCCGAACGCCGGACAGACCACGGTCTACACGATCACCAGCATGGGCGGCGGAGCCCCCTCGGGGCCGCCTCCCGGCCACAACCCGACCGCTGGCCAGACGAGCACTGGTGGAGCCCCTCCGGCCGCTCCTGCACCCCCTGCGGGCCCTCCTGCGGGTAACCCCGGCAACTGGCTCGGCAACCAGGTCCGGCAGGGGTCGACCTTTCCCACGACATCCGCCACGGCGGGCTACACCCTGAGCACGCTGCGGAACGACACCATCAACCAGCTCGGCCGCTCCCTCAACAACTCCTTCTGGCAGGGCTGGTCCCGCACCAACGGCAACGGTGGGGGTGGCGGAGGAGGCAATGGAGGAGGGGGTTCCGGCGGTGGAGGAGGCGGCGGCGGCTACAACGGCCAGCAGCCTCCCGCACGTCCTCCGGGCGGTGCCGGTCGCGCGATCCCTCCGCAGGGCCCTGGCGGGGGCTTCTGGCCGGGCGGATACACCCCGGCCTCGCCGTACGGTCCCTATGGCCCGTACGGACCGTACGGAGCCTCCGGCGGTAGTGGCGGTAGTGGCGGCGGGGGAGGATCGCCCACCAACCCCTCGTCGGTCGACGACGGTCACATGTACGGGATGAGTTCCGGCGTCGGCAAGTGGATGCGCAAGTGGATCCCCGGCGTCGACATGGCCGACAAGGTCGGCGGCGAGATCCGGTCCCAGCGGAACAAGAACGAGTACTACCAAAACATCGAGGGCGGCGCGAACTTCGACGCCTTCGCGGAGCGCGGGCACGAGGAGGCATACGCCTTCTCGACCAACGGCGTGTTCTCCTCCGGGGAGGCCCGGCAGGCGTTCAAGGGCGTCACCCGCCTGGGCTACAACGGGAAGGTCGGCCAGGAGTTCAGCCAGCAGGGCGGACGCCAGGCCGCGCTGAACTTCGCGTACCACGGCAAGACCTCGTACGGCGCGTCCGTCAACGAGTCCCTCCAGCAGCTCGAAGTGGCCTCGAAGAACTCCACGATCAACCTCCGGGAGTTCCAGCAGGCCCTGAAGGACATCAGCGACACGGCGGGGGAGGCCGGGGTCAACGCGCAGATGGCCCGTGGGCAGCTCACCTCGCTCATGCAGAGCGCCATGGGTGCCGGGTACGGCGCCGGTTCGGTGTCGACGGCCTCGAACATCCAGCAGGGTCAGACCTCGCTGGGCCGGAGCTACCAGAACATCGACCTGTCCGGCCAGATGAGCCAGAAGTTCACCTACATGGCCGCCTCGAACTCGGGGATGACCTACAACCAGTACGTCGCCCAGCAGTCAAAGAGCCCGATCGGTGCCGCACAGGGCCGTGCCGGGCAGAACCTCCAGGCCCTGAGTCAGATCTTCTCCGCCGCAGAGACGAAGTGGATCAAGGACAAGGCTCAGTCCATGGGCGGCAAGCTCGACCCGAACTCGGCACTGACGATCGTGCCGGACTTCGAGCAGGCGTTCCCGGACCACAACGTCCAGGTCATCACCCAGCAGCTCGCGGCCTTCGGCATCGTGCAGTCCTCCGACCCCACCACGGCACTCGGGTACGCCTTCAACCTGATCGCGGGCAACAACGGTGACCTGGCCAGTGCGGAGAGGAACACCGCAGCGACCCAGACCATGACGGCGGACGCGGCCAAGGGCCAGGAGGGCACCAACAGCGACCTGATCAAGGGCTTCTCGACCGGCAAGCACGAGCAGACCGTGGCCAACGCGGCGGCCGGTGTCGCGGTGGAGACCCTGACCTTCGGGATGGCCGGTGGGGACATCGGCAAGAAGAGCGACAACGGCGCCCTGAAGGCGTACAAGGACCAGGTCAGCGGCACCAACACGCGTAACCCGGTCATCGAGTCCCTGCTCCAGAAGGTCGGCGACCCGGACAAGGCCAAGGTCACCGTCCACACCAAGGACGGTCAGCGGGTCATGTCCCTCGCGGATGCCATCCGCAGTCACCCCACCGAGCTGAGCAGCGGTCAGGTCCAGTTCGTCGAAGGCGGCGACAAGGACCGGTCCGTCGGGGACATCGTCGGACAGGGCCATACGAACTCCTCCGCCAACTGGACGGACGAGGCGTCCAAGGAGGATAAGCAGGGCCAATCCCTGGCCGACTGGCAGAAGGAGAACGGCACCTCTGACCTGTTCGGCAACGGCAACCAGACCGGTTCGAACGGTAAGGTGATCGTCGATCTCTCCGATGCGGCCAAGCAGCTCCTGAAGGTCTCCTCGGCCACCGGGATCGCCGGTGCGAACGGAGAGGGTGCCCCGCCCGTCAACTCGTACTCGTGGAACGCGAACAGGTAGGGCTTATGGGACTCGCATCGCTGGGTTTCGCCACCGGCCCCTCCATGACGTTTCGGATCGACCCGACGTCCCTGGACTACAAGGTCGACGTCTTCACGCACGTGGACGAGACCGTGGGCGGCCGGGTCGTCCAGATCACCGGCAACGCGATCTCGGACATCTCCATGACCGGCTCGATCGGGGAGAACCACAACCTGGGCAAGGCGCCCCGGGGCGAAGCGGAACACCCCGGCGTCTCCTGGAAGCTCGCGGAGCAGTTCTTCAGCAAGATCCAGTCGATGATGCTGCACCAGTCGGCGGACACCACGGTGATCGGCAGCAAGTCCGTGCTCCGCCCGGCCACCTTCGTCTACTCGCCGCTGGGACTGCGCTTCCCCTGCTACATCAAGTCCATCACCGACCTCGATGGGGACGGTCAGGCCGGGGTGGTCCACAAGGTGGCACGGGCGAATTACCGCTACTCGCTGAACCTCTTCCCCGTCCTGGACGGAACCACCGGTCTCCAACTTGCGGGACAGAATGCGAATGGCGTGCTGGACCGCGCCAGGGCCGCTGCGGTGGACGCGTATATCGGACGTATATCCCAGGGCATCGGATGGCGATTCACCGCGTACAACGGCGGATCCACTCCCGGCGCTCCGTGGGAATCCGACTTCGCCAAGAAGAACTCGGACGCGGTCCCGAATTCGACCCTGAAGAATCGGAAGGAGTGACTATGCCGGATCCAGTTCACTGGGGTGCCGACGTACCCATCTCCATGCCGGAGCCGCTCGCGGAGTCCAACCCCGGGGTCGTCTCCATGGACGGGTTCACCTTCACCTTCAACGGCCTCTTCCACGACCTGTCCCAGGAGGACTGGGCCGTGCGCTCTGTGCCGTCCTTCGCCCCGCTCTCCCCGGCCATGCCGAAGACCTCCTACGACACCGGGCTGGACGGTCCGAAGGGGAGCGAGGACGCATGAGCCGTCAGGGACTGAACGGGAACCTCTCGTACGTGGTGTCTGGCCGCCGGTACGAGTACCTCGTGCGTGTGGGGCAGCTCGACCACGGCTCGCGCATGGTGGCCGACGAGGCGACCTCGCGTACGCGGCGGGCCTACTACCCGCACCGGCTCTCCGCCGCCCCGTTCACCCTGACGATCGTCCTCAAGGGCTACAACGAGCGCGTCCTGTTCTCGAACTTCCTCAACGACTACGTCTCGCGCGCACTGAACCCTGCTTTGGCGGGGAGCTTCCCCCAAATGACCGTCATGGTCCCAGTGCGCAACTTCTTGCGCACCGGGGTGCCGATGACCGGCATCGAGTGGGGGACGAAGGTCGGCGCCATCGTGTGGCAGCCGAAGGTGAAATTCGAGACGACGTATGACAAGAGCATCGGCGACGCGACCAACCCCGGGCGGTCGCAGTTCGTCCTGAGCCCCAGCGCGACCAACCGCGCACCGGAGCTGAAGTACTTCTACCCCTCGGGGGTGCAGCTCTCCGGAGACCAGGTCCCGCCCTCCGGCGACTACACCAAGCAGGTCGGACCGCAGGACATCGCCGACATCATCAGCGGCGGTACCCCTGGAGGATCTAATGCCGGGGACAACGGCTGGGGAGGCATTCCGTACGCTCCGGGCCAGCCCGGGGTCAAGAGCCCGTTCTTCCAATGAGGAGTACTCGTGGGTAGCTTCATCTACACCCCGCAGATCCGGGTGCTCGTCGAGGCAGGCGGCAACTACTACCGCAAGGACACCTCGCCGCGTACGTACGACGTGTCTGCCGACCTGGTGTCCGGCACGATGAACCGCAGGGTGGACGGGGTCTCGGACTTCAACTTCACCCTGCTCAATCCCCGGCGTAAGTACGACCAGATCTTCACCCCGAACGACCGCATCACGGTCCTGATGAAGCGGGTCGAATGGGTCCGCGTCTTCACGGGCTACCTGAACAAGGTGCCCCTGATGACCGCCTGGCCGCGCAACGTCTCCCTGACGGCCTCCTGCTCCCTCAAGCGGCTCCAGTACTGGTACTGGGACCCGGAGTCGGCCTACACCCAGCAGATGATCATGAACGCCCTGAGCGCTGCGCGGGGGAGTGGTGTCAACACCGACGGTGGAATGACCAACGTCGTCCTGTCGGTGCTGAACAACGTCGTGGGGTGGCCGAACTCCAAGGTCCACATCGCCAAGATCCCGGACGACTGGTTCGCCGTTGCGCAGAAGATCGCCGCTGCGGTGGAGAAGGGTGCACTGGAATCCGATGCTCTGGCGAAGCAGTTCTTCCAGAGCCTGGGCAGTTCCGGTGTGATCGGGGGCACACAGGGAGACTCCACCGCCGGGACGGGGAACGTTGGCGGAACCCTCGGCACTGCGCAGATCGGGGAGTTCGGCACCGTCGCACTGCGCAATGCCGAGAAGATCTTTGCGCAGGGCTCGTCCATGAGCGCAACGACCTCGGACCAGATCGTCGCGCTCATGACCGCCATGCAGGAGACCCACCTCGGAGAGGACCCCCGGACCAACATCCCCAACGAGTACGACGCGGTGGGGGTCTTCCAGCAGCGGTACAAGCTCTCCGAGTGGGGCGGCTCGCTCCAGAGCTGCCTGGACGTCCAGCAGTCGGCGAAGCGGTTCTTCGAGCACCTGTTCAAGATGATTCCGAGCCGCGCCACGATGGCCAAGGGACAGCAGGCCAACACCGTCCAGCGCGCCGGTGCGGATCAGACGGTCAACTTCCAGAAGTGGGAGGGGGCCGCCACCACCCTGGTCAACAAGATCCAGGGCAAGACCGCCAGCACCACGGCGGACACCGCCAACACGGGTAAGGCGCCGGGCTCGACCACCTCGGTGGGCAACGCGACGAATCTCCAGATGATCCAGGGCGCCAAGGACTTCGTAGCGAGCTACCCGAGCATTCCGTACACCCAGAAGTACGGCGGCACCCAGATGGCCGTCCTGGCGGCGACCCCTCCGCCGGGGCTCGACTGTTCCTCGTTCGTCCAGGCCGTGGTCCTGCGGGTCCTGGGCGGCCTCTACGACTTCCAGCACGCCCGCGTGGTCTCCGAGCAGCGCACCGTCTGTCGGATCATCGACGTGGCCACCGCGCTGAAGACCCCCGGTGCACTGTTGTTCAACGGCAACGAACACGTCGAGATGTCCATCGGGGACGGCAAGCACTCGGTGGGGGCCCACCACACCGGGACCGTGGCCTCCGTGCAGGGCACGTCGGCCTCGTACTGGACCGACGGCGGCCTGATCCCGAGGGTCAGCTACGGCCCCCTGGGGACCGGAGACGGCACGGCGACCGGCGGGACCACCGATGGCACCGGAGCGACCGGAGCGGCCACCAAGCGGGTCTACAACGATGCCTACAGCTCCATGCCGGGCTACAACCCGAACGACCCCTTCGACCGGCTTTTCGGGGACACCGTCTGGCAGCCCCTGGTGTCCCAGGAGACCAGCGAGGCGTATGCCCTCTCGCAGTCCCTGACCGGCATCAAGTCCCTGCTCAACGATCAGCCCCTCCTGCCGTACCTGAAGAACCTCTTCTCGGCCACGATGCGCTCGTTCTCCTCGGCCCCCAACGGCGACCTGATCGCCTGGTTCCCGGACTACTACGGCCTGTGGGGCACGGCGGCGAAGATGGTCGTCCAGCCGATCGAGGTCAAGGACTTCTCGGTGGACTGGGACGACTCGTACTTCGTGACCCATCAGTTCACTGCCACCACTCCCTCCGGTGGCGCCGGGCAGAACGGCCTGGACCTGTCCACCGGCCAGGTCTCCCCGCTGGTCTCCTCGGTGACCGACCCCCTGGTGATCGCGCAGAACCTCGCCTACACGCGCGGCATCGCCTCGATCGACATTCCGGCCATGATGTACGCGATGTTCAAGGTCAGCGCGACCGATGCCCAGGCGAAGTCCTTTGCTGCGTGGATCTATAAGCGATTCGGTGCCCGACCGGACTTCCAGCAACTCCCGAACCTCGTCGGCCCCAGCGCTGAATTCTTCGCCTCGATCTACTTCTTCATGCGCCAGTGGGCCTACCAATACAACGCCGATATCCCGCTGACCTTCATGCCGGAGCTGTATCCCGGAATGCTCATCCAGATCCCGGCATTCTCTTTCCAGGGCTATGTGAACTCAGTTACCCATTCCTTCCAGTTCGGCAAGGACGGATACTTCAGTACTCAGGTCAACATCTCTGCCCCGGCCCGGCTGAGCGAGTCGGGCAATGCCGCCGACGTGCTGATCGGTCTGCCGAGTGCGGGCGACTTCAAGGGAGCGTGACCATGCGTCAGTCGGTGTTGGGCGAGCGAGTGGCCGGGGGCTCCTCCGGAGTGGGGTTCGGCTTCCGGATCGTCAAGATCATGGAAGTAGATGCGAGCACAAATATTTGCATCGCTAACGATGTCACGACCAACGAGAGCTTCCAGCTCGGTCTGAACAAGCGCGGGGACAGCGCGGTGTGGCCCCAGGTCGACGACGGGTGGCTGATCAACCGCCAGATGGGCCACTGGGCCCTGGCGAGCAAGATCACCGCCACCTCGCCACCGTCCTTCATCGGTAGCTGGAACCTGATGGACAACGACCTGCTCCGGTTGGTGAGCCTGCTCAACGAGAACGGGCTCATCAAGGACGACACCACCGCGTCGACCCCGTTCACGGTCACCGGCTCCCGCGCCACGATGAACCCTGCCCTGGGGGTCATCATCGACATGCTGGTGGCCAAGGGGCTCCTTCAGGACAGCACCACGCCCGCGACGCTCCCGGTGGACGTCTGGCAGATCCCCACCCTCAACTCCCCGTGGGCGAACTTCAACGCGGTCACCTACGAGTCGGCCCGCTACCGGATCCGCACGGACGGAGACGTCGAGATCGGGGGACTGGTCAAGACCACGGCTTCCGTCACCGGCACCGTCGTACTGTTCACCCTGCCCTCCGCGTACTGGCCGCCCGTGATCATGGTGAACGCCTCCCTCAGTTCCGGGAACACGATCCGGCAACTGGAGGTCGCCGCCAACGGTGACGTCCGGTTCACCGGCGTGGCAGCAGGCACCGTCAGCTACGCCTCGATCCGTTACCGGTTCCCCCTCTCGTGATGTCCGGCCTCCTTCGTCGCCTCTGAAGAGGTGAGGAGGTGGCGGTGAAGACACTCGCGCTGTCCGGCGGGGACCTGGTCCTGGGATCCGGCGGTTTGCAGATGATCACGGGCGCGGCCAAGATCCGTCAGGATGTGGCCCTCTCGCTGGTGGAGGAGTACGGCACCGACCCGTACCACGCGGAATGGGGATCCGTGCTGCCCCAGTACGTCGGCCGGGCGATCGAGGATGACACCCCCCTCCTGGTCCAGGCCGAGGTGAACCGGGTTCTCCAGCAGTACATGGCGCTCCAGCAGGCCATGCTGAACTCGTCGGCCATCAACAACCGGACTACTACCCTGACCACGTCGGACATCGTCCGGAGCGTGGACAAGATCGACGTCTCGATCCTCTTCGACACGGTGAAGGTGCTCATCACCCTCACCACCATGGCCGGGCAAACGCTGAGCATCAGCAGGACGGTGACGAGCTAGTGGCGACCACCCAGGCGGATATCGCCTCTCAGATGAAGGCCGCCCTGCTGGCCTCGATCCCGGAGATGGACACCTCCGTCGGGACCCCGGCGGCCAAGATCCTGGACGCGGTGGCCGCCTCGATCGCCTCGGCGTACGTGGACAACCATCTGCTGACCTACACCTACGACATCGACAGCAAGACCGATGCCGACCTGGACGCGTTCTGCCAGCTCTTCGGCATCGCCCGGCTCCCGGCCAAGCGCGCCTCGGGAACGGTCACCTTCACCCGCGACGTCAGCGGCATCGGCTCGATCGTGTACATCCCGATCAACTGCCAGATCACCTCCACCTCGGAGGACCCGCAGGTGATCCAGACGGTCACCGGCGCCGTGATGAACATCGGGGTCCTATCGGTCACCGTGCCTGTCCTGGCGGTCTCCGCCGGGCCCGGCGGCAACGTGGGCGCCAACCTGGTGAACAACCTCACCTCGCCGGTCTCCGGGGTCTCTGCGGTCACCAACCTGTCCGCCCTCAGCGGGGGCATGGACCAGGAGACGGACACCGCGCTGCGGGCCCGCTGGAAGGCCACCGTCTTCCGCAACCTGGCCGGTACCGAGTCGATGTACCTGGGCATCGCCCTGGACGACCCGGACTGCTTCGCGGCGAACGTCGTCACCGCCACCAAGCAGGTCCGCGAGCAGATCCAGATCGCCAGTGGTGCGGCGACCAGCACGGTGAACGACGCGAAGTACGTCTTCGGCACCCCGGTGGCCCTGGGGACCGACATCGACAACGGCGTGGTCTTCATCGGCAACCACGACTACACGTTCAACCCCACGGTGCCGCCGACCATCACCGTGAACAACGCGCTGGCCATCCCGGACGGCACCATCGCCGACCTGATGTACCAGTACACGCCGGTCATGTGCCGGGCAGACCCGTCCACCGGGATCATCAACCGCATCGACCTGTGGTGCGGCGGTACCCGGGCGGTCTCCGCCCAGCAATCGGTGGTCTTCAAGAACTCCAAGGTCTTCGCCGGATCGGGCACCTACAACCGGGTCAACTACGTCCGGCCGGACGGCACCAACCCGACGCTGACCAACATCTTCATTCCGCTGGCCTTCGGACCGATCATCACGGTCTCCTCCACGGTCACGATCGCGTCGACCACCTACGGCCTGGCCACGGCGGCCAACCCCCTGGGCACGGTCACAGGAGGCATCACCTACGCCTATCAGATCGTCCACGAGAACACCGCGACCGGCTGGACCCCTCAGTCGCTGTTCGGGCTGGAGTGGGACGCCGCGCATGCTCCGGCGAACAACAGCGTCTTCACCATGGGCGCTGACGGGGCTTACGCCTACAACCAGGTGCCCACCTCGATCCAGCAGGCCATCGACTCCTGGCGGCTGGCCGGGACCGACGCCCGTGCCCATCAGGCCCAGATCGTGCGCCTGAAGTTCTCGCTGGCCGTGATGTACGACCGGACCGCCTACCCGGCACAGGTCAATCAGGCCATGGACGCGGCTCTGGCGGCCTGGCTCGGCTCCCTGGGCATCAACTCCGTGGTGCAGGTCTCGGACGTCCTCCAGGTGCTGCACAACGTCCCCGGGGTGGACAACGTCCGCTTCCTGAATGGAGCCGACTTCGTGGGCTTCACCGTGGGTACCGCGAACAGCTTCACCGTGGGCATTCAGCAGATCAGTTCGGCCGGGACCACGATCACCTCGTACGTGGACTCCACCGGCCGCCCGAAGGACATCCTCTTCACCGACGCGCAGGCGCCGCAGTTCGGTTCGTCCGTTTACACCCAGAAAGCACAGAATAGTTTTGGCTCGTACTGATGGAGGTGGGTAACCGATGACTACGCCTATTTTCAACCAAAGTGTCAGCTTCTTCGACACCTCCACGGCCGACCCGAAGGGGATCCTGCCGCTCCAGGCCGACCCCGCCGGGGCCCAGGTCTCCGGTGTCGAGCGCGCCACCAACATGCTCATCCCGGACGCCCCCACGTCCCAGCAGCTCAAGAACTTCCCCGAAGAGCTGTATGACCTCCGTGACTCCACCACGCTGGTCCGGCTCATGAAGGTGCTGCTGGGGGATGCGGGCGCGGGACAGCTCCGCAAGCGCACCATGGTGACCCGCCTGGAGGGGTACCTCGCCGGGGCGAACTTCTTCGACCTGGACCGGTTCTACGGGGCGATCTTCGGGGCCCTGCGGAACCCCGCCGAGTCCCTGGACATCAACCCCATGGACGACGTGGCCACGCCGGACGAGTGGGACGCTCTACTCTCCGCCGATGCCTCGTTCCGCGAGCGCATCTCCAACCTCGCCACGGCCATCAACATGGGTGGCACCATCCCGGGCCTCAAGAGGGCCGCTGAGGCCATCTGCCAGGCCGAGGTGGACATCTACGAGTCCTGGCAGCTCATGGACGCGTACTCGTCCTTCCTGAACGCCACGCCGAACACCTGGACCCAGGTGGAGGTGGCCCACCCGACGTGGAGCGCCTTCGACTCCACCGACACCTGGAACGCGGTGGAGGGGACCACCACGGTCGGCCGGACCGGGACTCTGAGCCGGTCTGAGATCGTCGTCCGGCCGAAGAAGGAGTACGCGGCCAACCCGGACTCGCCCTACACGTTCCCGCTGGACGAGAACGCCTTGGTGCGGGTGCTCCAGCACCTGCGTCCGGCCGGGACGATTGTCACCATCGACCCCACCATGGGCAACCCCCACCGAGTCGCCCCGATCTCCGGGCTCCAGGCCGACAGCGAGTACTGGGAGGTCGTCCCGAAGGTCACCCCGAGCACTTCGCTCAACGACATCACGTCGATCTACCCCCTGTCGGTCAACCAGGCCACCAGCGGAGTGCATGTGGGGGACCAGCGGATCCTGGCCCGGCCGCCGTGGTCCACCTCGATGGGTCGCGGCTGGAGCTACAACACAATGGTCGCCGGGGCCAAGAGCTACAGCTACCAGGCCCCCGACCCGACCGATGTACTGGACCCCCAGACCAGCACGCCTTCGGTGGCCACCGACGACCAGACGATCGTCTACCGGGACGGGACCTCGGTTCGGTACGCAGCCACCAAGGGCGTCATGAGCGCGCAGAGGGTGCTGTCCGGTCTCGCCGTCGCTGACGGGGTCCTGGTCGCCCACCCGTACACCGCCGACCGGAAGGCCGTCCTGTCCCATGACTAGTGCTCCCGTGATCCCGGGCAGCCTGGGTGTGCCCACCCTGTCCAAGCTGTACGTGGACGGCATCCCCCTGGACGCCCTGAACACGGCGGTGTCCGCCAACCAGACCTTCGTGGCGGCCCAGCACGAGTTGACCGACCAGGCGTTCTTCTCCACCCCGATGCGACCCAACGGCGATTCGACCCGCGACGTCTTCGAGGTGTCCCTGTCGATCCCGCAGGCGGTCAACCGGGTGCAGTTCGCCCTGGCGCACTTCCCCCAGCGCTCCTGGCTCCAGTACTTCGACCAGGCCACGATGACCTGGATCACCTTCACCCAGACCAACAACCTGACGACCACGATGGTGATCGAGGACTCGATCCCTCAGGTCATCTCCTCCGGGGTGAACGACAACAGCCACCTGCACCCGCAACACTTCGGCGCCAGTCACTGGACCCCGTACGACTTTAAAATCCGTCCCGTCATCGCCTCGCGGTTCCGCGTCGTCATGTCCCGGCCGGTCTCGGAGAACATCCCGCTGACCAACTTCGGGAACCCCGTCGACTACTCGCTCGGGGTCCGGGACTTCAACATCGGCTACCTGGTGGCCAGCCGGGACGACCTGCCCAACTCCACCCGCTCCAGCGACACCCTGACCGAGCGGGAGGCGATCGGGACGAGCATGGACCTCCTCGGCTCCTCGGTCGAGTACGTGGTGCGGGAGAACCGGGCCTCGGACCTGCTCACCACGACTGGCGCTCTGTGGAAGTCCGGCCCGCAACCCATCGCCGACTCGGTGGTGTGCCTGTACGTGGACGCCCGGGACTCCCAGGGTGCCGCGCAGGTGGTGGACCGGTTCTACCTGGACCCGCTCCACACCGGGTGCACGGCGAACATCTACTACAGCCCCGACATCCCGGACCCGGCGGTCTTCTCCGCTGCCGAGGTGCCGTTGAGCTTCCCCCTCACCCGGCCGGTCGGCGCGACCATCCCGCAGCCGCTGCCCGAAGGGATCCTCTTCCCCACCACGCCCTCGTTCCTGGACCTGGACAATCGGGCGGTGCAGTTCAACCCGACCAAGCCCTTCCAGTTCCACGGTATGTTCCAGCCGCAGTTCCCCGCCTCGTCGACCACCCCGGCGGTGTTCTACGACGATGGCGTCCTGGCGATGTCCTGGGGGCCGGACCCGACCGGGGCTGCCGGAGGGGTCTTCCGAGCCACCCTGGGCTCCATGGCGGCCACCTGGGCGGGCCTGACCTTCGACTTCAACGCCCGGCTGGTCTTCACCATCACCTTCGACGGCAACCTCCTGGTGATGGAGTCTCCCCACGGCCGGGTCGAGTCCATGAGCGGGGAGATCACCCCCGGCACCCAGCTCCCGGACACCCTGCGCATCGGAGGGTCCCAGACGGCCACCCCAGAGACCTCGGTCCCGGGCAGCGTCCGCGTGCTCTCCCTCATGATCAAGCAGGGCAACCCCGACGACGACGCGGCCAAGGCCCTGTACTGGTCCAACCCGTCCGCGTACGTCATGACCCCGCAGTTCCACACCGAGGGTCCGCACACCACGGACAACGCGATCCTGCGGTACGACCCGAGCCAGCAGACCCCGGGCCAGTCCTCGATCAACCCGTACGGCTTCCTGGGTGGCCCCGGCGTCGTCTACGAGAACATCCGCTGGACCCCAATCGCCCGGGACTACGTCCTGAAGAAGGGGTTCTTCAACTTCGACCCGACCAAGGCGAGGTTCTTCAAGTTCGAGTTCTCGAACCTGTCGGCGGAGCCCTTCGAGTCGGACCACCCCGTCGTGCTCACCACCAAGGTCTTCTCAGGTCTGAGGGAGGCGACCACCTCTCCGGGCCGGGCCACCGCCCAGAGTTCCAACAACGGCGGCTCCGGCATGTCGGTGAACACCTCGATCTCCTCGATCAACCGCTTCGAGGACCAGAACCGGCTGACCGCATCGGGTTCCGCCGCCGTGACCCCGACGAGCCTGACGACCTACTTGCCCACTGAGGCGCTGCGGGTGATGGACCTCCAGGGTGCTGCCCGGATGGAGGGTCTCGCGCCGTACTGGAACTTCTCGAAGTTCCAGTCGGGCAGCATGATGGACCGCTTCGAGCAGTCCGAGCGGCACTACTACGAGAACGTCTCGGTGATCCACACCAAGCGGGTCGCCTACTTCGTGGGCCTGCGCGGGATCCGGATGTACCGGATCAACCGCCAGCTCGCCGACGACCAGGACCAGTACACCGAGCTGTTCCTGGACGCCCAGGACCTGCTGTATAACCCCACGATCAACTCCTGGGCCCTGGGGGACGGGCAGATCAGCACCACCTCCACCCTGGCAGCCCCGGTCACCCTGACCAGCAAGCCGTACGCCTCCTTCCGGGCGATCCAGGCGGTCCAGTTCGCCAGCACTCAGTCCCCGGCCAAGCAGCTCCTGATCGACCCGGACTTCGACGACGTCTCCCTTCAGTACTGGCAGCCCATCGGGGATGCCGAGACCGTCCCGGACCCGTTCTTCAACACCGACGTCGGCTCGCTGGTGCGGGTCACGCGCGGGGGCAACCCGGTCACCTGGTCGTCGATGGAGACCTCCTTCGCGACCTGGAACCTGCTGGAGGATTCGGACCCGAACCCGTACCTGCCCACCTGGGACACGATCGAGGGCAGCACCTCCCCGACGGCCACCGGAGGGATCCAGTCCTTCCAGTCCATCCAGCCGTCCTCGATCGGCAAGCTCTACGCGGCGGCCCGGGTCATCGCCCCGGCCACGCTGAACGCTCCGCTGGTCCTGCGGCTGGTCAACGGCGACGGCACGATCCTGGCCGAGAAGCCGATGAACGTGCTCGCGAACCAGATCACCGAGTGGTTCGTCGAGTACGACATCGGGACCAGCTCGACCCCGGCGGGAACCCACTCGTGGGACTTCCTGGAGACGGGCAACACCTGGACCACGATGGAGGCCCTGGGCACCTGGAACGACGTGGCGAACATCGTGGCCCAGATCGAGGTCCACGACGTCCAGGTGAGCCTGTCGCAGGACTTCGCCACGGCGGACGTCTTCTACGTCGACAACATCTCGATCTTCAACGACGCGATCCTGTGGGAGTTCAGCCGCGACAGCGGTCAGACCTGGTGGCCCGCATGGGACATCCGCAACGACCCGCACGGCGCCTTCGTCTTCCCGGACGGCGACCAGTCGGTACCCGGCGGCGGCAGTCAGTTCGTGTGGAGGGTCACCGGCGCCGCGTCGGACTTGAGCGTGTCCGCACTCCAGGTCCGCTTCTGGTTCGACTCGCTGATGATGGGCATCCCGTTCAACCGCACGCTCCAGCACGGCGGCCCGAACCTCACGCCGCTGGATCAGTACCCCGATGTGACCGACGACCCGATGTTCAAGGCATGGCACGGCGCCATCCCTCAGGACTGGTGGTACATCTACCGCCAGTGGGTCCGCCTGCACGCCGCGACCCCGAGCATCACCCAGCGCGCCTTCCTGCCGGACACCCTGCCGGTCGGCGTGGACGAGGGATCTCCGGCGGCTCCGTCCTACAGCGTCATGCCCACCTCTCTCGTCCGCCGCATCTAAGGAGTCCCTGTGCGCGCTCACTTCACGCGACCGGTCACCGACCAGCAGGGCAACTTGCTGCCGAACGTTCAGGTCTCGATCTACGACCCCGGCACCACGGACCCGATCTCGGACACGATCTACTCCACCGACGTCGGCACGAACGTGCTGAGCAACCCCTACGTCAGTAACACCGGGATCATCGACATCTACTTCGACGTGCCCCGCCGGGTGCGGATCGGGCTCATCCAGGGGACCCTGCCGGTCCAGTACTACGAGGACGTGGATGTCCTTGCGGCCGGGGCGGACTCCGCGCACATCGGCGCCGGGGCCAACTCCCTGGTCATCGGTCACCTTGCCGTGGCGCCCGGGGACAGTGCCACGGCCCTGGGCCCGGGATCCTCCGCCGGAGGCGCTCAGGGGACCGCTGTGGGCAGCGCGGCCAACGCTCTGGGCAGTCAGTCCGTCGCGGTGGGTGCCGCCGCTGTGCAGGACACCGGGAGCATCGGCATCGGCGACGGGGCGGCGGCCGGGGGACCGAACAACATCGCCATCGGCGCGGACGCCACCACGGGGATGGATCAGACCATCGCCATCGGCCACGCGGCGGTGGCGAACTTCAACCACTCCACGGCCATCGGCGCCGGGGCGACCAACACCGGCCCGAATCAGATCGTGCTCGGCACCGGTGACGACTACGTCGAACTTCCGCCCGGGTCCGCGCTGGCCCTGACGTCCCCCATCGGCAACCGCTTCAAGATCACGGTCGACGACGACGGAAGCCTGACCACCACGCCCGCGTAGCGCTGTCACAGCTCCCGCGAGGACTGTGAAGAGGTGAGGACCAAGGAGGACCGACGTGGCACGAGCCCATCTGTTCCGACCGATCACCGATCGTGAAGGCAACCTGCTCTACAACGCGACTGTGACCGTTCGTGAGACCAACTACGCGGTGGCCATCGGGCAGCCGCTGTACGCGTCCGCCACGGGGAGCACGGTGCTCGACAACCCCTTCGTGGCCCCGAACGGGGTGATCGACTTCTGGTTGGACACAGCTCAGCGGGTGTCGATCCTCGTCGAGGCCGAGGGGGAGCAGGCGATCCTGGCCTACCTCGATGCCTTCCCGGCGCCGGAAGAGGTCGTCTCCTCCACCGCGCCGCTGAAGGTCACCAACGTCCCGACCACCTCGGGTCAGGTCCTGCTCTCCACCGCCACGGCAGGTGTCGTGCAGTGGGGAGACCCACCCGTCGGTACCGGCCTGACCCCGGTGGTCGTGGCGTCCTCGCAGAGCTTCAACACCGGCGCGGACCCGATCGGCTGGACCTTCACCGGGTCCAACAGCACCCACTCGTACGACCCGCTGATCCTGCCGCCCGGCACGAACTACCTCTACGCGCTGCACGGCCAGACCACGGCGGCCAGCGGGGTCCTGACGGTCACCGGACCTACCTTCACCCTCCTGGAGGCCGGGAGCCTGTCCCTGTGGGTCAAGAGCACCGTCCAAACCGGGGACACCTTCCAGGTCAAGGTCACCAACACCGTGCCGACCACCACGGTGCTGGGGACGATCTCGGAGACCCGGGACTGGGGCTTCTACTCGTACCCGCTGGCGGCGGGCACATATACCCCCAAGTTCGTCTACACCGGCACCACACCCTTCACCGGTACGTCACATGACGTCTGGATGACCGGCTACGTGGCCCGCTACGGGGGCAACGTGCCCTCGCACACCCACGCGGGCGCCGGAGCCTCCTCCGTGGCCCTGGGGACCTCCTCGGTGGCCTCTGCGGCCTTCTCCACCGCCGTGGGCGCGACCGCCTCTTCGACGGGCAGCAACGCCACCGCCTACGGCTACGGGGCGTCCGCGTCCGGCAACAGCTCGCTGGCCGTCGGCACCGGCGCCATCGCCAACGCGGACTACGCCATGGCCGTAGGCGCGGGTGCGGCGGGATCGGGAGCGGCCACCGCCTGGACTGCCGTGGGGTACAACGCCTCGGCGACCGGCCTGGAGTCCGTGGCGATCGGCAAGAGCGCTCAGGCCACGGCCGACTATGCCACCGCCGTGGGGTCCTCCGCCCAGGTGAACTCCGCCTCGGGTGTGGCCATCGGGCAGAACGCCCAGGCCCTGGCGGCCTCGGGTGTGGCCCTGGGCGCCGGTGCGGTGGTGGGCGCGACCCACATCAACTCGGTCGCCCTGGGCGCCGGAGCGACCTCCACCGGCTCGAACCAGATCGTTCTGGGCAACGCGGGCGGGATGACGATCATCCCGGGCTCGTTGCAGAACTACGGCCTGGTCTCGCTGGGGACCCAGGGGTCCCGAGTCGGCTTCTACGGCTCCACCGGCAACGTCCAGCAGACGGTCAACGGCTCCGACGACGGCAACGTCACCCTGCGGACCCTGACCACGGCCCTGGCCAACATGGGGCTGATCGTCAACAACTCGATCCAGCAACCGGCGCAGTTCCGCAACCCGGTCGGGATCATCGACTACTTCTACCACCAGGATCCGGCGGACGGCACGCTGGGCAACGCGGACTTCGACTACCGGCCGTACACCTACGCGCCGCTGGCCTTCTCCTCGAACACCCCGTACCCGGCCGGACCCCAGTGGTCGGTGGGTACGGACCACAACGCGTACAAGGGCCTGGCCACGGGCCTGGGCGCCATGAAGAACATGTACACGCCGAAGCAGACGTCCGTCTTCGTCACGACCTTCACCGGCACCGGCAACAAGGTCTGCATCGCCGTGCGGCACACCGGCCAGACGGACAGTTCGGCGGCGGCCGGGTACCTGATCATCGACCAGGCCGCGAACACCATCGCCTTCGCGACCAAGGCCGCCGGAGCCCTGTCGAATGTCTACACCGTGGCGGGCGGCAACTCGGTCTCGCTGGCCACCTTGCCGTACACCCTCTTCGACGGCCTGGCCCACGGCCACATGATCACGGTGTCCGGCAACTACGTGATGTACGCGGACAGCTTCCAGACGCCCTTCTTCACCCCGGTCTTCTTCTACGACCCGGCCCTGAACGCCACGGGCACGTATGTGGGGATCGACGTCAACGCCACCACGACGAAGTTCAACTACCTCGCCTTCCTGCCGCCGCACAGCTTCGACAACTTCCGGGTCACCGGCGCTCTGTCGAACGCCCCGACGAGCGAGCCGTGGTGGCCGGTGAACTCCGGTGCGGGTGCAGCGAGCACGGTCTCCGTGGCGGGCAATCTCCAGATCACCGGGGCCTCCGGCGGATACTCGCTCAACTACATCCTGACGACCAACAACTCGGACCTGAAGGCCGTTCGCACGAAGTGGGGCGCCGGTACCCCGACCACCGCCATGGGCATGATCCTTTGCTACGTGGACCCCAACAACTACTACTTCTGCAACAACAGTCAGGTCCTGCGGGTGCTGGCCGGGGTCACCACCACACTGGCCACCTACTCCAGCAACATGGTGGCCACAGACCTGATGCTGGTCACCCATACGGCCGTAGGAGGCATTCAGGTCTCCCGCAACGGCGTGGTGGTGGCGACCACCTCCGACACTTCTCCAGCCATGCTCGCGAGCAATCGGTTCGGTCTGGGTGTGCGCGGCGTCGGTGTCGCGAACTTCGCGTACTTCTGGGTGGCGGACAACTACAACGCCGGGGTGATCTACAAGTGACGGCACGCTGCCACCTGCATCTTCCGATCACCAACTCCGCCGGGGTGGTGTTTCCCTACGCCACGCTGGAGTTCTTCGACTTCACCACCGGCGCCCCGAGCACCGAGCCGATCTTCGTCCAGGCCCTCGGCGGCAACGCGGTCTCCACGCCGCTGTTCTGCGACCCGGCGGTCATCGACGTCTGGACGGACAACCCGGTCCGGTTCAAGATCGTGGCCACAGTGCAGGGCAACGTCCGGATCCAGCTCGATGGCGTCGACATGCTCCCCGAGCCGACGTCGATGATGCAGGCCCCGGCCCACATGCGGGTCACCGAGCCCCCGAACACCGCGCTGAACACCGAGGTGCTGATGTCCTCGCTGCCCGGGGAGGCCGCCTTCCGTGTCGCCAACCCGCTGGCCACGCACCAGCATGAAGGTGACTCAGTAGGTTCGGTGGTCCTCACCGGCGAGGACGCGACCGACTTCAACCCGTATCAGTCGTGGCTCGGCTACCACGCGGGGGAGAACGTCTCGGCATACTCGCCCGCTTCCTCGGCACTGGGTCCGCACGCGGACGTCCAGGGCGCCAACGCGACCATCGTGGGCATCGGCCAGATCATCACGCAGACGTCCAGTGGCCTGGCCGGGGACATGGCCACCGTGCTCTCCAGCGAGGACGGGACGGCTGCCCAGGGGTCCACCACCATCGGCGCAGCCAACATCACCGCCCAGGGCCGCAACGTCACCGTGGTGGGCTCCCTGAACGGGACCTCCTCGCCCGGTTCGACTCCTGACGGCACGGTCGTGGTGGGCCAGGGCAGCGTCCTGGGGGCCGCTGGAGCGGTGAAGATCGGGCCGAACCATCCGGCCTCCACGGCGGGCGCGAACAACGTCTCGATCGGCAACGCCAACGTCGCCCAGAGCAACGGTCTGCCGTGGGCCGGGGCCCAGAACCCGATGGCCATGGGGACCAACACCACGCTGGCCGGAGACCCCTCCACGGCGCTCTCCTCGGACGACTGGTTCGGTGGAGTGGGTCCGCTGGCCCTGGGGGTCAACAGCACCGCCTTCAGCCCCTCCCTGGGCACCCTGTCCGGCGCCGCCGCTACCCAGATGCTGCTGGCCGTGGCCGGGGACGTGGTGGTCAATGGACAGAGGACCTACCTGGGGACCACCACCACGCTGGGCTTCTACGGGACGGTCGGCATCGTCCGGCCGAAGATCCCGTACGACGCGGGAGACGTGGTCAACACCCAGGTCACCTCGCTGTGCCAGGCCCTGGCCAAGATCGGGCTGATCTACACCAACGACGTACCGGTGCTGTCCGAGTCCGGGACCCACACGGACGGCGCCGCGCTGGAGTTCGCCGAGACCGGCCAGGCGTTGCAGTGGAAGCTTCCCGTGGCCTCTCCGGCCTACCGGGCAACCAATCCCTTCACGATCGCCTCCAACAAGGTGGTGCTGAACGCGGCCAACGGCCCGTTCCCGACCCGGGGCGTGAGCGCGCTCTACTCCGGGAGCCTGCCGGACGTGAGCGTGAAGGGCCGGTTCACCTACAACCCGACCGGCACGAACCTGTGCACGAATGGCGAGTTCGGGACGGACACCTCCGGCTGGGCCGGGTACGACTCCGGCGCCACGATTGCCAGGGACACCACGAAGGCGAAATACGGACTCGCCTCTCTGAAGATCACCCCCGGTGGATCGAATGTCGCGGTACGAGCGGCATTCACCCTGAACGGCCAGACGACTGGTGCACAATTCAACTTCTCGGCCTACGTGATGCCGACGAGCAGTCGGAATGTGCGGATCAGTATCGACGGGTTCACCGCTGGGAACGTCTTTTCGAGCACCATCGGATCAACCAACATCGTTCTGACTCCGAACGTATGGACCCGCATTTCGGTATCCGGCACTGTGCTGGCCGGGGCCCCCAACCTCCGCTTCGTCGTGGGCTATCAGGACGCCACCAACGTGCCCGTGGGGGAGACCCTGAACGTGGACGCGGCCCAGATCGTCTCCGGGGTCACCCTGATGCCGTACGTGGACGCGGGCGGGTACCACCCGGACGATCTCCACACCGGACTGATGTTCCGGACCTACAACGCGCAGTCCGTGGTGCTGGGTCTGACGCAGGCCGTGGTGACCGGATATGTGGTCGGACGCACCTCCGTGTATTCGATGACGGACAACACGATCGGCTCAACTGTGGCGACCTTGAGCGCACAGCCTGCGACGGGGGATCTGTTGCAGGCAGACTGCAATGGGACGAGCGTGACGATCCGCAAGAACGGAACTTCGGTAGCTACTTTCACGGACAGCACCCTGAACACCCGTGTGAAGCACGGATTCAAGGTCTGCCCGAGCACTTCTGCCTACGCATTCCAGGTCTACCCCTTCGGGTTCTAGATCGCGTAGACGACACATCGTTCCTCTGGCTAATATTCTCTTAGCAACAATTCCTGGAGAACCCCGGAGGACGCCGTGAGTAGCGTCGATGTTCTGGCCGCGCAGATGGTCATGCGTGCTCGCCAGGTCGAACGCGCCCTGCACGACCCCGGTCCGTGGATGGTGCGCGCAGACGGACAGGACTACCCGACCCGCAAGGTCATCGGTGAGGACCACGTCACTTTCTTCTCGCTCGTCGACCTTCCGTGGCCCGGCGTCGCGGAACTGGTCTGCAACGACGACACGATCTCCGTGTGCCACCTGGACGATTCCGGTTGGATCCAGGTCGCCTGGGAGTTCCTCGTCGAAGAGCCGGTATCCGCATGACCGCACCCACGATCGAGAAGCCCCCTCCCGCCGGATGGCCGGAGGGGGCGCTCTACTACAGCCCGAAGGGTTTGTACGGGTTCCAGGCCGACGACATCGCCCGAGCCCTCGTCCTGCGCGCTGAGGGCCGTCCGCATGCCCTGTTCTCCTGGGGCACCGGTCTGGGGAAGTCGCACGGCCTGATGGCCACCAGCGCCTTCACGATCGAGGACCAAGCGGCAGACGTCGTGTTGCTGATCTGTGAGAAGGTCAAGCTCCAGGAATGGCTGGCGGACTTCCAGCAGTTCACCCGGTTCGATACCCGGATTCACCACGGTCCGAGCAGGAAGGGCAAGCTCGCCAAGCTCGGGTTCCCGCAGGTCCTGATCAGCACGTATGAGACCTTTGCTACCGATCTGGCCGTCTTTGAGGCGAATAAGAACGACCGAGGCAAGCATGCCGTCCACGGATGGCTCATGGGAGAGTTGATCAATTCCGGCCTCAAGCCGATGGTCATCTTCGACGAGTCGGACAAGCTCTCGAACCGTAAGAGTCGTCTGTACAAGTCGTGGGATCACGTTCTGCGTAACTTGCGTAAGAAGTACCCGAAAATGCCGGTTTACATGGCTTCTGCGACCCCGATCCGCCGAGACCTGGAGGGGGCGTACAACCAGCTCCGGTTGATGGCCCCGGGCAGCATGCCGCTGGTCGGCGAGTTCGAGAAGTACTTCTTGCGCGGTCGGGACATCTATGGCCGTCCCCAGTACTTCGACCACCGGATCCCCGAGTTCGTGGCCATGGCCGCACCGCTCCTGCTGACCAAAAGCAAAGAGGACAAGGACGTCGTCGACCAGTTCCCGAAGCTCACCGAGGAGAGCTTGTGGGTCGACATGGAAGGCGCTCAGAAGGAGCTGTACGACTTCGTCGCGGATCTGGACGTACCTGGCCAACTGACCGCCCTGCGGCAGATCTGCGCCCACCCGGCGGCACTCATCCACTCGGCTCTGTATGGGGAGAGCAAGCTCGCCAAGACGCTCTACGCCGAACTGGGTCCGGACTACCTGCGGTCGATCCCCTCCGCGAAGACCGAGCGACTCGTGGACTATGTCCGGCCGATCGTGCTCAACGAGCGAGCCAAGGTGGTCACCTTCTCCTTCTACGGCCCGAGCGTGTTGCCCCTGCTCAAGGCCACGCTGGAGGCCAAGGGGGTTCAGGTCTGGGTCCACGACGAGGACCACGGTATCCAGGCGTTCCGTACCTCGAAAGAGCCCGGCGTCCTGCTGTGCTCCGATGCGGCCAGCCGAGGGATCAACCTTCCCGAGGCCGAACACCTGATCGAGTACGACATAGCGGGCACCTACGGGACCCGGACCCAGCGGATCAACCGGGCCAGCCGGATCGGTCAGGGCGGGCCCACGCTGACGGTCCGGACCATGCTGATCCGCAAGTCAGTCGAGGTCAGCCTGTTGTACGGGATGCTGCGGGGTCACGCGCAGTCGGACGCCCTGCTGGGGGTCGGGGTCACAGGGGACGAGTTCCTCACTGCCGCCATGCGCCGCCGGATCCTGACCGAGGGCATGCACGACTGAGGGGCCCTCCGAAGAGGGCCCCTCCCATGCCTCGCCTTACCCCGCCAGGTCCCGCCGTACCTCGCCCAGCCTGGTCTCGCCTAGCCTCGCCTTGAACGCCCCCACTAGCGCCGTGAAGCCCTGATGGGGAACCCTGCCTCGCCTAACCAGACCCCGCCTTGCCCAACCACGCCAGGCCCAGAACGTCCCCTCCAGGACTTTAAAATCCCGGAGGGGTACCTTGCCCTGCCGTACCTGGCCCTGCCACGTCCTGCCGTGCCAAACCGCGCCATGAACGCCCCCGCACGGGTATTGAGCCCCGTGTGGAGTACCTCGCCTCGCCATGCCGAACCTCGCCCGGCCAGGACTTGCCTTGCCGTGCAGAACAGGACCCTACGCGAGAACTTGCACTCCTGCAATGCCGGGAGTAACGTTCTCCTCGTTCGGAAGTTCACCCGCAAGGGGGAGCCCAAGAGCGTGCGCCCGTAAGGCCAGGGATCGTTAGGCCGGAGGGAAGTCCCGGACCCCTGTCCGGGTTCGACAGCCAGGGGTGAGTCACGATGTTGGCAGAGTGGCCGAATGCACCGGTGGAGGACGGCGATACGTCCAGGACCGGAGATCCGTGAGGGGTATCGCCCCCTCCTGGTTCCGTGGAGTTCGAATCCCACACGTCGTACAAGGGGTGCACGGCCCAAGCAGATCCCTTACGTGCGCTCCCCACCAGCGGATGTCGGAGGACTAACTATCCCTCCGGCTCCGGCCTCAGGTCTGGTCCTACCTGTGCTGGGCAACGGGACCACCCCTCATCGCCCGGCGGGCTTTACTCCTTTCACCGCCGGGTGGCCCTGGACCCGCGTGCTGGCTAGATTCGGCGGGTTTATGCACCAGGTTCCCTCTCCTGGGGGCCGGAACGAGGTGGGGGCAGACGGGCGACGTGCACACATCTACTTCGCGGTAGGTGGTCGTCTGTTCGACCAGCGGCGTACTCCGTGCCGTGCCCCGACTACGGAGGAGGGGGAGGCATTCAGCCGGGCCTTTTTGGGTGGGCCAGGAAGGATGACCGGCAACGAGGTAGCTCGCCTCGTTGCCGCAGATGAGCGACGAAGGCCCTTCCCGGTGACAGACGGGGGAGGGCCTTCCGTCTGTCCAGAGGTGTTCACGACGGCATCAGTGGGGATCTCCAGCCCTGGCCCCACCAGCCCTTATAGGACCTTCAGGAACCTCACCAACACCAGCCCCTCCTGGCCGTAGTTGAGGAGGTACTTAGGTAGGGGACGTAGTTAGAACTCCCCGTGAAAACGTGCAGGTCAGTGGCCTGCTACGGCGATCCCGGGAGGAGGGGTGCTATGATCTGCCCCGAGCAACGACAAAGGCCCCCACCTCGGTGAGGGCCGGTCGTCCGGAAGGTGCGTCAACACCAGACCGGATGCTCACTCCCTAGTGACTCACGCAATCCCGGGAGCAAGCCCTGTATCACGCAACCGTACCAGGCGCACTCCGTCTGGTCATCTCGATCTCCGCCGACCGTTCCGTGTCGACGTCCTCTCTCCGCATGGTGCACGGGATGATCCCTGCCGTGGAGGAGAAGCTCGCCCTCCACGACGAGGCGTACATCCCGCAGGCCACCGTTGCCGAGTGCACGGGTCTGGCGGCCAGCAAGGTGCTCAGCCGGTACTACCCCAAGCAGGCTCAGGAGCTGGGCATCGTCCTGCTCTCCCACCGGGGGAAGTTCGGGATGGTCGCCACCAAGGACGGCAACTGGCGGGGGGAGTCCTCCCGCTGGATCCTGGACCTGGACAACTACACGCCCCGGGACATCCCCGTCATGGACCTGGAGACCGCCCCGTACTGGGGTGACCTGGACTACGAGGCCATCGCCGCCGCCATGAAGCCGACGGACGTCACCTGGGCCAAGGAGCCCGAGGCGTACCGGCTGACCATGGCCCTGCTCCACCACGTGGGTCTGGCCAAGGTGAAGGTGACCCCCTACCAGGCGGCCGAGATCTTGGGGAAGTCTCGGGTGACCGGCTGGAGGACCCTGCGCAAGATGAGCGAGATGGGCCTGTACAAGGACGGCTGGGTGGACGCCTCGATCCTCTTCAGGGACGCGACCCTGGCCTACGACCACCCCGAGCTGACGGCCCGTACGAAGGCCCACCAGGCCCGCCGGTGGACCGTGTTCACCCGGGAGGGCTGGGAGGTGCGGGACGCGGCCCGGCAGTGGCGGGAGATGCTGCCCCGGATCAGCGCTGTCTCCCCGGTGTCCGAGGTGTTCGCCCGCTACGTGGGGCACCGGCATCTGGAGGCCACGGTCCGGTACGTGCAGGATGTGTTCTCCCAGCCGAATGCGACCGGCCAGCCCGCCAGGATTTAAAAATCGTCATAGGGGCTTGCGTACTACAAGGATCCTTGTAGACTGGGCCATGCCAGAGACCGAGTGCCCAGGAGGCTCCATGACGATCACCGCGACTGACCCCACCACCAGCACGCCGGACATGCCCGGCTGCTTCGCTGACGTCGAGGTCAACTTCGCTCGGTACCTGCCCGGGTACGAGGCGCGTCCGCAGCAGCAGGCGCTGGCCCTGGCCATCGAGAACGCCATCCGGGACCGGAAGCACCTGTTCGCCCAGGCGGGCTGCGGTACCGGCAAGTCCCTCGGCGGAGTCACCCCGATGATCCTCGCGGCCATCAAGGACGGGAAGCGTGCGGTGGTCGCCACCGCGACTAAGGCCCTCCAGGAGCAGTACGCGGGGAAGGACATCCCCTTCATCCAGGCCAACTCCGGTGTCCCCTTCAAGTGGGCCCTGCTCAAGGGCCGCTCGAACTACGTCTGCCGGGCCAAGCTCGTGAGCGACGAGGCCGAGCGTCTGGTGGCGACCCCCATGATCAAGGCGGAGCTGGAGGAGAACCCGGAGCACTCCGGGGACTTCGAGCACTTCGCGATCTCCGTCGACCCGATGGAGTTGGGTCGTCTGTCCACTGGGGCTAACGAGTGCCCCGGCAAATCGGAATGCCCCTTCGGCGAGATTTGCTTCGCGGAGAAGGCCAAGGAGGCGGCCCGGGAGGCCGACCTGGTGATCACCAACACCGCGATGCTCATGACGGACCGGGTGATCCTGTCCAAGACCGCCCACCGCGAGAGCGGCCCGGTG